GGCTCTATAGTACCTGTTCCGTGTTCCCTGTGCCTAATGCCTTAGTACCTATACCCTGTGCCCTGGGCACTGTTCCCCGTGACGTAGGCACAGGGAATCGGCACTGGGCATCGACAGGATGGGCGCGTAGTACCCACGTCGGTCCAGGCTCCGGCGCAGCTGGGGCGACGGAACGTGCTCGCAGAGCCACAGCTGCACGGCGCTGAGCCGGTAGATGAAGGGCAGGTCCTCCACGCCCAGCAGCCACAGCAGCTGGCCGCTGAACGCGGGCGGCGGCAGGTGCTCCCCGGGGTGCAGGAACACGCTGTCGTCCCAGAGCCTGTGCGAGATGCTCACGACGAGAGCCTGCGCTGCTCCAGGACCGCCCGCAGCTGCTCGCAGCACTCCTCGATGACCTGCGAGACAGCCTGGGCCTTTCGGCCCATCGCCAGGTCGTCGAGGATGACCCGCGACCGGCTCACGACCAGCTCGGCGTCGGCGTTGTAGTCCGGGTCGGCGTCGTAGCCGCGCACGTGGCAGCCGTAGGGGTTGAGTTCGATCGCCACGTGCGGGGTGTCGGCGATTTCCGACACCTCCAGCAACAGGTCAGACAGGGTATTAGAGGCTTCTTGCATGCTCATGAATTATCCACTTCCTGACGGGAGACATTTTCGTCCGCGAGATCGGCAGCAGACGCCAACGCAGATGCGGCACAACGTGCGCCGTTCGGAGACAGGTGGTCGTCGATCTCGGCGTGGACATAGCTGGGGTCCAGGTCAGGGACTTCCACCAATCCGTTGCCCTCGGTGCTGAAGTAGTCGGTCTCGACGTCGGGACACACCTGCACCCGAGGCAGCAGGTGGTAGTGCTCAGACAGGCCATCGATGAGCTTCTGCGCCTGAACGTCTCCAAGTCCCCCCGGGAGCGGTGGCAGGAACCGCTTCACGATCTCTGTGAGCGCTGGGGCGCTCATGATCGATCTCCGATGTAGCGCGGGCTCGCGGGGTCCTTGGTGCACATCTTCGCGTGGTAGAGCAGCAGCGAGGACATCGTCTGCAGGTGCGGGGCGCGCATGACCTCGCCGCAGTGACTGCAGGTCTCGGTGATCAGCTCGGGCTCGACCGGCTTCGGGATCTGCACGCGGTGGTCGGGTCCCGACAGCTCCTCTTCCAGCTCAGCGTCACGCTGCTCTCGCAGCCGCTGAGCCACGATGCCCTCGTGATAGGAGACCAGGTGCGCGGCCATCATCGACGCCGTGTTGGTCGTGACGTCGCACCACCGGCACGGCAGGCGCTTGACGTACTCGAAGTCGTTGGCCAGCTCCTGGGCGAACTCCATCATGTCGGCGAGGTCGAAGCCGGTGCGCTCCTGCCGCTCGCGGTCGAGCTGATCGATGATCCGCTCGGTCGTCGTGCGGGTTTCGTGGGCGGGCTCTCTGCGCCTGGTCAGCCAGCCCCACATCAGACGATCTCCCAATGCCCAAGGCCGATGCGGACACCATCGTCGTCGGTCTCGCTGGTGGTCACGAACTGCTCCATGCGGCGCAGCGCCGGACCTCCGGCGGCCTGCGAGCGATCGATGCGCTCCATGACGCTCTTGAGCACCTGCGAGTCGGCGCTCTCGGCGTTGATCGTGGCGGAGTAGAACTCCAGGCCCTTGTCGGGGTCGATGATGCCCGGGATGCCCAGGACCAGTCGGAAGCGCGCCATCAGAGATTCACCGCCCGCTTACCGGCGAGCCCGATGGCCTCGATGATCGCGTCCGGGCCGTCGGTCTGCCACTTGTCGGACTGGGCCATCGACTCGGCCATGCCCCACAGCTGGCCGTCGCTGAGTGACGAGGCCTGCATGATGACGTCGTCGATGTCCCAGGCACCGACGTGCTTGCCCTCGGTGATCTCGTCGTCGCTCTCGATGCGGAGCCGGACGTCGATGTAGTGACTGCTCATCCCTGAATCCCTTCCAGAGGCCAGTTGTCGAGATCCCAGTCGGCCTCTTCCCAGGGCCGAACGGGCGGCTGGTATTCGCCGTAGGTGTCGTGAAACATCGCGCTCGCCCGCCGACGAAGCCGCAGCATGGCTTCCTGCTTGCGCTGCTGTGCTCGGGTGGGCATGCGGAACTCCTCGCGCAGCTTTTCCTCGAAGTCGACCTTCATGTGGTCGAAGGCCTCCATGAAGACCGCCAGCTCGTCGTTGCTGTCGCCTGTGTCCATCGCACGTATCGCCAGGTTGGCCGCGAGGCGTCGCTGAGGGCCCTGAGCGAGGACAAGCTCTACCTGCATTCGGTGCATCGGGACAGGCGAGATGCGGGCGTAGGGGTCGAACGCCGACTCCATCAAGGCCAGTCACCCTCGTCCGGGGCCTGAGCGAGATCCTCCGGGAGTTCCAGGGGATTGGGCAGCATCTGGACTGCGTGGTGCGACAGCGCGCCGATGGAGGCCATGTAGCGACGCAGCGTCGACAGCCGGGGGTCGGAGGTGATGTCCTCGATCACCTCGACCTGGTGGGCGTTGGTCCCCCAAGCCTTGGCGACGTCCTCCTTGGACAGCCCGGCAGCGATGCGCAGCTGCACCAGCGAGGCCCGCCACTTCAGGTCCTCCAGGTACAGGTAGCGATCCAGGTCGGGGCTCTTGGCATGCACGCCTTCGCCCCTCTCGGGCTTGGCGAACTCTCGGCTCACTTGGTCTCCTCGTCGGTGTTGGGGTGAGTCTTCTCCCACTGGGCCAGCATCCTGGCTCGCCGAGCTTCGAACTCCTGGCGCTCGCGGCGGGTGGCGGCCAGCATGGCCGCGATCGCGACCAGGAAGAACAGGCCGATGCCGAAGTAGATCCAGGTCTCGGTGCTCATTGGACTCCTCAGGCGTGCTGTAGATTCACTATAGAGTCTAGCACACCTTCAGCCGTCGTGGTTGGTGATCCAGCACTTGCCGCCGACGCTGTACTCGGAGGCGCACTCGGGCTCGGGACAGGGCTCGTACCAGCCGTCGTGCCGCAGGTGGTCGTGTCCGCAGTCCCTGCACGTGGCCATGCCCTTGCGCGCCTTGTCGATCATCACGCAGACCTCGCGCGCCTCGATCGACGACGAGACCTGCAGGCGAGCCTGGACCTGATCAAGCAGCTCGCTGGCCCGGCGCAACCGCGAGCGATACTCCTGGCCGTCGGGGTTGTTGGGGTCCATCGCCCCGTCGACGAGCGGAGTGGACAGCTCCTCGTAGACCCCCTCGGACAGCTGGTCGGCGTACGTCTCCAACGCGGCACGCAGGTCGTCGTGCAAGCCGACGTAGATGTCGATCACCTCGTTCAGCTCGGTGATCTCGTCGAGCAGCTCACGAATGTGGCGTCGGCCCTCGGCCAGCGTGGGCGCGACCTGGAGCCAGCGCTTGGCCTTGGCGACCCTCTCGCTCGTCATCAGTCGCTCGGCCGATCCCAGGAACCAGCGTCGCTCGCCGACTCCTCGTCGTGGTAGTAGCCGCCCTCGCCGTCGGGCTTGCCAGTGTTGCCCACGAACTCCCCCTCGGCCTCGGCGGGCTCCTCGGTCTCAGCGACGTTGGCCTGCTTGATCTTCCTGACCTCCTGGGCCAGCTTGCCCACCGTGATCTCGGTCTGGCTCAGACGGCGGAAGGCATCGAGTATCGAGCCCGACTGGGTCGCGACGTTGGTGGACAGGGCCTTGAGGTTGCTGTCCAGGTGGCTGTTCTTCATGATCAGCGCGCGGATCTCGTCACTGACGCGCTTGGTCTCCCGAGCATTGGACTGCATGGCGGCGTCGGCGGTGAGCCCGGTCGCGGTGAGTCCCTTCAGCTCCTCGGCGAGCGCCTTCAGCTGCTCCTCGTGGCTGCGCAGACGCAGCTCGCGAGCGATGCCGGAGGCGAAGGCCACCACGAGGTTGAGCAGCAAGAAGCCTTTGGGCCCGGGCTTGGCGGGTGTCTTGCTCCAGGCCCAGAATCGCTTGGCGTAGTTCGTCATTCAGTCTCCTTGGTTCGGTACGTGGACGGCGGGCATCCGTCGCCCCGTCGGTGGGTGGGCATCTCGCCGCTGGTCCAGTGACGGTACTGGCAGTTCTCCTCGTGGCACCACACCTCGTCGTCGGTGACCACGGTGGTCTCGCCCTGCGGTCCGACCGGGCCGGGCGGCCCCTGGTTGGCCAGCTTGAGCAGCAGGATGCAGTCGCCCAGGTGCACCCAGTCCTCGATCACATCGAGCGCCGGGTCGTCGAGGGCGTCAGGGTTGTGCTCGTGCCAGCGTCGCCGCGCGAGCTTGAGGTGCTGACCCCAGGGCTGCTCGCACTGATCGCAGACATGCACGAGGCGCTTCCACGGCGACAGGGGCGTGGGGATCTCGGCCATCACCACTCCTCTTCGTAGGTGCTCAGCTCGCGGCGCAGGTCGTTGGACGAGACGCAGCGGAGAGTCGCCGGACGCCCCTGACTGTCCTTCTCCGGCGGCCACAGGCGATCAAGGACGTTGATGGCGGCCTGGATCTCGGCATCGGTGGGGCGGCCCTTGATCTCCTGGCCTGCCGGGCAGTGACACTCGCCCAGCCACTCGCCATCCATGCGGTGAACGTCGCCGGTGTCGTCGCAGCGCGGGCAGCGCTCCGGGGCCACGATCGCCACACCCGGAGGCAGCGTGCGGTCCTCGACAAGCTGGAACCCCATCCAGTTCACGCCCTTCGGATACGTGGCCAGCGAGACCAGCACCGCGTGCGCCTGCTGACGGTAAAATGCCTGGTCGGCCAGCGGCTCGTCCTCCCACTCAACAGCTCCCCCGGTGATGCCGTCGTGAAAGACCTGGGCCACCTGCTCGACCTGGTCGGGGTCACCGGAGTCGATTCGCATCAGGCGCGCAGGAGCGGGGTCCTCGGTGATGTTCTCCAGGAAGCCGGGGTCGGGGTTGTCAAAGCTCATCGCAGCAGCCCCCGGTCGCGCAGCTCTCGGGCGATCTCGAAGTACTGCCCGCGATGCTCGTCGGTGAGGTCTTCCCAGAAGCGCCCCTCGGCCGGATGGTTGGCCTGGATGACGCGCGCGACGTCCTCCAGCTGGTCGTCAGGGTGAGCGAACATGATCAGGGTGCTCCTATCGAGCCGATGGCGAACCACGCGAAGGCGGCGGTCATCTGGCCTCGAAGCTGAAGGGTTTGACGGGAAGTCGCGAGTCGAAGTCGCTGATGAACTGGGTGGCCCGACGAGGGGCTTGGTACCTGCTCCACTTCTGCGCGCGACGCACATAGATGGCCTCGTTGCCCACCCCAACCTCCTGAACGCCGCGCTTGCGAGCGATGGCGCGAGCGATGGGGCAGCTTCCGCACGAGTTAGGAACACCGATGTCGATGTCGTCCTGAGTCACAGTCACACGCATATTTTGACTATAGCACAGCTACAGACTTTTGGCATCCTGGCGGTCGCATGTGCGCACCATGGTCATGACTGCACGACCATCTCGGTCACCCAGCGGGTGGTGTAGCGATGAGTGTCGTTGTGCTCGCGCGCGAGCCGCTTGGGGGTGTCGTCGTTGTTGAAGATGTCGAGCAGCTTGGGGTGGAAGTCGCTATACCGGTTCCGATCGGCGATCTCCTTGATCTCGTTCCCTTGCTCCCAGAGCAGATAGACCTTCACCGAGGATCCTCAGCGGGGACCAAGCGGCCGTCCTCGACGGCGAGGGCCACAGGCTGATCCTCACACCCCTCCCAGCGGGCCTCGTCGATGCCGTTGCCCAGGCTCTTCGTGTACGGGCACTCGGTGCGGTAGTCCGTGCGAACCTGATCGTGAGCCCGAATGCAGCTGTGCGAGTGGAGGATATAGAACATCATCTCGTCGCTGACAGCGCGTCCGAAGTGCTGCGTGGAGTGGCGCACCCTGCCGACGGTGCTCTCGATGGTCCCCGGGTCGACCGGCTGCGGACCACTGCTGACGCCGTAGCTCTCGCTGTCGTTGAGTTCGCTCACCCGGTCACCGCCGAGATCGCGCCGGAGAGCCCCAGCATCACGATGGCCACGAGCACCGCAACCACGCTGACCACAGCCCCAATGAGCAGGATGGCCTTGGCCTCTTCGCGATGGTCGTCGTCGCTCACGAGCGGACCGCCTGCAGGACCAAGCGCAGCGCGAGACGCACAGCGTCACGCCGACGCAGGATCACGGCATCGACGTGGGTGTGGATCGCGACGCCCTCGCGCATCCCCGTGCCGACCTGGACGGTGGTGGCGATGCCGGTGTTCTCGCTGATGCCCGGCAGCGGGGGCGAGGAGGACGTGATGGCGTGACAGCGACGACAGCCGTTCATGCGGTCCTCCACTGCGACTGCTCGCGGCCGTGGAGATTCTGGATGACCACCGGCTCGGCCAGCTCCGCACTGCGCTCACGGACCTCGGCCTCATCGCTGCTCTCGCACCACAGCCGCCACCGGCCGTCCTTGAAGTACATCGCGCGCCACCAGCGGCCTGTGTGCCACTGGGAGTCGTACACGGGGCACTCCAGAGGCGGCACGAAGGGCGAGGACGGCCGGGTGCCCTCCACCTGGTCCTGCAGGGGGATCGGATTGTCGCGCCGGTTCATCACGAGGCCTGCCAGAGCAGGATCAGCATCACGACGGGGATGCCGGTCCAGATGAACAGCTGCGAGGCCGTCCAGAGAACGGGCTCGATCTTCTCCCAGCGGGCTTTCATGCGAGTGGTCTCCTCAGGTCAGGGATCAGGGGCCTGGTGGACCGATCGTCATAGACCGGCACAGGCGGTGGGGTGGGCAGGCTGTTGAGCTTGGCGTGCAGGTTCTTCGGGAAGGTGCGCTGATGCAGGTTCTTCGTAGGATCAGGGCGCACCCACTCGACCTCGGGAGAGCCGGTGAGGGTGGCGTGGGCTTGGCGATCCTCATCCTCATGGACCCAGTGGTACTGACGCCTGTCCGCCCTGTACAGGCACTTCGGGCACAGGGGCAACGAGTTGATCATGTCCCTCGTCATCAATCTGCCCTGCTTCACCATGTCTCCGGGGTATCTCGCGTTGTGGCCACACAGGGTGCGACTTTCCCGTCTCGGGTCACCGAGATGACGGGAGTTGGGTGTTGAGGTAGCACACTCCTCAATGTTTGTTATGGCCATAAATGGACTATATCAAGACTTGAGAAACCCCTAGGACTTATCCGGGCGGGTAGATCGACGACTGCTTGGGGTGTGCGGAGAGCCTCTGGGGTGCCGGACCCTTGGGCGGTGGGGGTGCCGGACGAAAGCCCGGGCCCTGGTAGCAGTACGTCGGGTGCAGGGTGGTCTCGGTGTGCTCCCACGATCCATCCAGCTTCTCTCGCACAGCCTCCTGACAGTTCTCGCAGTAGCCCCGGCGGAACGACACCTCCGGCAGCGGGATCGGGGCAGGGCGCTGGGGCGGATAGATGGTGGTCTCGTCGGGGTCGGCCTCCTGATTGACCATCACCCCACCGACGTCCCTGGGGCACCAACGCAGGTTGTCTATGGGCGAGGAGTGCACCCAAGGCCCCTCGACACCGGAAGTCGTCAACTGGTGGACGGCTCGCTTGCAGTTGCGACAGATGGCCACCCGTGTGCTGGCGCTGGACACGAAGCCTCGCGGCTGCAGGGTCTCGGTGGCGTAGTCGCGGACAGTGACCGGGTTGGTGGAGACCGGGGCCTCGACCTCCTCCCGCCAGGACCGGATGGTCTCCACCAGGCTCGCCCGCAGGATCGAGCTGCGGGTGGCGTTGGCGATGCCCTGGGCGCGGAAGTACTTCACCAGCGCATCGAGGTCGGCCGACTCCTGGTCGGTGAGCTTGGTCTGGGCCAGGGCGCTGCGCGTGACCTTCTCGGCCGCGATCATGCGCTCCAGCCGCTTGCCCGCCGTCACGACGCCTCGGCCTTGGTGAACTGGAGCTGGCCCCGATCGCCCAGGGTGGTGCGGATGGCTTCGAGCGCGACGTCGGCAGGCACCAGGAAGGTGATCTGGACAGCAGGCTTGCCGTCAAGGGTGTGCTCCTCGTAGGTCTCCTCGCCGTCCTCGGTGTCGTCGTGGAAGCCGCCGGTGGCTGCGGCGGTGAACCAGGCGGGTGTGCTCAGTGCGCTCACGGGGTGGTGGCCTCTCGGTACTGGCGCTGCTCCTCGGCGAGCGCGGGGTACTGGTCGGGGAAGACATAACCGAGGTTGCGGGCGTTCTGGAGGTACGGCCTGCGGTCGGCGTCGGAGAGCTGCTCCCAAGGCACCAGGGTGGTGGTGGGGTCCTCGCTCGGCATGGCCTCGTAGATCGCCTTCGCCCACTGCACGGTCATGGGGTACTTCTCGGGCTTCGGTGCACGCTGGTCGAGGAAGACATCCAGCCGGTCACGGATCGCTCGGGCCATCTCCACGTCGAGGTGGGCGGTGTCCCCTCCGCTGATCTGGAGCCAGCAGCGCGGACCCTCGGCGCTCGACGACTCGTAGACCCTGACGACCTCGCCGTAGAGGGTCTCGACCTCGTCGCCATACACCTGAAAGCCGCGCTGGCTGTAGGTGATCTCGATGCCGTTGACCACCAGCTTGTCGTCGTCGCTCACGGCTCGACCACCTCGCCCTCCATCCATCGATCGAGCGACTGCTGTCCGGCGTCCTTGAGGTACTCGCCGGTGCCGACAGCGACCTCACGCTCGCCACCACGTGCGACGCGGATGGAGACGTGGCGCTTGTCCTTCGGTGCCGACCAGTCGGTGATGCAGATGACCATCTGGCCCTCGTTGTACTCGACGCGCACCTGCGCCGAGCCGTCGTTGGTGAAGAGCTTGGTCGCGGAGTCATGGAGGACAGCCATGGTGTCCCAGCCGTTGCGCCCCATCACTGACCCCCTCTCTCATCCCGCCGCCGCATGGCCTCAGCTATCGAGCCGAGGCGGGTGCCGCGAGCAGGGCCGTCCGCGTGATACAGCCCGCCGTCGCGACCCCTGTAGGCCTCCTGCTCCAGCTCCTCCGACGTGGGGCCCGGGAGCATGATCGGCGTGCGGTTCGGGCTGTAGTACTTGCGGGCGAAGGTGAACGGCTTGATCGGGTAGAAGCCGTTCTCGTCGAGGGCGACCCACTCCAGGTGCTCCAGCGGGAGCCAGGAGTCGTTGGCCTTGACGTACAGCTCCAGCCGGGAGTTGATCTCGGGCGCACGGCCGGACTGGATCTGTCGCAGCGAGAGCGCGCCGTTCTTGCTGACGCTATCCATCCACTCGGCCAGCTCGTCCTTGGACGAATCGCTGCCGAGCCACTGCTTGGCGCGAAGCTCTACCGGCAGCGCGCGGAAGATGTCGGAGCCGTCGTCGGTCATGCCCACACCTGCACAGCCTGCTCGCGGTGGAAGGCCTTCGCGAGATCGTCGATGTCGAAGTGCGTCGGGCGCTTGTCGATCCGCCCCTCGACGTAGGCCCGGGCGACAACACTACGGGCGTCGTCGAGGGCGCGATTCCAACGCGACCAGTCGTCCGGCCACACGCCGTTGAAGTTGGTCTCCCACTCGCCGACGGTCTTGCGGACCTGTGTGACGACAGCCTCGTAGTTGCTCACGATCTTGTCGTCGTCCTCGCGCTTGAGGCGATTGAGAACGCGAGTCAAGCCCGCCTTCTGGTTACGAAAGAGCTTGTTGTTGTCGACGGTCGCTACTGCGCTCATGGTGGTCTCCTTGGCGGTGGTGATGAGCTTTATACTACAGGATCTTACGGAGTTTGTCCAGCCGAATACGTGGCGTCGACACCGACCGTGCTCCAGTTGCCCTGGTCGTCAGAAGTGAGGTGTACACGGGCACCGGTGAAGTCGGTGAAATACAGGTCATTACCCTCGACTTGCAGGTCTTTTGCCTCCAGCCCGGAGAGCGAGGCATTGACGTAGGCGAGGTTGGTCGAGCGGGCGCGGACCTTGGTCGGATCAGGCTGAGTCATGCTCGACATTGTACAGGACTGAGGGGTATTCCGGGGCGGGATCACACCCGCCCCGGTGGCCCTCAGACCAGCGTCGAGAAGGGGCGGTGGGTGAGCCCTTCGGTCGCCGCGCCGACCAGCGTGGCCTCGTAGGCCGCGTCGGCGATCGCCTCGCGGTTGTTCTGGACCGCGTAGATCCAGTCACGCTGGAGATCCCAGCCGTCGTACGCGTCCCAGTCGACGCCGAAGCCGTCGTCGGACACCTCGATGAGGCGATCCTGGGCGGCGCGGACCTCACGCAGCTCCTCGACCAGCTCCTGGTCGGTCTTGGCCCACAGCCGCTCGAAGGTGGCCACGTCGTAGGCCGCCAGAGCGACGGCGGTCGGCTCGCCCTCGGCCGCCTCGGCGAGGATCGAGGCCGGGGTGAAGGCGCGGGCCTGGTCGGCGGCGGTGGCGAAGATGATGGTCATGGTGTTCCCTTCTCGGCGAGCCCCTCTCGCCTTACACCTATGACTATACAGGAAAAGAGGGGGAAAGTCAATAGACTCTCCGCCCTCTTTTTCCTAGCGCTTACCGCAGCAGACCTTGGTCACTCGGCGGACTCTTCAGCAGGCTCCTCCGGCTCGGCGGGGGCCTCGGGCTCCGCAGGCTCCCAGGTCGGTGCCTCGTAGCTGTACGAACCCTTGGAGGGCAGGTCGCCCATGTTCACCGGCTCGGAGTTCGCGCCGCCGCCGATGCTCTTGCCGTTGGTCGAGACGATCGGGGGCGGGCAGGGGGCGGTGCCGGTCGCGGTGGTGATCTGGCAGGGCTTGACGGGCGCGGCCTCGGCCGGTGCCGGGCCGGTGAGCGAGAGTGCGGCACCGGTGCCGAAGAGCGCCAGGCTGGCGAGCAGGGTGAGGATCTTGGTCTTCATGGTTGTGTCTCCTTGTTTGGTGTTGTCAATTTACTACAGGTTCTACTGATGCGCTAGCGGACGAACGCCCTCTGCAGAGACCCCCTTCCCCAGGGCTTCGAGCACGAACGGGGGAGTGTGCGAGTCCAGGGCCCACCCGATCTCCTTGATCTCGGGCGTTGCCTCACGGTTCAGCTTCTTGTACAGCCGGACGGCGGCGAGCTTGGTCGCCTTGCTGACGGCCCACACCTTGCCGTCGGAGTCGACTGTGTAGACGTTGTACGCGTCAATCTTCTCGCTCATCGGGGTCTCCTTGTCGTGCGGCGGGCCGTCCCCGCCTTGCACCTATGACTATACACGACTAAGTGGGTAAAGTCAACCCCTCAGTACGCTCCAACAGCAGCCGCAGAAGAAGCGCCAGCGATCGCGCTCAGGCACGTCCGTCCGAGCCAGCGTCACGCCCAGCAGGTAGCCCATGGTGGCCTCTGTGAGCCCAGCAGAGCGCCAGGTGTCCATCGAGGCGCGCCAGTTGTCCGGCTTCTCCCAGTTGAGCTGAGCGAGGAGCTGAGAGGCATCTCCCGACCGCAGGCGCGGCAGCTCGTCAGCCCTCGGCTTATAGGTGGGACGGAAGGACGTCTCACTGCCCATGCTGCCGAAGTCGTCGTCGTGGTCGTAATCCCGGCCAGCAGTCCGCAGGAGGGTAGAGGTGTAGCGATCCGACGACGGCCCACCAGGCCCCCAACCACCGGCGTCGTTCTGGCCGTAGTCAGGGTCCGGCGACCCGTAGCCGCCGACCGGGCAGTCGTAGTCGTGGTTGCCCGAGCCGGGGTACTCCTCGCCGTTGGCTGCGGTCATGCAGCAATAGCCGGGTGCCATCAGAACTCCTGGGGGTAAGGGGAGGGGCCCGAAAGCCCCTCCCGGGTGTCTCAGGCGAGCAGCGCCTGCAGCTTCTCGATGACCTGGTCCTTGGTGGGGACCTCGACCTCGCCGAACTGGCGGGCCAGGTGGCCCTTGTTGTAGCTCTTGGCTCCGGCGACGACCGCTGCGGCAACCTTGGGGAGCTTGGCAGCGAAGATCTCCTCGACAGTGACCCCGCGCTTGGCGGCCAGGGCTGCGGCGATCTTCTTGGCCTCGTCGGCCCGTTCGACGGCCAGGGTGGTCAGCTGAGCACGGTGGTCGGCGTCCTCGGCCTCCCAGATCAGGCTGCGGTGAGCGCCTTCCAGCTTGTTGCCCAGCTCGATCTCGGCGCTGCGCTCGGTCTTGAAGAGCTGCTTGCCGGTCTCGGGGTCCAGGACCTCCTTGGTGGCCTTCTCGGCAGCCTTGGCGGCGCGCTCCTGGCGAGCGGCCTCGGCGGCCTTCTCCTCGTCGGTGAACAGGACGCTCTTGCGCTCGCGGGCCTCGACCGGGGCGTCCGGGAAGCAGACGGTGCAGGCGCGCTCACCGGCCAGCTCGACGATCTCCTTGCGGCTCAGGCCCGAGAGGTCGGTCAGCCACTGGAACTCGGTGGTGACGAAGCAGGTGCTGCAGTTGGTGCTGGCGTGCAGGTGGCCGCCGGTGACCAGGTAGTAGCGGCTCCAGCCCTCGTACTTGTCGGTCTCGACCGCGAGGACCTTGCGGGCCTGGCCAAGGATGGCCTCGATGCGAGCAACCTCGGCGCTCAGCTCGGCGATGCGGGTGTCGATCTGGACGATGGTGGTGGGGGCGAGTGCGGTGGTGGTCATGGGTCCCTCTCCGTCTGCGAGCCTCTCTCGCTTACAAGAACTACTATACAGGATGGAGGGGGCTTTGTCAACCCCCTCCACCCTGGAGTATCAGGCGGGGATCAGGACCCGGGCGAAGCCTCGGTGCGACTCGGAGCCGATGCCCAGCTCGAAGAAGATCTCGTTGTCCTCGTCGAAGGCGGCGTCGAGGGCGTAGTCCAGAGCGTTCCCGGCCTCTTCGCCCCAGATCGGCACGTTGTGCTCGACGTCGGGGGTGACGGTGACGACCACGGTGCCGTCCTGGACGACGGCGGTGCCGCTGGTGAGCACGGCGACGAAGCGATCGAGGGTGTCCTTCGAGGTCCAGTCGGCGGCGTTGTCCCGCTCCTCGGTGGCGCGCTTGGTGAAGTACTCGCCCGCCTTGGCGGCGATGGTGGTCAGTTCAGCGGCGGTGAGGTGCATGATGGTCTCCTTCTCGGCGAGCCGATCTCGCTTACAAGAACTACTATACAGGCTCAGACTGACATTGTCAAGTCAGAAGTAAAACCCGTGGTCGCGAATGACGCTCTTGACGTAGTCGCGCATGTAGTCCTTGCCCCGGCTGTATTCGGTGCAGTCGTAGTCGGTGTCGTGAGCGGCGTCGTCGAGCTGCCGGAGGGCCTCACGCGCCTTCTCCAGCTCCTCCAGCACGCCGGGGTAGTGCCGGAGTGCCACGTTGCGCTTCTCGGCCTCCAGGTCGGCGATGGCGGCCGGGCGACCCTCCTGCAGAGCGATCTCGCGATCCAGCGCCTTCCACTGCTCGATGCGATCCTCGGCGCTCATCAGGCGTAGATCCGGTCGTCGTGGCGGTAGAACTCGACATGCCCCTCAGCACCGGCGAGCTTGGCCAGGGCCTCGGTGTTGCTGATGGGCTCGACCACATTGAGCCAAAGGTACTCGGCGATCGAACCAGTACGGGTGCGCTGGTCACCGAGGTAGGTCGCGGTGTAGTCCAGCGTCCTGCGCGCGATGCTCACCAGGCGCGCGGTCTCGATGCGCGCGACGCTGCGGCGGCCGAACGAGGAGAAGACCACCAGGTCGCCGGGCTGGATGTCGCGGGCCTGCTTGCGTGTGGCCATGGGAATGCTCCGATCAGGAGAGGGCGGCCGGAGAGACTGTGCTCCCCGGCCGGGATGGTCAGTTGTTGTGAGCCCAGATGGTGGCGTCGATGGCCTCGTCGACGTCGGCCTCGGCCGGGTCGGTGACCACGATGCGCTCCTCGATGAAGACGTCGGGGTTGGAGGTCTGCCGCCAGTAGGTGCCCTTGGCGACACCCTCGGACAGGTTGATCCAGGTGATCTGGCCGACACGGCCCTGGGCGTCGAGCATGGCGTCGAGGAGGTGGTTAGCCTCGGCGGCCTCGACGATTCCGATCTCCTGGGCGGCGATGGTGATCATTGTGGTCTCCCTGTCCGGCGGGCCCTTCCCGCTCTCACACCCATAACTATACAGGCTTAGGAGGGTATTGTCAAGCCCTCTGCGGATTCTTCGTGAAGTCGCGCACACGGTTCTCGCGGTTCTCGTCCTTCGAGGCCAGCAGGGTCAGGCCCCGGCGGTCGCCGGTGAGGGTGACCTTGACGTTGGGGTTGTTCACCTTGACCGTGGCTCGGGTGCCGTAGCCCAGCTCCAGGGAGTTCCCCCAGCTGGACTGGAAGGTGACAGTGACCTCGCCGTGCAACAGCTTGAGGAAGGGCAGGCCGCTGCGCACGATGATGTCGAGCGAGGCCCCAGGAACCACGTGCACGGTGAAGTCGTGGTCGGTGCTGCGACGGGACGAGCAGGCCCAGGAGTGGACGATCACAGTGCGCTGCAGCCCCGGACGCTTGATGACCAGGGCGCGCCGCAGCTCGCTGGGATTGGCCGGGGTGACGATCGTGGGAGCCATAACTGATCCTCTCAGAAGGGGTTGGCGAGGGTCACGGGGATGGTGTCGATGATCGCGCGCAATGCAGCCGACATCTGCTTGGCCGCCTTCTCCGCGCCGGGCTGGCTGGAGTAGAGCTGCCACTCGTAGGCGCTCTCCGGGATGTGGACCTCCTCGCTCTTGAGGAACGAGGCGATCGCGTCGTTGGCGACCCAGCGGGGCTCGGTGTCCTCCGCGCCGAAGCCGCTGTACTTGGCCATCAGGTCACGCAGGTGGTGGACCGCCTTGGTGTAGGCGGCGGTGGCCGGGGTGTCCTGGATGAGGGATCCGGTGGGGTACATGGTGGTCTCCTTGGAGAGAAGGGAGGGGCCGTGCTGGCCCCTCCCGGGGTGGATCAGTAGGCGATCAGACCGGCTTCACGGAGACGATCCTGCTCGTTCTCCCACCAGATGACCTCGGAGGCGGCTCCGCCGTTTTCGAACCACTCCTCGTTGCGACGCTCGGCCTCGACGACGGCCTCCCAGGCCTCCTCGTCGGCGAGATCGAAGGCGGTCTCCTCGATGCTCTTAAGGCCGAAGGGACGGGCGAAGCAAAGGCGGACCTGGGCGACGCTCTCGTGGTGGTGGCCCTGCGCGTCGACGATGTCGGCCTGGTGGACGCGGTTTCCGCAGCGGATCATGGTGACCTTCCTCGGCGAGCCCCTCTCGCCTTACATGTACTACTATACAGGATTAAGAGGGGCTTGTCAAGTGGTCAGAGAGCGCCGTTGTACTGGTGCTCGCGGGCGGCGGTCAGCACGGCCGTGTGGAGCGCAGCGGACAGGGTGTTCTCAGTGATGCCGGTCGCCCAGATCTTCAGGCCTATGGCCAGCTGGGCCGCGTTCTGGAACGCCTCCGCTGTCGGCTCGGCGAGCACGTCGAGCAGAGCGTCAGCGGCCTCGCGGTACTTGGTGGCGAAGGTGGTGTTGTTGGCCATGGTGGTCTCCTTGATCGAGATGAGAGGTGGACAAAGGAAGGTCAGCTGAACCGGTTGCGGGTGACTCCGGCCAGGATCTTGCCGCCCTTGGCCTTGGCCAGCTTGCGCAGCTCGGCGGTGGCCTCGCGCTTGGTGTCCGCCGAGACCGAGTGGACGCTGGTGTGCTCGATGCCGTCGGCATCGGTACGGATGATGGTGGCGGTGTAGTAGTTCATCTCTGCCTCTCTGTCGCGAGCCCTTCTCGCTTACAAGGACGACAATACAGGATTAGACGTGCATTGTCAAGTGGCTCCCGGGGGATGAATCGAACATCCTGGCCACGCCCGTGCGCACGAGCGGGCTCCGTCCACTACGGCCCGGGAATGTCGGTCACCAGTCGTACGCGGTGAAGACGCGGTTGGTGACCTCGGCGATCAACTCGCGGACCGGGATGAAGTGCTCGAAGCCGGTCCTGGAGGTGACCCGCAGGAACGCGTCGCGGATGTCCTCGTCGTCGCGGATGAAGGCACCGTTCTCGCTGCCGATCGAGCGAGCGTGGCCGAAGAGATGGTTGCCCTCGGCGTCGGTCCGGACGACCTTGGCGGTCGTGCTGGACCACTCGACGATCTTGCCCAGGGCGACGGCGTCGCGGATGGTCAAGGTGTCAGACATCAGAGATCTCGCTTCCAGTCGGAACGGTGGCCCTTGCCGGGGCGCTTGGCTTGACGCTTGCGATTGACATGCGGCTGAGCCGCATTCGACCGGCGGAGGTCCAGTCGGGCCTGGAGGCGCTCGGTGGTGGCTGCTGTGCTCATGAGAACTACTATACAGGATTACACGTGCATTGTCAAGTGCTCTCGGTGCGTATAGATCCGCATGGCGTCGTCGTCGAAGGCCAGCCGGACGCCGCACAGGCAGGACTGGCAGAGCTGATGATCGAAACGGTCGTCGGTCGGCACGACGTGCCGGTGCCCTCGGTGCATACGGACTTCCCAGTTGCCCGTGCGCCGCGAGGGGTGCGACTCCATGGCTACGAGATCTCCTCGGACCCGACGGAAAGAGGCCAGGAACCACAGAGACCGGGGGCGATCGTCCTGGGGTGCATCCAATCCTCTTTCCGTCGAGCGGATCCATCATAGTCAAACAGCGACAACACAATCGAGACCGGTGCTCAACTAGGGCTTGTGAAAGCCTGTCGGCCGAAAGCTATCCGACGGCCGGTACGGATCGACGAAGTGGTACTCCGGGTCCCTCGGCGAGAACAGATGCCAGGTATGCCCGCCCGAAGTGACGGTAGCGATGTGTGCGCCCTCGTTGCCCAGCAGCGGCGCGCCGGTGAACCGACCGAGCACCGTGACGTCTGGAGCGCTCCCAGGGGCGTCCTGAGGCTCCTCCTCGACCTCGGCCCACAGCGTGACCAGCTTGGGCAGCTCGGGCTCCTGAATGGCCGCCGAGAGCCAGCGCACGATGCGCCCGCCCGGAGAGAGGATCGGCATGTCGTAGGCGATCAGCGCCCGGTACTTGAGGATGACGTTGCTCATGCGGCCTGCTTCCGTGCGATGGCGTTGGCCTCGTCCCACGCGGTCATGAAGCCGTCGTGGAAGTCCTGGCCCCGGAACAGCAACAGCTCGGGCAGCGGTGCCGAGTCGGGATGGGCGCGGAAATGGGCGTTGCCCGCGTCGTAGCCGTCGATGAAGGCTGGGCTGTGGCCGACGAATGCACTCACGGTGGTCTCCTTGGTCGGTGGTGTACGCATTACCTTACAGGATTAAGTGGGTATTGTCAAGGCTTCCAGCGCAGGTCGGCAAGGCCGTTGCGGCGCAGGATGGACACGGTGTTGCGCAGGTTGCGGTACTCGTTCGGCATGCAGGCCACCGAGCCGAGGAAGCGCCCGGTCTCCCCGTGGTAGACCTTCAGATGCCCGGCGCGCCCGGAGCGCTTGACGACGCCCCCGGCCGCCTCGATGGCCTCGACGAGCGAGCGGACTTCCTTGCTGCGTGAAGTTGAGACTGCCACGAGATCTCCTCGGAGATGACAAGGCCGGGGAGGCGAGCACCTCCCCGGCCAGATGGTCAGGACTTGCGGATCATGTACTGCAGGACACCGGCTTCATAGGCGACGCGGTCGCACTCCTCGGAGGTGCCCACGAAACCGGAGACCTCGTGGTACTCGATGCCATCAGGACCCTTGCTGTGGATCCGGTAGACCTTCAGCTCGGTCTGGTCCTCAGGAGTGCCCTCGGTGTGGGAGCGCGAGACGCCCCAGCCGTTGGCGGTCACGAGGCCGCGACCGTTGCCCCGGCCCTCGAATGGGCGGTCGGCGATGGTGAAGAAGTCGTAGCGATCGGTGATCGGTCCGAGGGTCATGACTGGCTCCTACTCCGGCGGGCCGTTCCCGCCTGTGGGTACCACTTTACAGGATCGCCTGCACTTTGTCAACCCTAGCGCAGCACACCCTCCTGCTGCTTCTGCCGGGCCTCGCGATCGACAGCGCTGTCGACGACGACCGGGATGCTGTTGGCCACGGCCGCCAGCACGCTGAGGTCCCAGGCGTCGGCGTGCTCGTCCAGGTCGACCGTCTCGCCGATCTTCTCGATGAGGACCGCGCGCAGCTTCTCGACCTCGGCCGTGAAGTCGTCGAGGACCTTGTCGAGATCGGTGAGCAGCCCGGCGGGCACCGGGACCCGGCCCTGCTCCATCAGCTGGTAGGTGCGGCGCGAGACACCGAGCCTGCTGGCGAGGTCGTGCTGACTCAGCCCCACGCGAGCGCGGATGAGGCGGAGCTGGGCGGTCTGGCCCCAGAGCTGTGTGGACATGGTCGATCTCCTTTGCAGAGGTGAAGGCCGGGGCCTACAGGCCCCGGCCGGGTGTGATGATCAGTTGGCGGCCGCGAAGACCGCGCGAGCGAAGGGCTCGGCGTCGTCCTCGTCCTGGAAGATGTCCCAGGTGGTCGAATCGAAGTCGCTGGTGCCGCTCAGCTCGCGGTTCTTGATCGCAACCCCGCAGTGCTCGGCCTCGGCCCACCGGGTGACGACCTTGCTCACGATCGAGCGGGTGGTCTTGATCTCGGCGAGCACCTGACCCTCGGTGAAGTCCTCCAGGATCGAGCCGCCGGTGACCAGTGCGGTGATGGTCAGGGCGCGGGCCTTGGAGCTGGAGCAGCTGTAGTCGCTCATGGTGTCCTCTCCCGGCGGGCCATTCCCGCCTTACATGAACTACTATACCCTTTTAATCCTGTATTGTCAAGTGGGAACAGCCTGCGGTCGCGGTGCCCAAGACTCGACCTTGCGCACCGCGAGATCCTTCACCGCCTTGAGCTTGTTCTTGCCCTTGCGCAGCCTCCGCCTCCAGTCGTCGTCGTCACCGAACGAGCGCACAAGCAGCACGGTGGCGATGGCGTTGAGGGCGATACAGATGATGGCGGTAGTGGGGGTCTCCTCAACCGCCCCCACCTTGACGAGGATGCTGAACACCACGCTGGCCACGGAGAACGGCAGCGAGGAGTACCACCACTTCCAGCTGATCTTCACCTACGCGTGCTCCTTCAGCTCGGCCAGCTTCTCCTCGAAGGCCGTGCGGCCCTCGGCGTTGAGCGCGAAGACGATCGCGTTGGTCTTCACCACCAGGTCGGCCAGCAGCGCCGGGTAGTCGCTCATGCCGTCGGCGGAGCGGATCTTGCTGGCGGCGGTGGCGACGTCGTAGTGCAGCTGCCACCGCTGCTGCTCGTTGGCGACCTGCAGCGGCAGCGGCCGCTCCCGGGCCTCGCGGACCCGCTGCTTCTCCTGCTTGTCGAGGTACTGCTTCTCGGCCGTGAGCCAGAGCACCAGCTCCAAGTTGGCCAAGAGGAACTTGGCCCGATCGATCAGACTGAAGTCCCAGTCGCCGCAGAGGTACCACAGCGTGGTGTCTTCGCGGTCGTACCGGCTGCTCCTCGGGAGCTTGAGCCACGCCTGGACGCCCACGCCACTTTCGGCAGCGCGAAGCTCGTCCTTATCGGCCTGCCGCCACACCTTCACACCCTTCAGGGTGTTGGTGTACTGGGCGCTGTAGAAGCTGCTGCGCGTGGACCTCTTCTTGGCGTAGACCAGGACGACCTTCCAGTAGTCGCCCTCGCCGGTCGGCCGGACGAAATGAAAGGGGCTCGGGGTCTTCACCTCGCCTCGGAAGCCGGACGAGAGCACATCGTTGGCGGCCTCCCAGCCGGTGTCGAGCAGGTGCTGACGCAGCGCTTCGCGCGCATTGAGTGCCATGATCAGGCCGCCTTCGAGAAGATCTGGCCGAGCGGGCGGTTGAGGATCGGGCTGCCGAGGCGGTAGGCGACCCAGACGCCCGCGATGGCGACGGCGGTGATGAGCAACATGGTGGTCTCCTTGTTGGTGGTTGCTGCTGGTCAGAAGGGTGCGGGACCGCTCGGGCCGGGGAGCCAGGGGTCCTTGGCCATCGGGCCGGTGTAGCCGCCGTCGTCAGCAGGCTCGTCATCGTGGACGGCATCTTCCTCGTAGTTGCTGGGAGCGAGGTCGCTCACGGGCCCCGTGAGGTAGTGGGAGTCGATGCTGTCATCGTGCGAGTAGTCGAAGCGTCCCGCCATGGTGTCCTCCTGATCAGGTGGCCTTACCTGACTGACTATACAGGATCAGGTGGACCTTGTCAAATGACCTATCAGGATCAGCTTATCGGAGTGAGTTCGGGAGCCACGTGCAACGGGCCGACCTTCTCCAGCGCCTTGGTGTAGATCGCGGCCAGCGGCGTCTCCTCGTAGATCTGGCCGACCGAGCGCGCGGTGAGCGAGGCGATCAGGAAGGCGTCCGCCTCGTCGTTGCCGGTGATGTCCAGCTCGGGGTAGCGCTTGATCGTGGCGGCCAGCACCGCGTCCTTGTTGCCCGCGCCCTTGCCGGTGGCGTAGCGGATCCGGGAGGCGATCGGCACGACGCGGACGTCGGCACCGCGCCGGATGGCCTCGCGGTAGACCGCCCACCACAGCCCGGCCCGGTCGTGCACCGACCCCTGAGTGTTGCCGTAGGACGGCCCCTCGATGCCGACGATGGTGCCGGGGTAGAAGAACTGTCCGATCCGCTCCTCCAGGTCCACCTGGCGGTCGTGGCGCATCTCCCAGGTGTCGTCCTTCTTGCCCGAGGACTTGACCCGCCGGATGTCGACGCCCCGGGTGTCCAGATCGATCACCACGACGCCGCTCGACGTCAGGCTGGAGTCGATGCCGACGGAGTACCGGTAGGTCATCCCAGGAGCTTCCTCGCCTCGCGGCGGAACACCGGATCGGTGAGGTAGTCGCCGTTGTGCGCGGTGCCTCGGGCGTACCCGTTGAACAGCCGGTAGTCGTCCATGGTCAGCGGGTGGCGCGCCTTGTGCGCGACCGAGCGCATCCAGTCCCACCACTCGCGCGGGGTCTTGAAGCGCTCGCCGGTGAGCACCGAGACAACCTGAGGCAGGCTGCCCAGCGAGCTGTCGTACGGCGTGGAGCAGATCATGTCCCAGAAGTTCTCCAGCTCCACGATCGGGAACCAGGAAGGGAAGGGCAGGTGTGCCCCAGCGATGCCCTGAAGAAGTGCTCGCCCCCGCCGACGGGCGCGCGGGTTGGCCACCAATATCGCGCCCGCGACCTCCAGGCGCGGGTATCGGCCGCGCTTCAGGTTCTCCAGGAAGTTGCTCAGGCCGTAGGCCCCGAGCGAGTAGCCGAGGATGTAGGGCACGTGCGGGGTGCGACGCACATAGTCGGCGATCTCCTGCTCGCACAGGCGCACTGACTCGTTGAGGCTGAGCCCGGGGCGAGTCGGGTTGCCCGTGTTGTTGACCGGCCCGATCGAGTTGTCGTAGCGCAGGAACACGACCTTGTCGTCCGGCCGCAGGAAGGGCTCGATGAGGCGATAGAGCAGCATCGTGCGATCGATTCGCTCGCCCGCACCGGCGACGAGCACGATCTCACGCATCAGTGAATGTCCAGCACCGTGTCGAGGACGTCACCGTTGCCGTCGACGATCGTCGAGAGGCCGGTCTCCTCCGGCGACTCGACGAGCTTGGCGTCGGGGCCGAAGGCGGCACGGATGATCGAGGGTGCGTCGATGCCCTGCAGCGGGCCGCGCTTTTCGGCGAGGATCTTCATGCCGACCAGTGTACCGGCGTAGGCGACTTTACGGCTACAGGTTCGCCACAGCTTGTGGCGTGTCCCAGCCGGTGTCCTCGTTCTCCCGTCCGGGGTAAATGCCCAGCATCTGCATCAACTCCGAAGCCTCCTCGGCATTCTCGGAGTTCGCGCAGACCAGGAGGCGCGCCCGGCCGAACTGGTCGTCGGAAAGCGGCTCCGGCGGCCCCATGGCCGAGATGAGCGTCTCGAAGTCCCTGGCCTTGCCTCTCACAGTGTTCGTCCCCTCGTTCGCATCGGTCCCCCCGCCCGGCCGACACCGCGTCGCCGGTCGTTGCGCATCTCTTCCAGCCGCGAGCGATTCGCCTGCGCGCGCTCCATCACTCGTGTGCTCTGCTGCTCACTCATCAGGCCGGTGGCCGCCATCTGCTCGAAGGCGCGGCCGGACTTGAGCGCGGCGGTGTTGGCCGAGCCGAAGACCGCCCGGCCGCCGTAGATCGCGGCATGCCGGTCGAGCGCCTCGTGGAGCAGATCCACGGTGACCACCTGGACGCAGTCGGCGAGATCCTTTGTCGTGCAGGGGCCGAACTCCTGCTTGATGATCTTGCCGTTCTTCTCCTGGAGGAACTTCAGCTCGGTCTCCAGCAGCGACTGGTTCTCCTCGAAGAAAGTGTCGCGGTAGGACGAGACCCAGCCGAGGTTTAGCGCGCTCTTGAACTTCTCGTTGCGATCGTCGTTCTCGGCCTGGGTGAAGGTCCGCTGCACGATGCGCATCCGGTTGCCGTACTTGCGCTTCAGGCTCGACAGGAAGTGGGCCGAGTTCCACTGGTCGAAGGAGAGCTTGCGCATGCTGAGCCACCGCTTGCAGTAGCCGTCGATCTCGTTGGAGACCTGCACGTAGTCGATGGTGTGGTCGGGGAAGTCTTCGGGCTTCCAGACCTTGAGCTTGTCGATGATCACGTGCGGCCAGATGTGCCCACCCTCGCCGTCGAGGCCGCCCGGGCACTTGATGTGCTCGTTGCCCTTGCCGTGGGTGTACTGGGTCAGCGGGCCGTGGTAGCCGCAGGCGTCGCACGGGGCCATCTCGACGTGCGCGATGGCGAAGGCGAAGTTGGCGTTGGTCCTGCCCGGGTCGCCGTGCGCCTGGTAGGCGTAGACGAACTGTCCGGCGTCCTGCTCCACCAACGGCTCTCGCCACGACAGCGGCTCGAACATCCGGTCCACCATCGCCTCGTCGAGGTAGGCGTCGATGACCGAGGCGAACTGGCCGCCGCGCTCGACCTTGAACTTCTCGGGGTTGCGCTGGCGCATACGCGCCATGGCCTTGTTCTCCGGCGCGTCGCCGAGCGGGGAGTACTGAATGGGGCGCTTGAACTTCTTGAAAGTGCGTGGGCTGCTGGGCATCAGCGGGATGGTGGAGGACTTCTGCCAGTCCTCGTACAGGGCCCAGCTGGGCATCTGGACGATCAGCATCTCGGGCTCGGCCGAGATCGCGTCGATCTCCTCCTCAGCGTCGACGGCAAGACTCGCCTCGGTGATGACCTGAGACTCCATCCGGCCTTCGCGCTGGTTATAAACGTCCATGGTTACCGAGCCCTGCTTGTAAAGCTCGAAAAACATGCCGATTTTTGTATAAGGCGACGACGCAACATAAGTCATGCGGTCAATGCCGAACTGGTCGAGCGAGGGCTGGTAGGCGGCGTAGATCTCCTCGCCCGACTTCGTCGAGCCGGTGCCCATGAGCATGTGGGCCATCTCGTCGTAGGCGTTGAAGAACGACGAACCACCTCGCTGGCTGGTCGAGACCGACGACGAGGCGGTGGCGTAGATGGTGGCGTACTCGCGATCCAGCGCCACCCCTTGGCTTTTCATGATGTCGATCTGGCGCAGATCGTTGGGGGTCTGGATGTAGAACTCGGTGTACTTGTTGCCGACGATCGCGCGCTTGAGGTACTCGCAGTTCTCCACCGTGCGGCGGATGTCGGCGAACTGGCGCTTGGCGGCCTGCGCCTGGCTGGTGGCGATGACCATCAGCTCGCCGGTCATGCCGGGGTCGAGACCGAAGTAGTCCTGCCAGTTGTCCAGGGCGTACATGTTGGCCAGGCGCTCAGCGCCAAGGATGCCGCCGGTGATGCCCTTGGACGCACGGCGTCCCATCACGCTCAGGATGTGCGGGAAGTGATGGTAGCCGTGCGACTTCAGGTATTCGACGCGGTCCCAGATGTCGGGCTGCACGCCGGTGACGTCGACGCGCGACTTGAACCCCTGCCGCCACTGCTCGATCACGTCGAGGTCGTAGGCGGTCATGTTCTCAGTTTCGAGGTAGATCAGCTTCAGCAGGGTGAGCTGACGCGGATACAACCTCTTGCCGCAGAACGACGGGTGAGTCGCGAAGTCGACAATGCTGTCCCAGGGGCGCGCACCGAGCATGCTACGCATCTGGGACAGCGGGTCGAAACCTCCAGGCAGAGACAAAGTTCCCCCCGGACTTTGTCTAGGCGGCCAGCGGCGGTTCGGTGACCGTTTCCGCCGGGGCGTCGTGGGTGTTGCCTGCCGCCACGTTGCCGAGCACGGCCGGGACCAACGTGAACCACAGCGCCCAGGTCTCGCCGTCGACGATGCCATAGCCGACCACGATCGCGCCTGCACCACCGATCACCGGGTAGACCCAGGTGCGGAATCCGTTGCGGGTCTTGATCGCGGCGACAGCGGGCGAGAGGACGGCCAGCGCGAGACCGATCCACTGGGTGGCCTCGGTGTCCGACAGGGTGCCCTGGCCGACGAGCAGCACGCCGAGCACCGGCAGGAAGCCGTAGAGGAACTTGCGCGCGGTCTCCGGCGAGTTGATGTCGAAGATCGAGACGCCGGAGCTGGCGCTCGGATCGTTCAGCGGGGTGGGGAAATTGGCAGTCACTTGAGCTTCTCCTCGATGAGCTTGCGGAGTTCGGCGACCTCGGCCCGCAGGCTGAGGACATGGCCGACCACGGTGTCGCCCTTGCTGGGATCGACCGGGCGTCCTTCGAGACTGAAGACGCTGTTGAGTTCTCGGTCCATCTCACGCATGAGGTCGGTCTGCGTGAAGGACCCCTGCGCGCTGCCCTCGTGACGACGGGTCTTGTGACCGGGGAACTTCCCGACCTCCAGCGAGCCGGTCTCCTGACGCAGGATCTCGTGCTCTACAGCCATGTCTTTTCCTCCTCCAAAGAGTTCCTGTAAGTCTTGCATACTTCCGCGAAAAGCGTTGACGTCGATGGATTGTCCAGCAACATTGCCGCGCTCGGTGTACTGCAGAAGTGCGACGGGCTTCCCCTTGAAGCTCGCCCATCCCCCGTTGTCATCACCGGGGTAGATGGTCTTGTAGTTGCCCGCCCGAGACTGGCCGTAGTCGGAGTTCCACACCGGCAGAGGGAAGTCCCGAAGGTCGGGAGCGCCCATGCGCCCCTGCCAGAACCAGCGCGGCAGGTAGATGGGTAGGAACTGGGTGAACCCGACCGCACGGTAGGCCTCGTAGCGGGCCACCATGTCGTCGTAGCTGCCGCCACCGGTGGTGTCCTCGTAGTCGATCTGCAGCGGGAAGTCGGTCGAGCCCGCGTGCGAGGCAAGCAGTTCGGCCTCACGCTTGGGGTGCGAGGCGCGCCGACAGAAGACGTACCCGCCCCACAGGCCGGGGAACTCGCGCTTCATCTCGGACTTGGCGCGCGACCAGAAGGTGTCGCGGTAGTAGTCGCCCTCGGTGATCTTGTGGGTGGCGAAGACCATGCCCTCGCGCTTGGCTCGCGCGAAGTCGAACGCCTTCTGGTGGTTGCTGACGTCGATCCCGAACAGGGTCATACGCTGTACGCTCCGATCTGCTGGAAGAGGATCTCGCTGAGGACCTTCGGGTCGGGCCTTGCAGGCGCGACCGGCCCGGCGACCTTGGTCGAGTAGGCGTAGCCCTTCGGCGGGATGAGGCTGGCCAGCTGCTTGAGGGAGATCCAGTAGCCGTAGGGGCTGAAGCCGGAGTCGGCGATCCATACCCGTCGGTTCTCGCCCGTGCCGCCACGGCCCATGATCGTGAAGTAGTGCCAGATGGTGCCTCGGCCGTAGTTCGGCGAGACCGTCGAGGGCGCAACGGCCTTCGGGTGGTTGCCCGGCGGCGAGACGATGTTGGCGACCACGCCGTACCCGGCGTCGGTCGAGGCGACGATCCGGTCCCACAGCAGGTCGATCTGGGCCTGGGTCGGCGGATCGTTACGCAGCTCGGCGAAGACGTAATCGGCCTCGGGCAGGTACTCGTTGAGCACCGCCGCGACCTGACGGATGTGATCAGTGCCGTCCTGGTCGTCCCAGCCGTGATTGCCTTCCAGGGCTTCGGTCTTGCGCGCGATGGTCGCCTCGGCGGCCTTGATGCCTCGGCCCGACAGCACGACCTGGATCGATGCAGGTCCGCACCACCACCCGGTCTCCTGGGGGACGATCGAGCGGTCGTAGTTGAGAACCTTGTCGGCCATGGTCACAGTCCTGTTCTGGTCAAGTACAGCGCCGAGCTGTAGACGAAACCGCTGTCGGCAGTGGTGGTTGCCCCACCCTCATCGTAAATCCAGCCCTGGATCAGTCTGGGAGATCCGGGGTCGTAGGCCAGCGGCGTGCCGTCCTGCCCCATGCTCTGCGCCGTCGGCACCGGCAGCACCGAGATGATCTGGTCGGAGTTGAAGTACTCCCGTCCCACTCCGCGCGCGAGCAGCGTGGTTTGACTCGCGTACGTGGTATTGGTCGCCCCGCCCATCCGGATCTCGATGACCGGCCGACCGCCGTTGGACTTCAGGCGCACCACCATGAAGATCAGCGGAAAGCCCTGCACCCCTAGGGGACCTTCGAAGACATCGACCACCTTGACCGGTGTATCAGTCGCGGTGTTGCCCATCGCCCCGTCCTCACCGTACGGCCCGCGCAACAATCCTGCACCCAGGATCGGCGTCTGCTCGACAGGGATCTTGCCGTTGGCATCGAGGGTGGCCACGCCGCCCACCTGCCCCTTGGACGAGAGCGGGACCAGCAGGGCGTCGCGCTGGGCGACGTAGTTCGGCGTCGTGTACTGATTGTCGCGCGTATCGACGAAGGTCTTGGTGGCCAAGGGAGTTGCAGCAGCGTTCACCTGGGCGTCGACCCAGGAGCGCGAGATCCCCGACTGCAGGACGGCCTCGGCGTTGACTCGCCGCTCGACGTCGCGGTCGTCGACGGCGTTGGCACCGACGTAGCTGAGCACGGGCATGGTCGACTCCTCTCAGTAGTGCGGCCAGAGGATGGCGTAGAAGGTCAGGTCCTGGGAGTTGAAGATGTAGGAGTTGCCCGCGTTGAGCGAGAACCACAGCGACAGATCGCGAGGACCGGCCAGCCCCTCCCCGGGGACCGACGCGGTGTCGGCGAACGGCAGCGCCTTGTGGAAGGCCATCGTCTTGAAGTCGGTGCAGACCGTCCAGGCGTACACGACGTCGTCCTCGTCGAGCACGGTGATCTCACCGAGCGAGCCCGCGCCGTTGGACCGGCTGCCGGTCGACTGGATCCCGTTGGTCGCGCCGCCGCGCACCGAGGCGAACACCAGGGGCACGTAGGGGAATCCGGGGTCGGGCAGCACCAGACGCGCTGCGCGGTAACGGGTGTCGCTGGTGACCTCGTAGGAGCCCGAGAGGTAGAGGGTGTCGTAGTTCTTGAAGACCGGCTTGCGCTGGGTCTGCAGGGTCGGCAGCTGGGCAGCCGGAATGTAGCCGTTGGGCGCGATGACCGGCACGCCGCCAGGCTGGCCCTCCTGCGACGTCGGGATGTAGAGAGCGTCGGCGGCGTCGACGCTGGCGATCGAAGCACGCAGGGCGTCCTGGGCGTTGACGTAGGTCGGATTGACCAGATTGGCCGTGGCGGCCGCGACGGTGGCGTCGATGTAGGTGTTGTCGACCTTGACCTGCGCGTAGCGATCGTCGACCCACTTCTTCGACATCATCGAATTGTCGGAGTCGGGCGTGCGGCCCACGTAGTCAATCTGCACAGCAAACACCTGCTATCGTGCGCTTATGTACAAGACGTGCGCAATCGAAACCTGCTTGGCCCCAGTTCATTCCCTGGGGTACTGCACTGCCCACCGACACCGGCTCGAAAGGCATGGCGACCCTCTCGGCGGTGGTCGCCCTCGTAGGCCTCGTGGACTCACCGAGGCAGAGACCTTTCGGTGGTTCATGCCCGGCGATCCCCCCGCCGAGGGGTGTTGGGACTGGACGGCCGGAGTCCTTCAAAGTGGAGGCGGATACGGACAATTCTCCATGCAGGTGAGCGGGAAGTCGGTCCCGGTCCGCGCGCATGTCGCGTCGTACCGAATCTTCCACGGCCCGACCGGCGGACTTCACGTCCTGCACTCGTGTGACCGGCCGATATGTGTTCAGCCCGCCCATCTCTCGCTCGGTGACCATGTCAAGAACATGGCCGAGAAGCAGGAGCGAGGCCGAACTGCACGAGGAGAGCGCCAAGGAGCCGCCAAGCTCACCGAGGACGCCGTCCTGGAGATCAGGGCCAGCAGTTCGTCGCATGCCAGCCTGGCTGTCCTTTACAGAGTCAGTCCGTCCACAATCGCGCAGGTCAGAAGACGAAAGACCTGGACTCACATCTGAAGTCATCACGCGGGCACCGCCAAGACCTGGAGAGCCGGGCGCTTGGGGGTCACGGTCACCTGGCCGGTCGCCGCCGAGCGCAGCGCCGAGACGTGCAGGGTGGTGGGTCCGGTGAGCACCGGCATCGAGTCCACCCGGCGCGGCAGGATGCCGACGGTGTGGTGGTTGATGACCTCGTCGTTGACCGTCACCGAGGTGATGCGCGGCGGGCCGTTCTGAGTGATCAGGCGCGACCCGGCGCGAGCACCGAAGCCCCAGCCTCGATTGTTCGGCCCGATGGCGGTGGCCATGGTGGAGTCCGGCACGGTCATGATCAGCGACGCCCCCTTGTACAGGTAGAAGGTGCGCGGATTCTCCGGCGTCCCGGCGACCATCGTGAAGGGTGTGTTGGTCGACTGGGAGGTACCCACCGAGCCCGGCATCTGGGCCTCCGCGCCGCCGTTGCGGTACCAGCAGGTCGCGGTGTCATGGGTGATCTGGAAGCAGACGTACTGGGTCGCGGTGTCGTTGACCCGGGCGTAGATCCGCAGATGCTGCGGGGTGCCGCCGCCGGGACTGTCGCCCGCCCGCGAGCCGATCGTGGCCACGATGCGCTGGAAGTTGGTGCCGGTGTGCCGGTCGTAGCCGTTGGACCGCAGCGCGAGCAGGTCCTCGGTCGAGCTGCCGCCGAACTCCCACACCAGCTCGTTGCCGTTGGTGTAGTAGTGCCCCTGGTGCCCCTCGGTGTACAGCTCCAGCCAGTCGCCGCCGAGATCGACGTCGTCGCGCGAGAACATGTCGCCCCACAGGGCCTTCTCCATGGTGTTGGCCTCGCCGAGCCCGAGCCCGATGATCTGCCCCGACGGCCCGCCGACGCGCACACGGATGACCGGCCACTCGGTGTCGACGTCGCAGCGGGCGTCGACGCTGCCGAAGACGACCAGGCGATACGGGTAGCCGGGATCGGTGACCTGGCAGGTGTAGAGCTGCTGCTCGCTCGACGAGGCGACGACCGAGGACGCGTTGTAGGCGGCCGGGGACCACAATCCGCGCACCCACGGCTGGTCGATGCTGTCGACATAGATCCGGCTGGGCGAGACGCGTCCCGAGGCCTCCAGGACCGGGATGCCGTTGGTGACACCCTTGCGCGAGAGCGGGATGCGCAGCGCGTCACGGCCGTCGGCGTAGGCCTTGGTGGCCAGCAGGGCATCACGCTGCTCGACGTAGGCCTGGGTGGCGTAGCCGACGAACCCGGCGGCGATGCGGTCGCGCACCGCCTGCTCGGCCGGGTCGGCCTGCTTGGCGGTCCCGGGGTAGCTGCGGTAGACCACATCGCCGTTGTCGGCGATCGGCGGCCCGACGTACTTCAGCGGAGGCATGGCATCACCCGAAGATCGTCACTCGGTACTGGCCTGCGGCCACGGTGCCGGAGAACTCGGCCGAGATGGTGTTGGGCCCGGTCGGCCGCCAGCCCAGGAGCACCGCGTCACCGGCGGCCTTGTCCCGGAACGCCGCGTCGACGTCTTGGGTGTTGAGGTTGTGGACGATCGTGACCACCGGTCCACCAGCGGGAACGTCGAGGGCGACCTTGCGCGAGGCGACGTTGGGATCGAGCTGCAGCCCCGAAGCGGTCGCGGTGATGCCGCCGCCAGAGACCACCTGGGCCCGGAAGTCGTTACCGACCTTCGCCACGCCGAGGCTGCCGGTGTAGACGATCGGCGCACCGGCGGTCATCACCTTGGTCCAGTTGTTGGCGTTGGTGCCGACCAGGCCGGAGTCGGAGGTGATCTGCCAGAAGGTGTTGGCGTTGTTCGTGCCGCCGGAGACCATCACCGTGGTGCCCCGGACGAAGAAGCTGCCCGCCGCCATGTCGGCGACGCGCGTCCACGCGCCGGAGTTGACCACGTAGAGGCCGTTGGCCGCCGACGAGGACTGCGCGGTCAGCAGCACGCGCGAGTTCAGTGGCGCGAGCACGCCGTCGATCGACTGCTGGCCCGAGAGGGTGGCGATGGCCGCAGTCGACACCAGGTTGGCCAGCAACTTGTTCTGCTGAGACTGGGTCAGGGTGGTCTGCACATCGGCCGGGGAGGTCTTGCCCGCGAGCGCGGTGGTCATCGCCGAGTTGTCGGCCTTGGCGTTGAGGGTGTTCTGCAGGTTGGTGATCTCGGAGATCGCGATGGCCCCACCGGCCGGGCGCGCGCCGACGTCGGCGGCACCGAGCACCACCACACCGCTCTGGCCGTTAACGGTGAGCACCGCGACGTCCGACGGCGAGGCGAGCTTGACCCAGTTGCCCTCGATCGAGGGGTTGGTCCCGGACAGGATGTAGCTGCCGATGTCGGGGGCCTGGTTGATCACGCAGACGTCGCCCGGCTGGACCTGGTCGCTCGTCAGCGCGAGCATCGCGGCCTTGTTCACCACGGTGACGACGTTGGTCAGCGCCAGGTTGGGGATCTGGCTGGTGGGCACCTTGCCATCGACCAGGCTGGCCTTGCCGTCGAGAGCGCTCTGCAGGCCGGTGACCTTGGCGACGGTGAGGTTGGGGATCTGATTCAGCGGGACGGTACCGCTGGCCAGGTCGGCCTTGGCGGCCAGGCTGTCGGCCAGGCTGGTGATCTTCGAGACCGGCAGGTTGGGAATCTCGGCCAGCGGGACGGTGCCCGAGACGAGGTTGGCCTTGGTGCCCACAGTCGCGGTGAGCGCGGTGAGTGCGGCGTCGCTGGCCTTGCCGTTGACCGCCGCCTGCAGCGCGGCGACCGTCGTGGCGTCGGCCTTGCCCGAGACCACGCCCTGCAGGGTGGCGAACTCGCTCTGCTCGACCTTGTTGCCGACGGCGGTCGTGAGGGCGTTGAGCGCAGAGGTGTCGGCCTTGCCGTTGACCGTGCCGGTGAGGGCGGTAACGCTGGCCTGGCTGGCCTTGGTGGCCACCTGCGCGTTGGTGGCGTCCAGGGCGCTCTGGGGGACGAAGTCGTCGTCGGGCGGGTTGTCCTCGTTCCACTCCCGCAGCTCCAGGTGGCCGTTGGGGGTGATGTAGGCGTAGCGGTAGGCGTGACCGGCCGGGGCGACGCCGTCGGGGCTGTAGGCGAACTGCCCGGCACCGTTCTCGGAGAAGGGGCCGCGCAGGGTGACGCCGTGGACCGTCTGCAGGTCGGCGGGATCGAAGACCTGGTAGGGAGCCAGGCCGTTGAACCAGTTGGCCTTGGCGATCTCGCCGCCACCGCCGCCGCCACCGCCGGAGGTCTCCAGCGCGGCGATGCGCGCCTCGTGCGCGCTGGTCGGCGAGAGCTGGTTGTTGCTCAGGATCGCGGCCAGCCCGGAGACCTGATTCTGGCTGATGAGGATCGGGTCCGACCCGGCCGCCCCGTGGGTGGTCGAGTGCGGCAGCGGGTTGGTCTGATCCCCAGCGTCGAGCTTGCCGTCCAGGGCCGCCTGCAGGCCGGTGACGTCGGGGATGGCGATGATGCCACCACCGCCGCCGATGTTGATCAGCGAGCCGTCCTTGGTGGTCAGCCGCAGCTGGTCGTCGAGGTAGACCAGGTAGTCACCCGAGACCGAGCGCAGGATCTCGCCGTCGACAGTGCGCACCAGGGTGGGGTCGGTCTCGATCGCGCCGATGCGCGAGGAGAGCGCCGAGGTGGTCGAGGTGTTGGCCTTGGCGGCCAGGGACGCCGACAGGCCGGTGATCTCGTTCTGTGGGATCGGCGTGCCGGTGGGGCGGGCGTTGACGTCGGCAGCGGTGAGCACCACCGAGCCGGTCTTGCCGTTGACGCTGGCCACCGCTCCGGCGGAGTTGAACTTGACCCAGTTGCCGATGACCGCCGGGTTGGACCCGTTGAGGAACCACACGCCGTCGGGACGGACGGCGAAGTCGCCCTGCTGCACCTGCGCGGAGGTCAGCGCCAGCATCTCCTCCTCACCGGCGACCGCCACGGCGCGGCCGATGGTGATGTCGGGCAGCTGGCTGGTCGGGATCTTGCCGCCGACGAGATCGGCCTTGACGTTGAGTGCGCCGTTGGTGGTGCCCAGGCTGCTCTGGAGCGCGGCCAGCTGGGCCGAGATGGAGGCCTGCAGCTGAGCCAGCGAGGCGTTGAGCTGGTTGACCGCGCTCTGCCGGGCGGAGCGCTCGGTGAGGTCGGCATTCTGCAGCAGCGAGACCGCCGAGCTGAGCTGAGCGGCGGTGGTGGAGTAGACCTGGCCGACCTGCTGGAGGGTGTAGGCGTTGGCCGAGCTGACCGCCGACGCGTCGCCCTGCTGGCGCGCGACGATCTCGGCGTTGAGGTTGCCCTGGACGATCGCGGCCTCGGCGGCACCGTTGACGACGTTGCCCTCGTAATCGACGACCTGTCCCAGCTCGTTGAGCGCGGCGATGCCGCCGGGGCGCATGCGGTCCGACCACTGAACGTAGGTCTCGCCGCCGATGATCTGGCCGAGGTTCTGCAGGTCATCGAAGTCGACGTCGAAGTCCGGCATGACGAAGTCCTGGACGTGCTGACGCCCCATGTACTTGTCACGCCAGGCAGCGCGGTAGGTGACCCGCTCGGTCAGGCTCGGGTCGTCGGTGGGGACCAGGTAGAAGACGGCCTCGACCGTGTTGCTGAGCACGACCTCCTGGACCTCGGGGCCGCCGACGAGGGTGGCGTCCAGCGAGGAGGAGCTGGGCGAGGACAGCGGCGCGACGGCGACTTCGAGCACGGTGGCGCGCGAGTACTCGCCGATGGTCACGGCACGCTGAAAGTTGAACGTGAGCGCCCTGCGCTGAACAGCCACCTACAACCTCCTGATCGCGACCTCATCTATTGAGGGCGCTGATCAGCGCGGCTACAGGTCGCCGACTTGCAGGATGGTGTCGCCGATCGAGACCTGGGCGGACTCGGGGATCGGGCCCCGCTTGACGATGAAGTCCTGCAGGTCGGCGAAGGTGAGGAACTGGATCCGCTTGCCGGTGAAGGCGGCCGTGGGCTTGATGTCGGCCTGGATCGGCGCGACGGCCGAGCCGCCGAACTCGTGAATGTCCACGCACTTGCTGTGGCCGATGAGCACGCCACCGGCGGCCGAGACGTACCCGCGCCGGGGGTCGGACTCGCCGAAGGCCTTGCCGCACAGCAGACAGCTCGTGACGCCGGAGACGTCGTAGGAGGTCTCCTTGCGCCCCATTGCCGGAGTGGTGGAGGACGGGACCTGCTCGGCCATCAGAGGATGAGCTTCCGTTTCGAATCCTCGCGGAGCTGGCCGGTGTTGGGGTCGATGACGCCCTTCTTGCCATCGAAGACGCCAGCCTGGATCTCGTGAGCCTGACGCTCGTGGTCGAACTCGCCGATCTTGATGCCCTCGGTGCGTCCCTCGATGATCACCTTGGGGATCGAGTAGACGTTCATGTCGTTGGGGTCGTCGGAGACGTCGAAGTCCCAGACGACCGAGACGACCAGGCCGTTCTCGGCGAACACGCCCTTGGCCTCGTTGGCGAACTGGCGCTTGACGTCCTCGGTCATCGAAGTGACGTTGGCGTACTTGCGCTGGAGGGCACCGAGAACCGTACGGGCAAGGGCCTTTTCGCTTTCGTACAGCTCTTCGACTCCGTCGGGGGACTTTGGAGTACCGAGGATGTCTGTCATAAGTGCCCTATCTTTTGTCGTTGTGTGCCAGTGGCTCTGGAGGAGACTCGGAGCTAGGCCGACCTTGTGTTTGGGAACAGGGTCACCCCAAGCCTCCACCAGAACCCCCGCCCACCCCTCTGGGGCGGGAGCCTGGCCTGCGGTAGCGAGGTCTGTCAGGCCTCGGGGAGAAGCCGCTCGCAGGAGCCGCAGCGGTGAGTGACCGCCGCCGTGTCGAGAGCCATTGCGCCGCCGATCTGCTGGAGTACCCGGGTCGTCTTGTAGTTGACGTTACCGTTCGCCAGCTGGGTGAAGATCTGCTGCACGTCGTACATCGATGCGTCGTCGGGGAGCACGGCCGTGCGCTCGACGATCCGGTCCATCAACCGCTGGCCGAGGTTGTACTCGCGGCCGAGCTGGTAGGCGAACTTGGTCGGGGAGCCGGGGACCGGGGTATTGGCCATCTCGGCGTAGGCGGCCAGCGAGGAGTCGAGGTTCTGCATGATCCGCTGGGCGGCCTCTTCCATCTCGACCAGGAGGGTCTCGACGGTATTGCCCTTGAGCTGGATGGTGTCCTCGGCCTCAAGCGAGGTCGACCCGTTGGTGCACCAGAGGCGGTGCAGGTAGGTCGAGACCGTGGGGGCCTTGAGCTGGTTCGGGTAGGCGATCATCCGCACACCACCCTTGGTGATATCGCCCTCGGCCGGACGGCCCTCGATACGGTCGTCGCCGGGCACCTGGACGCTGTGGTCGGTGACGACGTCGCAGTGGAAGGCGGTGTCGTCACGGAGCAGGGTGACGATCTCGTACTCCGGCTTCATCGCGCGGGTGAGCAGTTCGACGACCTGATTGAGGGGCAGGATCGCCAGGCCGGGCTTGTGGATGGTCACCAGCTGGTCGCCGATGACCTCGATGGTGCCCGGCGCTTCCGGCTTGGACTCCTGCATCCAGTAGTTGAGGTTGTGCGCCTTCAGCTCCGGCGGGCACTTGGCCAGGTAGCTCTTGTTCACGCCGAGGTACTTGGCCAGCGCGCTCTCGACCTGGGCGTCGAAGGGAAACTCGCGACCGGAGTCGACGACCTTGAGGATCGAGGCCTCGTCATCGACCTGCAGGTTGCCGAGGTTGGTCGTGATCTGCGCCTCCTCCCGACCGGCGAGGACCTTCTCCCTGAGTTCCGAAACGAGCACGTAGCCCTCCTGATTGTTGTTGTTGCCCTTGAAGTTTGGCGCTGATGGAGTTGGCTGGTCGCAACCAAGGCCTTTGACTGCCGCCCGTTCTTGACAGCGCGCATGTATCCGGACTGCACCGGTCCATCCATTCAAAAACCACTATAGACCAACGATGGGTTTTAGACCACCGACTGGAATCCCCACGAGGTCTCGATCGACTCCTCGCCGTCGGCGGCCGACAGCACGCTGGTGACGTACATCAGCGCAGGCACCTCGGTGACGTCGAGGTTGGTGTTGAGCTGAGGCTGCAGGTGGAGCCCGCCGCCGAGGTAGCTCTGGTCGTCACCGAGATCGACCGGCTCGCCGACCGGCTTCCAGTCGGCGGCGGTGATGCGCCAGCAGCGATTGAGCTGCGCGGTGCGCGCGCCGTCGTCGTCGACAGCCACGGTGGTCATCCAGAAGTCACCCTGACGCGACACCATCGAGACCGGCCCGGCGCTGGTGATCCCCATCGACTGCAGGGCGTCGCGGTCGGGCACGAATCCACGGGTACCGCTGGAGTAGGTCCAGGGGGCCTGGTCGGTCTGGACACCGATGCGGGTGCCCAGCTTGCGCATCCCGTAGACGTTGTCGTCGACGTCACGGCCGAACACGATCAGGTGTCCGCTGTCGAGGCCTACCCCATCGGAGAAGGAGATCTCGTCGTGGGTCAGGACCTCCTCCTGCACCAGCTCGACCCCACCGACCGGGCTGACGCGATACAGCGCGACCACCGCGCGACCACCGGCATCGGTGCCCGAAGTCCACAGCAGGCTGCGCTGTCCGACTGCGCCGGTAAGGGCGATCGTCGAGCCCGGGAGGTCGAGAGCGCCGCCACGGCGGCCGGTGACCGGGTCGACGACGATCGCGCCCGGGGTGGTGGTCTCGACGTGCTCGGTGTAGCTCTGGGGCCCCTGCTCGCCGACGGTGGCGGCCGTCCAGCGCCGACTGAACAGCGCCAGGTGCGTGCCGTCGGTGAGTGGATGGAAGTAGACCGGCACACCGGCGGCCAGGATGTCGGGGTGGTACATGAGCCCCTGGGTCGGCACATCGCCGGTCCCCATGGTGGTGGTGACAGTGGTCAGGCCCCGGCCGTCGAGCGAGGCGGGAACGGCTGCGGGTCCGGTGGCCATCAGGTCTCCAGGGTGTCGTCGGGGTCGTGCTCGATGCCCGGATCGTACGGCTCATCCTCGGTGTCGACGTCGATCGCGTCGTCGATCTGCTCCTGCTGGCCGACACCGGCGGCCTGGGCCTCCATGTGGGCAAGGATCTCGGCCCACATCTCCGACGGCACGATGTCGCGCACCGCCGCGCCCAGGGCGCTGACCTTCTGACGCAGCTCGGCCAGCTCGCGCTCCTGAGAGCCTGCCTCAGACATCTTCTGCAGGCGCAGTATCGCCGAGAGCCCGACCTCCGGATTGATGTAGGTCTCGGGATTCATCAGGGACTCGAAGCCCTTCTGGGCCATGATCTCCAGATACCCCATGGCGGTGACGATCGACCCAGAGGCGTCGACGCGCTCGTCCTCATTCTCGACGTAGCGCTTCTCCAGGATGCGGCGGTAGGCGGCCAGCGCGGGGTTGGTGAGGTCGAAGTGCTCGCGGGCGTGGTTGACGATGGCGCGGTGGGTGATCTTCTGGCGCTGCGGGCGCTCGGCGTTGATCGCCTCCAGCAGCTTGAGCACCGCCCCGTGCTGCATGCCGTGGGCGAGCCCGGTGTTGACCGTCTTGAGCACGTTCGGGTCGTTGCAGATCCGGCATCGGCTGGCCGGGACGGCGGGCAGGCTGCGGATCTCATCGCGCACCGCCCGCTCGATCTCGGCGTCGGTCGCGGTGCCGCCGGTCATGTTGCGGATCCGGCGGAGGTCGTCGGGACTGAGTCCCCGATCGTTGTTGCGGGACCTGGACATCTCAGTCCTCGTAGGTGTTTCGGTTGGGGCGCTTGCCCGCCAGCGGGTTGTAAGCGCGGCGGTAGAGCCCGGAGACGATATGGATGTCCGGCACGCCGTTGGAGTTGTAGACCTCGCGGCCGCGACGCAGGTCCAGCTGCTCGGCGGTCAGGTAGTCCTGCTTGTCGGCCAGCCGGGTAAGCCCCTGACGGCTGCCCCTCAGGAACTCATCGGCCAGGGCCTCCAGGTCGTAGTCGACGCCAGATCGAACGCTCCCGAGCCGAGACACGGGAACCATCTCCTCCTCGCCGCCCTCGGCGGCGTCGTCACGGTCACCGTCGAGAGTCATTGCCCTACTGAGCAACCGGCTGACCGGTCTCGGGGTCCAACCCGGCCTCGCGGCGGAGCTGGCGGATCTCTGCATTCATCGCTTCGAGCTTCTCCTGGGCCCGCCGGGCCTTGCGCTCGGTGCGAGACGCGGCCTGACGAGCCTTGCGCTGCTCGGGGGTCTCGGCGGCCAGCCGGGCCTCCTCGGCCTCGCGTTCGGCCCTCCGCTGCTCACGGGCAGAAACGGCCTCGTCGGAGTGATACCACTCCTTGCGCAGGAAGCTGGCGGCCTTGACCTGGGAGGGCGTGATCCCCAGATCGGTCTTCTCGTTGATGTAGTCGGCGAAGCTGCGGTGCTCGTCGCTGGTGTCGTTCCAGTTCCACTGCTGCTTGCGTCGGCGGCGAACCGGCTTGCGAGTCTTGGTCTTGACGGTCGAGCTGTCGGGGCTGGGATCTTCGTCCGATGTCACCCTGATCGTCTCCTTGCTCGCGGTAGCCACACTCACGCCGTTTCTCCTCTTCGCGGGCCGCCTTTTCCGAACAGCGGAGGGGTCCCATGTTCCGGCCTGTTTGGCATCATAGGCCATCACCATCTTCTTGAGCCCATCATCCGAGTACTGCTGGACGGGTGTCGAAGAGCTGGAGTTTGGCAAAACTATCTCTGTCGCAGCAGATTCCGTGTACCCGAAGATACAGATAAGTTCAAAGGCCTTGCGCTGCTGTGGGGGCAGAGTGTCGATTCCGGTGAGGAGATCTCCGAGATAGAAGTCTTCGCCCTCGATCGTGAGGATATCGTCGACTTGGCCTGCATCGCGTAAAGACCGCCACTGATAGTACTGACGGAACAGACGCTTAAAAGTCTGCAACCTTCTCTTGGAGAGAGCCTTCCGCTGGACGAAGTCCTCGTCGGTCTCATCGTCCAGCCGCTCGATCGGGGGAGGAAGTTTGCGCCCCACGTCACCTTCCTACTTCTGCTCGGACACCCTCCAGTACCGGATCCGCTCGACCAGTCGAGACAGGTTGGCCAGCTCGTCGTGGAACACCTTCGCCTGGCTGTAGATGTAGTACCGGAAGTACGCAAAGTACTTGTCCTGCCGGGACTCTCGTGACGCGTGAGCCTCGCGGTCAGGGATCGTGCCGTCCATCAGCTGCGAGAAAGCATCCGCACGCGCGTCGTCGGCGACGTGCTTGGCAAAGATCGCTTCCATCAGCAGATCGCTGAGTTGTGGAGCGAGAACGAGCTTTATGCGTTCGAGCCCCAACAGGAAAACTTCCAGGTCCTGACCGGTGAGTTGGTCCCAATCCTCGGCGACGCGGCCTCTTGAGTCCCTCTGCCACACCACCCTACCCTGTGAATCGCGAAGTATCTGCCGGGACTCGCCGTCTCTCTGCGGAACACGGGCCTTCAGATACAGGTCGTCGATCGCATCGAAGGCGTCGGCGTACAGCTCGGCGAACATGCCGCTGGCGGCCGCACGGATCTGGTCGAGGACCTTCTTGTCCGAGGTGCGCCAACGGAACTCCAGCTTGGCGAAGATGTTCTTGCGCTGCTCGGCGAACATGTCTGCCGCCTCGTCGACCGCCTGCTCGGGAGCATCGATGACCTCCTGAACGTGCTCGTCCTGGAGCTTCTGTGCGACCCGGTTGGCCAGGTCGCCGACGTACTCGGTCATCAGAAGCACTCCCCTGCGTGGTCGAGCGAGCACTCGGGGCAGACCGAGGATCGGGTCTTGCGCATGGTGCGCTCCACCGGCGGCCGGGAACCGGCCAGGCAGGCCTCGTGCACGACCTCGTCGTCCTCGTCGTAGATCGCCCAGTCACCGGGCAGGATCTCGTCCTCACAGGTCGGGCACTCGCCGCCGTAGCGCGCCTTGAAAGGCCGACCGGCCGACCGCGAGTAGCCGCCGTTGTTGGTCGAAAAGCCCTTGTGAGCCATCACTTCACCTCGTCTCGGAGCCAGCAGACATAGCGTGCCGGGCACTTATCCATCTCGGGCGACCCGAGCGCACAGCAGTGGGCCGGTGGGGTGTCCCGAGCAATACTCTCGCGCACTCGGGCGAACTTGTCGAAGATCTCCATAAGTAGCCGGTCATTACGCTTCACGCGGTATTCGCGCATGTGGTACGGATGTCCGGCTTCGAGCACGAGAAGCACACCCTCGTCCTCATTTTGTGAATACAGCCCCATCGAGAGCTGCGCGTCCCACTCGGGCTTGACTTCCTTCTGGAACGAAAAAGACCGGCTGTTTTGGGTTTTCAGCTCGGTGACCACCCGGCCGTACTTCGGGATGACCGGGATCATGTCGATGCGGCCGCGCGCGTGCTGCTCCTCCAGGACGTACTCGACCTCGGTGTCCTCCTCCTTGAGCAGCCCCGCCTGGATGAACTGGGTCTGCACGACGGCGTGCAGGGCGCTGCCCATGGCCAGGGTCATCTCCGACTGCAGGTCGCGCGGCTCGAAGATGAGCAGACCCTGGTAGGCCTCGTGAAAGAGGTAGAAGAGGAACCGGGCCCCGGCCTGGTTGAAGTTGGTCGTGACCGCGTGCGTGCTGGGGTGGAAGTACCCGTCGCCCGCGCCGTAGTAGGGCGAGGAGTCGACCTCGATCTGGTAGCTGTCCGGCCAGCTGTTGCCGAGCATGGCGTTTCGGAAGTACGGGATGAGCAGGTTCTTGTCGACCAGCGACGAGAAGATGTTGTCGGCCTTAGCCATCGGTGTTTTTCACCTTTCCGAGCAGCTCCGAGAAGTCATCCAGGGAGAGCACGATGTAGTCGTCGGTGCGGCCGGTGTCCTTGTCGGCGAACCGGATCGGCAGGGCGAACCGGCGTCCGGCCTCGGCCGCCCTGTTCTCGTAGTCGCGCAGGAACTTGGCCGACAGGGAGTAGGTCTTGCCCTGGGTGTATTTCGAGTCGACCATCAGCCGGAAGTCGGAGTCGCCGTAGTGGGCGCGGTCGACGCCGTCGCCGGGGTCGTGCCACTGGCTCCCAGACGCCGCTGTGCGCTCCAGCCCGAGCGCGTCGTTGACGTCGTCCTCGAAGGCCGCCCACGCGGGCTTGGGGCTCACTGAGCGGCCTCGTCGAACTCGGGATCGATCGGGGCGACCTTGCTCAGAGAGCGGTCGCGCGTGATCGCGGCGGTGATGTCGGCGACGATGTCGTCGCGGACCGCCGGGTCGTTGCGCACCGCCGTGACCAGACCACCACGCCCCTGGACCTTGCCGCCGGGCAGCCGGGGGTGGTTGTAGAAGGCCCCCTTGCGCTCGACGACGCCGACGGCGATGCCGATGCGGACCAGCTCCTCCAGGGTGTCGACGCCGAAGGCGTTTTCCTCGGTCTCGATGTTGTAGAACCACCAGCTGGCAGTGCGCCCCGGCGCGGCGAGCTGATTCTTGATCACCTGCGCCTGCACCAAGAAGCCGACCGGCATCTTCTCGCCGTCGATGACGGCCTCGGCCTTCTCCTTGGTCGACTTCTTGAGCTTGATCCGAAGGATGCAGGCATGCCCCCACGCCTTGCCGCCCGGGGTGATGTGGCGGCGGTAGCCCTCCATGTCCTCGCGGATCTGGTTCACCGCGAAGGTCAGGCAGTTGAACTTCTGGCTATAGGTTGCGGCGAGCCGGGCGAAACGGGTGACCGCTCGCGCGTTGCCACCGACCTCGCCGACCTCGGCGTCCTTGCTCATCGCGGCCGCCGTCGGAGCGCCGCCGATCGAGTCGAAGAGCACGAAGCAGACCTGGCCGGTCGAGACGAACTCGGTGAAGATCTGGGTCGCCTGCTCCATGTGGTTGGGCCAGACCAGCCGGACACGCTTCATCCGCTCGACGCCGATGAGCTTTTCAACCCAGGTCATAGTGAGCTTGTGCTCGGTGTCGATGATCAGCGCCTCGCGCTTGGGCTGGGCGTCGAGGAACTGAGCCATCGACAGCAGCCCGAGGGTGGTCTTGCCCGACCCCTCGCCTCCGGCGACCTCGATGACGCGGTCCGGCGGCAGGCCGCCGATGCCGATCGCGAAGTCCAACGCCAGCGAGCCCGAGGGGATCGCCGGGCGCACCGGGACGTCGGAGGCCATCATCACCGAGTTCGCCCCGTAGCGCTCGTTGATCTTGTCCATGACCTTGTCCAGCTCGCGGTTCACGAGGGCTGCTCCTCATCACTCAGGTCCAGGCGGACGAACATGCTCAGGTGGCAGCCGCCGCCCTTGAGCTTGATGACGTCGCAGGCGACCGGCTTGCCGACGACGATGAAGTGCTTGGCGGTGTCCCAGGCGTCGGCGAAGGCCAGGAACTCGAACTCCTCGCCGCGCCAGGCCAGCGTGCAGAAGGCCATCATCCGGCCGTTCTTCTGCTTGTGCGGGCGGGCCTTGATCACCATGCCGCCGATCGAGAAGCGCTGGCCGGGCACGAAGTCCTCGGCGTCCATCGCGCGGTGGATGCAGGCCCGCTCGATCATCGCGTGGTAGGGGGCCATCACGTCGACGCTGACCGCGCGACCGAGCAACGCCTCCTCCTCGGCGACGACCACCTCGGGCACCGAGAAGTCCGGGATATCGTAATCCTTCGGCTTCTTGGACCACTTCTCGGCGACCCGCTCGGCCAGCTCGTCCTCGGTGAGCTTGAGTCGGGTCGACTCAGCCCAGGTGTCCACGGTCCGGTAGTAGAACAGCTTCTCCAGCAGCCGCTCGCGGCTCTCGCCGGTGAAGTCGAACGCGCCGACCTTGATCAGCGAGTCGACGACGCCCTTTTTCGCGCCGCCGGAGGTTGTACAGCGGGTGAGAAAGTCCTCCAGGGAGTCGAACGGCCGGATCGCTCGTTGAGCTTCTATGTCGACCGACGCCGCCGACCCCACGCCCGCGATGGACTCGATTCCGTAACGGATACCGGCCTCGGTGAGGGTGAACTGCGCGCCCGACTGATTGACGTCCGGCGGCAGGATCGGCCGGTTGCGCTTGGCGGCCTCGTTGACGTAGAGATCGGTCTTCTCCTTGGTCGCGGAGTCGACGGCCAGACAGGCGGTGATGAACTCGTCGAAGTAGTAGTGCTTGGTCCAGATCTCCCAGCACGCGAGCACGGCGTAGCCGATCGAGTGGCTCTTGTTGAACGAGTACGAGCCTGCGGCCAGGAACGACTTCCACAGCCCCTCAGCGACCGCTCGGGCCCGCGCGCGGCCGCCCGGGGTCTGGGAGACGAACTCCTCGTTGTCCAGGCAGCCGTCGATGAACTTGGGCTCCAGGGCGACCATCTTGTCGAGCAGCTTCTTGCCGATGATCTTGCGCAGCCCCTCGGCCTCGCCGGGGGTGAATCCGGCCAGCTCGCGCGAAGCGCGCATCATCTGCTCCTGGTAGACCAGGATGCCGTAGGTCTCGCCGGTGATGCCCTCCATCATCGGGTGCGGGTATTCGACCGGCTCCAGCCCGTTCCGGCGGTCGAGGAAGTGGTCGAGCTGCCCGGCACCGATGACGCCGGGTCGGTTGACCGCGACCAGCGCGCCCAGGTCGATCTCGTTGCGGGGCTTGAAGCGCACCGACTGCTTGGTGCCGCCCGGGGTGCCGATCTGGAAGATGCCCGCCGTCTCGCCCCGATCGATCTGCTCCCAGATGGCCGGATCAGCGTAATGGTCGTAGCCGATGGTCACGACGTTGGTCGCGCCCTCGGGGGTGCCATAGCCGCCGCCGTCGTAGTCGATCCAGACGCCGTGGCGCTTGTAGATGTAGTCGCGCGCCATCTCCAGCTGGTCGAGGTGCTTGAGCGAGAGCAGGTCGTCCTTGACCGCCCCCAGCTCTTCCATCTCGCGCATGTCGAACTGGGTGGACAGGGTCGAGACCGTGCTGCCCTTGGCCTTCTTGCGCCGCGTCGGCACGTTGCCCAGCAGGGGCACGTTGCTCACCACCACACCGGCGGCGTGCAGTCCGGCCTGGCGGGTCAGGCCGTTGAGTGCGACGACGTTCTCGACCAGGGCGGGGTACTTCTTGAGGTCGTCGGCGATGGTGGGGTCGCGATCGAGGACGTCGGCGAAGGTGACCTCGTCCTCCTCGTCCTGGGCGTCCTCGTCGATGTACTCCTTGCCGGAGACGGCGTCGATCTTCTTGCGCAGCTTCATCACGTCGGGGACCGGCATGCCCAGCGCCTTGCCGATGTCCTGGACCAGCTGAGCCGGGCCCGAGCGCGAGCGGGTGCCGATCGAGACAACCTCGCCGCCGGTCTCGGCGTAGCGCTTGCCGACGTACTCCTTGATCCCGGGGCGCTTGCGCTTGGGGAAGTCGACGTCGATGTCGGGGTTGTCGGCGCGGTCGGGATTGAGGAAGCGCTCGAAGAGCAGGTCGTAACGCAGCGGCTCCAGGTTGGTGATCCCGAGCGCGTAGGCGACCAGCGAGCCTCCGGCCGAGCCACGGCCCGGGCCGACGAGACAGCACGGGCTCGTGGGCGGGTCGGCCACGAATCGCGCCCAGCTGCCGGTCTTGGCCGCCATCACGACGTCCTGGATCTTGTTGAAGTAGCCCGGGAAGTTCTTCTCCAGGATCAGCTCGACCTCGGCATCGCGGCGCTCGCGGGCCTCCGGGGTGTCGATCCCCTGGGCGACGTAGCGCTCCTGGAACCCCTGCTCGACCAGCTTCAGGAAGGCCTCGCGGTCCTCGGCGTCGGTGGCGTAGAGGCGGGGCATCTCCAGAGTCGGCTTGATCTCGGCGTTACACTGCTCGGCAATCCAGCCGGAGTTCTTGATCGCCTCCTCGGTGACCGAGCGCGAGATCCCGTGCTGGCCCATCCAGTAGATCAGCTCATCGGTGTTCATCATCCAGTCGGCGGCCTGGCCTCGGTCCTCGCCGGTCTGGTCGGCCTTGAACGTGCTCATCTTCCAGACCATGCGGTGTTCCTGCCACTGGTCCGGGAAGGCGTAGTGCGCATCGTTGACGACGACCAGCGGGATGCCCATCTCCTTGGCCAGCTGGGCCTTGGCCTGGTTGAGCTTGGCCATGCCCTGATTGGCCTGGCGCGAGGACATCGCGTTGCCCCAGAACTTCATCTCGTCGTCGTCGCGAGGCTCCATCAGCTGCCAGGTGTGCAGCTCCATGTAGAAGCGCTCCCCGAAGATGCCCTGCAGCGTCGCCAGCTCTTGGCGAGCACGGTCGTAGTCGTCGAGATGGACGTACTCGGCGAACCGGGTCAGCGCGCACCCATCGGACGCCCACAAGCCTGCGGAGTACTCACGCATCAGATCGACGTTGAGCTGCGGCTTGCCGTAGAAGTTCTCGTCCTCGTAGGCGAGCGAGGAAAGGGCCCACATATTGCGCAGACCCTGCTGGTCACCGGCGAGCAGCACGACGTGCGAGCTGTCCTTACCGGCGGTCTTGGCGTCGCGGCTCTTGCCGATGTCGTGGACCCACCGGGCCTCGGTGCCGAAGACCGGCTTGACGTTGTGCTTCTGGCACGACTTCTGGAAGGCGAAGTGGCCGCCGACCTCGTCGTGGTCGGTGACGGCACAGAACTCGTCGCCGTTCTGTGCGGCGCGTTCGGCCATCTCGTCGGTGCGAGCGCGTCCGTCGAGGAAGCTGTACTCGGAATGGTTGTGCAGGGCTGCGTATCCGCTGCTCATGATGTTGTTGTTGGTCCCGTCCGGTCGACAAAGGGACGGCCCCGGAGAAGCGCTGATTCGAGCCTCTCCGGGGCCGCTACTGCAGCGGTCTCACATACCCACGTGGAGACCGTCTGAGCCCCGTAGACGCACACGGTGGCGCGCCATCCCTCGTGGGAAGGGTGAGGGGATCTACTAGGAGGAGTGCGCCTTCAGGCGCTCACGCAGCGACGAGAACTCGCTGCCGGTCTCCTCCGACACAGGTGCCTTGTCGTTCTCGTCGGTCTTCCAGGGCGGTCCGTCGTCGTTCGACGCGGCGGCCTTGGTGGCGGACCCGCCGGACGGCTTGCTGTCGCCACTCGCCTCGCGCTCGCCGAGAAGGAAGTAGCGCACGCGCTCTTCACTGCCGTACGACTCGGCCCACTGCGGGAGCGTCTGCGGGCAGAAGAGGTAGCGATCGGGGTCCTCTTCGTCGTACGGACGTCCGTACCCATACCCCTCGTAGTGCTTCTTGATGTCGAAGTCGCTGCCGTCGGGGTCCTTCGGGACGATCTGGTAGGTGGTGTCGGTCTTCGCGCCCTGGCGGGTGATCTTGTAGTCGCGGTCGCACAGGGTGCCGTACTCGTCGTAGAACCCGACCATCGGCTGCCAGAAGTTCTTGTGAGACTGCTTGACCAGCAGGAACTTCCGAGCCGGGTACTTCTCGCCCTTGACCTCGATCTCTTCGATGACGTCGCGGTACTTGATGACCGTGCGGCCGTTGATGACCTGGGGGTCCTCCTCGCGCAGGACCGCGATGGCGACGGTGCGCTGCTTGGGCCTGGGGTCGACCAGATCTCCGGTCATGCCCTTCTCACGGGTCTTGCCGCCGAGCTTGATGACCCAATCCTCCGCGCCCTCAACGACATCGGGCAGAACGGTGAAGTTCTGGGTCTTGTTGTCCTTGTCCACGATGTACTCGTAGAAGTCGCACGTGAGGATGTCCTCGACGTCGGTCAGGAACCTGATGACGTGGGTCTCGCCGTCTTTCCAGTTGGCATACGCCAACTTGCCCCCGAATGCGCCGCCTGCAGAAGCGGCGGACTTGATAGCGCTCTTCAGAGCATCCAAACCGGTTTTCGCCATAGCGATTTGACCAACTTTCCTGTGTCTGGCCGAGTGGCCTGTCGTCGCGATCGCGACTGTCATTACCCTACAACAGATCTCCGACAATCACTGCACCATGGTGGCGAGCAGCGTGTCGACAGTAGCTGGAGTCGGGCCCCACGATCGCGGGATGCACACGATGTGCAAGTTGTTGTCCCAGAGGTAATCCGAACCGTCATACAGCAGCACCTTGAGGGTGGTTCTGTATCCACGGCTGTAGGCCACCTGTAGGAAGAGCCGGTACCACATGCGCGCGACCCAGAGGTCGGTGCGGTAGCGGCCGACGGTGTAGAAGTCCCACCAGATGTCCGGCTGCGCTTGGGGAGTCGCCGGAGTGGGGTTAAGGGCGTCTTCGAGATCGTCAAGGTCGACGCCGTCGAACAGCCCGGAGTCGATCAACTCAGAGACGTACGCCCGATCGATGAGCCGCTTGGTCGGCGGCGTCCGGTTGTACTTGGCACGGGCGTGCGGATCCAGCAGGGTGCGCGCTATGTCGTGTGCGCGGTGAAATCGCCTGACGTCAGGCTTGTCACCGGTGTCAGGGTGATATCGGCGGTACAAAGCGCGTGCGGCGGCACGGATCTCGTCCATCGTGGCCCAGGGACGAACCCCCAGCTCGGCGTAGTAGCCGTGGGGGTCGAAGGTGTTGATGGGCAGCGGGGCGATATCTCGGCAGGCCGAGGGGAAGCCGCTGCCTCCCGGGATGAACGTCGATGAGTGCCGAATATCGGCATCGACCACTACACGGACCTCTTGTCCGGCGGAGCGGGATTGGTCGCGCCGTCGGCGCGGGCCCGCTGCTGCTCGATCGACAGATACTGATCGTCTAGCAATTCGCTATAGGCTCTTTCGTTTTCGGCCTCGTCGGCCTCCAACCTATCGCGCAGCCCCATGGCCTCTCCTCTGTCGTCGCACCGAGTCGATGAGAATCGTATGCACTGCCCCCGACAGCGCGCTCTCGACTTCGGCCAGATCGGTGTAGTCACCCAGGTCGCGCCCGGGCTCGGGGTCGACCACGCGCAGTGTGCGCCCGGTCAGCTCGCGCCGTAGCTTGCGCTCCCCGACCTCGCCAGCGTCATCACCGTCCATCCAGATGATGACCTGGTCGAAGGACCGCAGCAGATCGATCTGTGCTGCACCAATTTTGGCCCCGAACGTGGCGACCACCGGTGTCTGCAGCCCCAGCGACGCCGCCTTGAGCACCGACATCGGTGACTCGACGACGACGACGGTGTCCGCCCCCTTGGCACGATCGTACCCGTAGAGGGTGAAGCTCTTGGGAAAACCGCTGGAGGAGCGGTACTTCGGGTAGGTCTCCTTGGTGCCCGGCCACTCGCCGGGGCGCGAGGGGATCACGCGCTTCTGCCAGCCGACGAGGTCGCCGTTCCAGAAGTGCGGGATGGTGATGCGGTTCTCGCCCTCGTCCCAGCCGATCTGCCAGTCGCGACAGGTCTCGACGTCGATGCCGCGCTCGACGATGTAGGGGTGCACGAACGCCCACGGCCGCAGCACCTTGTCGGAGTACACCGAGGGCCGGTTGCCGCCGGTGTAAAGCCCGTAGGTGTGGGTGGAGCTGCCGGTCATCTCCTTGATCAGCCGGATCGTCGCGTCGCGAAACGCGGTGTCCTCGATGCGGCGTCCCGACAGGAATCCCTCGGCGAACAGCAGCGCCTGGTCGACCTCGTCGAACCCCTCCATCTTCATGATGAAGTGGATGATGTCGCCGCCCCAGAAGCTCCAGCAGACGTAGGTCTTCATCTCGATGTTCGCCGACGCCGAGGGGTGCGCGTCGCCGTTGGCGTGATGGCGGTGCACGCGATCGAGCAGACACGAGTGCAGGATCTCGGTGCTCTCGCCGTCCTTGTGCGGCATCTCCGAAGCGTTCTCGGCCCCGTAGTGGGCCAGCAACGCCTCGACGTCGATCTGGTGCAGGATCTCTTGGTAGCTCATCCGGGAGATCCGCTCACGGATGGCCCCGATGCCGGTTTTCACTCGGGGACCATGACCTCGCGGATGGAGATCTCGGTGCGGTCGGTCAGCCGCCAGGACAGCATCCAGTCACGCTTGTCGCTGCGCCGAGAGCCGAGGATGGCCAGGCCGGTGGAGTTGTTCGCCCTCATCTCCTCGTTGCGCCACAGGCCGAAGATGATGTCGGCGGTCTGCTCCAGCGAGGCGGTGTTGGCCAGGTTGAACAGGTCGCCCCGTCCGCCGCCGACACGCTGAGACTCGCGGTTGAACTGCACCGCCAGCAGGCACGGGATCGACCCGGCCGACTCGCGGCTCACCTCGTCCTTGAGCGAGAAGATCAGGTCCGACTGCTTCTGGGTGGTCGCCCGGTCGCCGGTGTACTCGCGCTCGGCGTCGATGAACGACATCTGGTCGATGAGCAGGTAGTCGGCGTTGAGCTGCCGGGCCCGGTTGACCAGGTTGCGCACCGTACGGCTGCCGCGCTCAGGGCGCTCGACGTGAAAGCCTCCGGCGGCGGAGATCTCCTCGCGGGCGATCTGGACGCGACGGAACTCATCGAGCCTCAGCTCACCGGCCTGCATGCGCTGATAGCTCACCCCGCTCCACAGGCAGTCGATGCGCTCGGACATCTCCTTGGCGCTCATCTCCAGGGTGAAGATGAGCGGTCGGTATCCGGCCTTGCGGGCGGCGACGGCGGCGTTGGCCAGGAACCAGGACTTGCCGATCTTGGTGTAGGCCGCGACCACCGCGAGTTCGCCCGGGCGTAGGCCTTGGGTGAACTCGTCCAGCTCGGGCAGGCCGTAGGTCATGCCTCGGCCGACCTCTTCGGACTTGCGCCGGTAGTGCTCGGCGCGCTCCTCGGCATTTTGCGACAGGTCGACACGCATCGAGCGCGGGGCGATCGACTCGCTGACTAAGAAGGCCTGCTGCGACAGCTGCGACATCACGACGGCCGGGTCCGCTTCGAGGTTGTTGACGGCCTCGGTCAGGATCTTCTGGGCCTGCCGGATGACGTACCGGCGCTGCAGCAGCGTGACCAGATAGTCGGCCGACTCCTCGACGACGGCCGGGATCGGCACGCCGGGGAACTCCAGGTTGAGGGCCGCCAGCGTGGGCACCTGGCCCATCCGGGCGTCCTGCCAGTAGTCGATGCACCAGCTGTAGATCGCGCCGTTGACCGGCTCCTCGAAGGCCTCGGCGCGCACACCGCGCTCGTGTGCCAGCGAGAGGGCCCGGATGTCGACCAGCAGGGCGACCAGCTTGCGCTCGAAGGTCACCTCCGGGGTGCTCACGTCAGAGGCCTCGTCTCTCCTCGGCGGACCTCGTCCAGCTCGCGGGCATTGGCCTGCCGACGGAAGTCCGACCCGGCGACGTCGATCGAGATCGACTTCTCCCGCAGCAGCGAGAGCGCGGCCGCGCCGTAGCCCTCACGGACGTCGTCGGGACGCAGGTTGGTGGTGACGATCGTCGAGCGACCGGCCTGCACCCGCGAGCGCAGCACCATGTCGAAGGTGGCCTCGGGCAGATTGTTCTTGAGCCGGTGCTCCTTGCCGATGTCGTCGAGCAGCAGCACCTGGGACCCGATCACCTTCTTGTCGAAGCGATTGCGCTCCTCGGCCGAGCGCCAGGTCGAGGTGTACATGTCGATCATCTGGGCGAAGGTAATGGCGAAGCAGCGGTAGCCCGCCTTGACGAAGTCCTTCAGGCACAGGGTGCCGACCATCGTCTTGCCAGTGCCGACGTCGCCGACGAGGAACAACCCGATGCCGCGACGCAGGTACTCGTGGTTGAGTCCGTACTCGCCGACCTGCCGAACCAGCGAGTCGTCGGCGACGTCGTCCCAGTCCAGCCGTTGGTACGTCGCGCCGATACCGGCGACGAGGTAGTGCTTGAGCAGCTGGAGCTGCAGCTCGCAGTCGCACTCGCGCTTCTGGCCCTTCCAGACGTAGGTGCCTCGCTTCTCGCAGGTGGGGCAGTAGTCCTCGGGCGAGAAGCCGACCTCGGGGTGATTGGCGTAGAGCCACGCCGACTCACGATCGGAGAGGTGCCGGGTCCGAATGCTCTGCCCGACCAGGTTCCGCACGCTCAGAAGTCCAGCGGACGAGCACCCGGGGTGGCGGCGCGCTCCTCGGCGGTGCGGTCGACCCCGGCCTGGACCTGCATCTCGTGGTGCATGCGATCAGTCCACCACTTGCGCCCCTTGGTGAACGAGAAGAAGCCGACGATCTCGCCGTCCCACTTGCCGTTGTAACGGTAGAAGGCCCACTTGACGATGCGGCCCGCGTCGACCTTGCCGTAGGTGTTCTGCAGCCCCCGGAAGACCGAGCGCTCCCGGATGCCGTCGACGGCCGAGGAGATCCCCTGCGCGTCCTTCAGCGACTCCTGGAAGTAGCAAACAAGCTGGTCAGGGCTCATTTTTTCGACCCGGACACCCATCTTGCGTTCAACACCATCAGGTCCGACAAAGGACACGAGGACACCACCTTGAGTTGTTGTTGTTATAGCTAAACTATAGCAGACTCACTCCACTGCAGCAGTATCGCCCCCATGATGTCGAGCCCCAGATTCAGCTCCTCGATCGTGGTCGTCAGCGCCGGGGTCATGTAGACCGACCGGCCTCGCGGGTCGGCGAGGAAGATCCCACCCGCAAGTCCTTCGGTGACGAGCTTGCGAGCCAGCTCGGGGGTCTTCATCACCAGCGACTGCTGCATCCCGACGCCCCAGGCCCGCTCGACGAAGTCGGGGAACTGGTCGGCCAGCGAATCGAGCCCGTCGGAGAATACCAGGGCGGTCTTGGAGGCCTCGGAGATCAGGGAGGGGTCGATCTCCGACAGCGTCGCCAGGCCGACCCGGCACGCCACCAGATCGCCCGACAGCGGGGGGACGCGGCTCTCAGAGAGCATGAGGTCGCCCCGAGCCACCACCGCCCCCAGCGGGAAGCCTCCGCCCGCCGGGCCGCCGACGATGGTGTAGTCGGCCTGAACGCGGAAGAACTGCTGCCCCCACAGGTGGTCGTAGGTCCGGCCGAAGCCGGTGCGCGACTCGTTGATGATCACCTGGGTGTTGCGCGCGCTCGCCTGCGCGACGATGTCGCCGATCCAGGTGCGGTCGTAGGGGCGACCCTCCCAGTCGACGAGGCTGATCACCAGGGCGGCGTAGGAGTCCCACGCCTCGCCGTAGAGCATGTTGCCCTCGACGATCGTGTCGACCCGCTCGGGGAACTCGGTGGCGTACCAGAGGTTGTCTCCGGCGACGAGCAGCGTGCGGTTGCGGTAGGTGTACGCCCGGGCCTGATAGATGGCCTCGGCCAGCGCGGTGCGCTCGTCGAGCGCGAAGGTCACCTTCAGGTCGGGCTGGTTGAACGAACTCGCCAGCGCCGAGGCGTAGGCGATCACCGGCGGGTAGAGGTGGCCGCCCGGGACCAGCGTGGTGACGTGGTGATAGCGCAGGAACTCCTGCATCGCGCCGTGGACGCCCGGGAACTGGTGCCCCAGGACCATCGTGCCCTCGCCGCAGCTGAAGTCGACGAACTTGGTCCCCAGGCCGTCGTAGATGAACCGGCCGGTGGCGGTACCCAGGGCGAAGGGGTGCTCTGGGGCGTGCGCGAGGAAGGCGCTCTGCCGTTCGACCGTCTTCTCGATCGCGGCGACGATCTTCTCGGTGGCGACGGTCTGGGCCATCAGTCCTCCTCGTCCTCGGCGGCGACGCGGCGGACCCAGCGGCCCTCGGAGTCCTGGACGCAGTCGGCCGGGTGCACCCACCGGCCCCGGATCTTGTGCCAGCCCTCCTTCTCGCGCCACTCGCCGCCCATCTCGGCGATCTTGATCCGGCGGAAGCTGCGCTGCATCTCCGACTCGGTGAGGTTGTTGCGCTGGTACATCGAGGTGAGGATCGCCATGAGGTCGCCCACGTTGAACCGGCGGCGCGTGCCGACGCGCTCAGGCACCACCGGGGTGCCGTCGGGGCGCAGGAACGACTTCTGACGCAGTCCCCAGTAGACCCACTGCACCGAGCGGTCGAAGAACTCGCTCACGTCCTGGGTCGAGAAGTAGGGCTTGATGTCGGCCATCGACAGCAGCTCTTCGGTGGTGAGGTCGTTGACCAGCTCGGCGCGGCGCGCCAGCTCTTCACGTGCAGCCTCGGCGAGCTTGTCCTCACCAATGGGTGTAGCCGGAGCCTGTGTAGGCTCCGGCTTTCCCTGGGGCTGCTGGTCAGACATATCGCTGAACAGCGGGGTTCCCATGACTCATCCTTCATCGTCCTTGATGTCCCGCACCTGCAGGCGCGGGGTCTTCCAGGCACCCGGATCCAGCGACTCACGGATGCACTCCATGATCTCGGGACGGGTGCGAGCTGCAGCCAGGAGGAGGTCCATGTCGAGCTTGACGACGGTCTGAGCCGGGATGTGCTCGGTGACCGTGATGTCCTTCCACGTCTCCGCGCCGACGAGCGCCGCGAGCTTCTCCTCGTTGAGGACCGGGTCCTTGCGGCCCGCGCCCTCGCGAGTGAACTGCTTGCCGGTGGCCGGAGCCTTGACGAAGCCGTTCTCGTGCTCGGGGAACTCTGCGCCGCGAGCGAGCGCCTCTTCGGTGATCGAGCCGAACGCGGCCTCACGGATCTGGCCGTAGCGCGCCTTGATGAACTCCTCGATCTGCTTGAGATCGAGGAACTCCACCATCAGCGCATTGGCCTCGTCGGCAGTGAGGACGTGCGGGTCGGCGTGGGTGATCTCCGAGTTGGCGCGGACCTTGCGGACGTAGCCCTGCAGGGTCTTGTTCGCGGTGGCGAGCTTGGTGCGGTCGAGGACCTTGATGGCCTTCTCCCACGCCTTGCGCCGGGTGGCGACGGTGGAGCGGGGTGCCTGCGCGACGTCGGCGGTCTTGGCCTGCTTGACGATCTCGCGGTAGGCGGCAGCGTAGTCGCCCTCGTGCTTGGACAGGATGTCCTTGAGGGCCTGCGGTGCCAGTTCGCCCGTGCTCACCATGGTGTCTCCTAGTGCAGATGATGTTGTTGTTGTTAACACCATGCTATAGGACGACTACAGGTTTTGTCAAATCAGCGCCCGTGGAGCGCGACCGGCAGGCGGCTGAACTTCTCCATCGGCGAGTAGTTGTCGCGGATCTCGACCCCGTTGTACCGGTCGTTGCCGAGCACCGACCGAGCGTTGCGCAGCGCGTTGTGGACGCTGACGAAGGTCTGCTCGGCCTCGGCGACAACCTGCGAGTTGCGGGCCTGCAGGGACCAGGTGAGCGCGCCCTTCTTGCCGCTGACGGTCAGCCGCTCGAACTCCATCGCCATGATCAGCTCCCCTGCACGCCGGACGAGCGCACACCGGTGTCGATGTAGCGCATGAACACGTCGGCGGTCGAAAGGACGGTGCCGACGGCCGCAGGCTTGGCGGTCGCGTTGACGTTGGCCATGCCGTAGTGCTGGACCGCCAGGGTCAGGGCGCTGAGCCGATAGTCGGCACCCTCCTTGGGAAGGGTCTTGATCTGGGGTGGCGCGGGTGTCGTCATCGGTAAGACCCTTCGGTTGTTGTTGTTCTGTAGCGTCGTTCTCTGTGCAACTTTACTGCAGGGTTGCGCTCTGGCCTGCATGACTCGCCGCCTCCTGCTGCAGCTCCATGAGCTTCATCCCAATGGCGCTCTCGATCATCCGGAACTCCAGGGTGGTCATGTCCTTCTGCATCGTGTCCTTATGCACCCAGTGCATCGAGAGCACGGTGAGCATCTGGCCGATCCAGTCGGCGACGACCAGCTGCTTCAGATGCTCCTCGATCGAGGTCAGCGTGGCGCGCAGCGCGTCGACCGCAGTGGCTCCGGTCCGGCTCATGTACTCCTCGCTGGCGTCGGCCCAGAGGGTCACGAACTCGTGGAACTGCCGCCCCTCCTCGTTGGCCTTCATCTCCGAGACCGTCTTGGCCCAGGCCTGATCGTTGACGACCTTCATGCGTTCCTCTCCTGCCCGATGAGACTGGCGAGCGATGCGTTCGACACCCGCTCTATGTATGCGACGAGCGCGTCGGTGAGGTCGAACGGCATGTCCGTGAAGCCCCTCTGGGGCTGCGGTCGAACAGACTTCCGGCCGATCGGTGGCGGCTCGACCACAGGGTAGCGGTGGAAGGTCGCGGTCCCCCGCGACTCGATGGCGCGGCGGCCGGTGGAGAAGATGCGCGGCCCGGAGAGCACGACCTTCGTCGGGAAGTCGCCGACGACGGTGACGCGGGCCTCGACCGGCAAGAATCGCCAGGTCGGATGCTTCTCGTCGGTGACCAGGTGCGGGGCGTACGAGCCGAAGGGCTTGCTGCTGGACCGCTGGCTGCGCAAGAAGTACTTGCCGTACTGGATGTTGATCCGGTGCTCGACGGTCCGAATCGGGGCCGAGGCCGTGGTCAGCGTAGGCAGGCCCATGTCAGTTCTCGTCCCAGTAGCCGTTGGCCGCCGCCTGGAAGAGCTTGTGCATCGAGCGGAATCCGGCCTTCTCCAGCTGGCCGGTCGAGATCTGCTCGTCGGCGACCGTCTCCAGGAAGTCGCGCAGGGTCTCGAAGGAGCTGATCTGCAGCACCGGACGCGGGCCGTAGTTGTGATCGGCCTCCCACTGGCGGTTGTAGCCCCGGCGGCCGCCACGGTTGAAGGGCTTGAAATAGCCCCGATGGCGATCGCTGCTGTAGCTCGGGATGTGGAAGAAGTTCTGGACCTCTTCCTGGGTGATCGGCTTCTTGTCCTTGAGGCGCTGGGTGAGCAGGTCGCGGAAAGGCTTGAGCTTGGGGAGGTCGTCCTCGCGCCAGCGCCGGTTGTGCTCGGCCTCGGCGGCGTCGACGAGCTGATCCCACTCGACCTGGTCCTGTTTGGCCCGCTCGACTCCCCGGTCGATGGTCTCGATGAGCTTGGTCTTGTTCAGCAGCACGGAAGGGTCTCCCTGTAGGTGGTGTTGTTGTTGAACTACTTCACAAACACTACAGGGTTTAGACAGCTACCGGCAAACTACCGGAAGAGGTCGCGCAGGCGCTCCTTCTCCGCGTCGTCAGCGGCATTCTGCTCATCGGACTGCCGCGCACGGCGATCCCGGGAGTGCTGAGCGGCAGCCTGGGCCTCGCGATGATCTCGTTCCCGACGTGCTGCACGCACCTCTTCACGCTGCTCAGGGGTCATTCCTGGGGTCATACGCAAGTGGTCGGTCATGACTTTTACCCTACACTGACATGTGGGGTTTGTCAAACCTCTCTCAGGATGTGTTCGAACAAGGAGAAAGACCAGGTCCGCCACGTTCGCGCGTGTGGAGGTGCAGACCTGGCCCTTCGTACCTACAGCATCATCGGCTGAACGGCCCCGGCGGGACGGTTCGATATTCACTATAGCACCAAGAAAGCCCCCAGCTGTGAGACCTGGGGGCTTTCGAGGGTAACAACCGTTGACCCGGAATACCGATGTGAGCAAGACCAATGTAGCAGCTTTCGGCAGCTGCAACAGCAAAAGAGGGAGAAGACATGAAGGTGCCCCCACCTCACCCCCAAACCCCCTAGGGCCCCGCATGCACGGAGAGGGGGTCGCCGTCTGGAGGTGTTCCATGACCTCGTGGGCATGCACTCATAGCCCCCGGTGCTCATGGAAGCAGGGGCTAGTGCTGTGACCACCGACTAGGCCTTTGTCAGCGGTGACCTGCTGGTTCAGGCCTTGAGAACACCAGGGGGGTTTGGTTGGGCGAAACTCCCAGAAACGCCAGTGCTAGCGGCAACGCTTTCCGCACTGGCGAAAGACCCCACGAGATGTGTAGGATCAGATCCAGTGCTTTCGACGGTACTTACTTCGGCCCCTCTGAGGATCACTCCCTGGAGGGGCCGAAGTCATTCCTACCACATGTTCACAGTCGCGTACGACCTCCCCAGTTGATCGGACGGCCGGTGGCGCTGAGGATCCACAGGATCACGCCGACGATGACCAGGATCGCGCCGACCCACACCAGGGGCTGCAGCGGCAGGAAATAGCCGACGACGATCAGGATGATGCCCAGGATGAGGGCTCCAGCAACAGACATGGCTGCCTACTTTCGTGAGGGGATAAAGCACCCTCAGCGTAACGCCCCGGCCGGTCGGCAAAAACCACGCTATATACGCACTACAGGGGCACGATGCTAGGCTGGTCCGATGCTGCCCCTACTGCCCTCTGACAACCTCGAAGAGGACATCCGGCTGGCCCTGGAGTACGGCCGCGAGGTCGTGATCGTCGAGGAGCACCCCGAGTACCCCGGCTGCCTGATCTTCCAGCCGTGGGAGATGGGCCGCCAGGAGTTCTACGAGCGCTACTCCGACTGGGTCTCGCGCCACCTCACCCTCAACCGGCTGTTCACCCTGGCCGACTTCGTTGCCGACCTCGACGAGAACAACACCGCCGCCCTGTTCGCGCCGTCGACCAAGCAGACCCTCGACGACTTCGAGCGCTGGAGTCGCCCGCTGGAGATCGAGGGCTACGAGCTGCGGCCGTTCCAGAACTTCGCGCTCAATCACGCCATCGAGCGCTCGCGGACCGGCAACGGCAACGCGGGGCGGCTCTACTTCTGGAACTGGTCGCCCGGCTCGGGCAAGTCGTTCATCTCCGCCGCCGGGGTCAAGGTGCTCATCGAGAACGGCGACGTCGACATGGCGATCGTCATCTGCCCCTCGCCGTTCAAGGAGGACCTGCGCCGCTTCTACGACGTCGCCGGGCTGCCGAACGTGATCAACTCCCACGCCAAGCCGGACGTCCGCAAGGCGCGCTACCAGCAGCGGCTCGACGAGGGCGTGAAGGTCTTCGTGATGAACTACGAGAAGCTGCGGACCGACTTCACTGCGATCTCGGCGCTGACCAAGAAGAAGCGGGTGGTGTTCGTCGTCGACGAGGTGCACTCGCTGCTCTCCGACGGTGCACCCAACCAGGCCCGCAAGTGCCTGGACAAGATCGTGAAGGCCTGCGCGGCCACCATGTGGGCCCTGACCGCCACGCCGGTCAACGGCAACGCCCTGCGCTACCGCGACGTCTACTCGCTCGACGGCTTCCCCCGGAAGAACCCGCTGGGGACCAAGGCGGAGTTCGTCAAGAAGTACACCAAGAACGTCACCCACATCCCGATCACCAAGCCCAACGGGGCCTCGTTCGAACTGGTCAACTACGAGTGGGACCGGTCCAAGCTGCACGAGGTGCGCCACCTCGTCGGCGACCGCAACTCGGCGGTGCGCAAGTCCGATCGCGGCGTGCGCGAGCAGTTCAAGGGGCTGGAGTGCGTCGTCACGCCGGTGCCGCGCACGCGCGAGCTGAAGGAGCTGTACTCGATCATCCGGACGCTGGCCGCCGAGGCTCGGGAGGCCGGTGAGCCGACCGCTCCGTACGTCCTGGCCATGCGGATCGCCTCGATCTGTCCGGAGTTCCTCCAGTACTCGTCGAGCCCGATCGCGCAGTTCCTTGCACAGGATTATCCACAGCTGTGCACAAGGGCGGGGTCGAACAAGATCTGGATGCTCAACGAGCAGCTGCGCTCGATCCGCGAGGCCGGGGACCAGGCGCTGGTCTTCTGTCACTGGACGAACATGGGCATCCTGCCGATGGCCAAGATGATCGAGGTGCCGCACGTGCTGCACTACGGCGTCGGCCAGAGCGCCGAGGAGTCGCAGGCGGCGAAGGACTCGTTCAAGTCCAACCCCGACATCACCGCGTTCCTGTCGTCGGACGCCGGGGCGACCGGCATCTCGATGCAGAACGCGCGCTACGTGATCTCGGTGGACCCGGTGTACTCCTACGACCTGTTCTCTCAGCGCAACAACCGGATCGACCGGGTCGACTCCTACCTCGACGGCCTGACGGCGTCGGTGATGGTCACCGAGAACTCGACGATCGAGCAGCGGATCTGGCAGACGTGCGAGAAGAACCGGCTGCTGTCGGAATCGGTCCAGGGGACGCGCGAGGACCTGTCCTACCGGAACGACGAAGCCCCTCCGTCCGACCACGGGTGGTACCTGGGTCTGGACGAGGGGGCTTCGGTGCAGTAACGACCGATCCTGTCGGCACGTTTTCCGCCGTCGAGCGTATCAGCCCTTCTCGAAGGCGCGGTGGCCCGCGTTCTCGTAGCGGTCGATGGTGAACTGCACGAGGCTCTTGGGCACCTTGACCACCAGCGGCGGCTGGCCGTGCAGCTCGCCCTTCCAGGTGACGATGACCTTCGAGATCTTCTCGCCGTCGGCCGTCAGGTCGCCGACCCGCAGATCGACGCCGGGGATGTGATGCTCGGGCTCGGGGGCGTCGGTGGCCGACTGGCCGACGACCTCGCTCGGGTCGCGCTTGTCAGGGTCGCCCGGCGCGACGTAGGGCTGCTGCTCGCGGTCGATCGCGGGAGGCGGGATCTCGCCGTCGCGGCTGCCCTCTTCGATCCGGGAGGGATCGTCGGGGAGGTCTTCGGCCGGGTCGTCGGTGCGGCCTTCGCCCTCGGTCTCGGCGGGCGGATCGTGCGGGGGCTCTTCCTCGCCGGTGGGGGTCTCGTCGATGACCGACTGGTCGCCCTCTTCGATCGCGGCCGCGTGCATCGCGGCGTAGTCCTTGGCGTCGGTGGCGGAGTCGTTGTCTGCCAGCGCGGCCCAGTTGCCGTCGGTCTGCAGCCACGTCTCCCAGACGCCGGTCTTCTTGTCCCACGAGACCACGGCGTAGCCGTCGGGCTCGGAGAGCTGGAGGGTGCGGATGTCGTCATTTCGGGTCTGGCCATCCGGACTGGCGACGATAGCCGCCGCCACGTCGGAGTCGACCTGTCCCCTGTTCCATGAAAGTGCCATGCCTGCATGGTAACCGACCGACGAGCAGAAATGGGGCAGCGGCGGCAGTCCCAAGGAGACCAATCCACCGAACCGCCGCCGCCGGATCCTAGATTATCAGCCCGACCGCCATTCATCGCACTCGACACGGGGTACGCCAGCGCAGGGTGGGAGGGGGCGCTAGCGCAGGGGCCAATGTAATTACTTCATCATCGGCGCGCCCTGCTGGCGTGTGCTTCAGTACGCATTTCGTAGGCCCGGAGCCTACGGAATGCGTAGTTTTCTACCCTTCATTTCAGATACACAGGAGTGATTGTCGCTCCGAAGGCGAAGGCCTGCGGCGAGAGGATGGCCGCCTGGACCGTCATCTGGTTCACCGGCTCGCTGGTGGTGACCGTCGCGCGGTTGTTGCTGTAGCGCAGGTCGGTGACCTCGTGCAGGTAGCTACCGACGCCGCCGAGTCGCATGAAGTACCGGATGTGCGAGACCTCGGTGTAGAGGTCGTTGACCAGCACCTCGTCCTCGTCATCGCCGGTCATCGTCAGCGTCAGTTCGTAGTTCTGGTCCGGCCCCTCGGGGATCTCGAAAAACTGGCTCTCGAACTGGAACCAGCGGTCGACCGAGGGGGTGAAGGTCTCCTCGTAGATGAACTCGCCGTCGGAGATCCGTCGCAGCCGCAGGGTGATCGTGTTGTCGTTCGGGTAGGGCTTGAGGATCACGCACCCGATGCGTGCGAGGCCTTCGGGCACGAGGTTGGTCCACTGCTTGACCTTCAGGCCCGCCTCTCCGGCACCGGCGGCGCGCGAGAACCGCAGGACCCGCTTGCCCTGGTATCGGCGGTCGCCGTCGAGCGTCACCGAGACGATGCCGAACGGAGAGCCCCACTCGGCGTCGTGATCGCCCCAGCCCTTGACGAAGTCGCCCCAGAGGCCGCCCGGGAGCGTCGAAGGGATCGTCTCGACGTAGGGTGCCAGCGCGACGTCGCTGATCGCCTGGCTGTCGGGCTTGATGTCGGCCCACATCGAGTCCGAGCGCACCATGCCCGAGTCGCGGAAGTCGACGAAGGCCTTGACGAACGTCGACATCGTCGAGACCGACTTGAACACCGTCGCCTGCTGGTTGACGGTGTCGAGCAGGCCGACGTTGTCGAACCAGACCTCGCCCTCGTCGGCGTCGACGGTCAGCAGGACCCGCAGCGAGTCCGACCCGGCGACCGTGGTCGCGGTGCCCTGCAGCAGGACCCAGTCGGAGTCGGAGGCCGCACCCCAGTCGGCGTTGAGCACGGTGTCGAAGGTGACGGTGTCGAGCAGCGTGTCCTCGGCGTCGTACAGCTCGCCGGTGAGTCGGATCGCCTCGGAGTCGTCGTCGGCGACGATGTCGGCCCACTTCGCCCAGCAGGAGACGGTCACCTGGACGTTCTCGTCGACGAAGACCTCCGAGGAGGCCAGGGTGGCCTCGATGCCGGTCGCGGTGACGTGCCCGGTGCCCGGCCGCCAGTGGCCGGTGCCGAAGTCGGCGTCCCAGTCGCCCGAGCGCTGGTGCCAGTTGGTCAGCCCGTCGTCGAAGCCGGGGTTGTTGACCCGGTAGACCGCCGCGCCGGTGGTGATCGGCCCCTCGGGCAGCTGGCGGACGTTGTTGAAGACGAACTGATCGGCGTCGTAGGTGGAGAACTCGAAGCTCGGCTTGTCCTCGGCGTCGATGTAGCTGGCCACGTACGGAACCACCTCGCGCACTCCGGCGAAGTAGGCCACCGCCGCGTCGCGGGTGATCGTGCGGTAGTCGTAGCGGTGCACCGAGGTGGTGTTGAAACGCACCCGGTGCTCCAAGGTGCGCTTGCGGGTCACCGAGATCTCCGAGCCGGTCATGCGGTCGATCATGTTGGTCGGGATCTTCAGCGACTGGCCGGGGAAGACCCACCAGTCGTTGCCCCGGATCGCGCCCAGACCGGCCGAGAGCACGCGAGTGACCGCCGTCGGGTTGGAGGCACGGACGTCGCGCCAGGGCACCCCGAGCTTGCTCCGGACCTGCTGGGTGTCCTCGCCATTGATCGTTGTCACGTACGTCGCCTCGGCGAGCACCGAGGTGATCAGCGCGTTGCGCCGGAAGACGTAGGCGTTCGACGCCTCGCCCCGGAAGGTCTCGGTGAGGGTCTGGGCTCCCCTGTTGGGCAGGCTCTCGCTGATCGTCGCCGGGCCGTAGCTGACATAGACCGGCGGCACGGCGTTGCGCACGTTCGCGCGGCCGAGCGCGCGCCGGATCGACGCCGGATCGAGCCAGTTGACGCTGCGCGAGTTCAGGCTGGTGACAATGCCCGGGCCCAGGGTGCCGCCGACACCGGTGTAGCGGCCGAACTCCAGCGACTGGCCGGTCGAGACCGAGACCGGGAAGCTCTTGTACCGGGTCTGGATGCCCGGCTCGTAGATCGGGTACGGCTCCTCGGTGAGGTTGGTGAACTCCAGCTTGATGTACTTCATCGAGATGGCCTGCGGGAAGTACATCATCCCCTTGGCCGAGAGGTAGTTGCGCCAGACCGGCGTCCACTCCTTGGCCTCGTAGGCGGTCTCGCTCGCGCCGCCGGACAGGTGCTCCTGACTCAGCCACGCGCCCGAGAGGATCGCGTTGTCCAGCGTCGTCGACGGCACATTGCCCGCCGAGTCGGGGATGACCGGGTCGGGGTCGACGTAGTAGGTCGGCGAGGCGACGAAGGCCTCCAGACCGGCCGCGTACGGCTCCTGCTTGACCACCAGCGAGGTGATCAGGCCCCGGAAATTGCGGATCTCGCAGGTGCCGCCGAACGAGATGACCTCGGGCAGCGTGGTGGCCACCTGGTCCGAGGTCGCCAGCAGCGCGCCGGTGTGGTTGTAGACCCGGAAGACCACGCGGCCGGGATCGTTGGTCCAGCCGACGACGACGCGCAGGGTGTCTCCGGCGGCCCAGGTGGTGGCCAGCGGGGCGGAGTAGTTGATCGTATCGACGCCGTTGGCGAACTGCAGCGTGAACTGCCCCGCGCCGACGTCGTAGAGCAGCGTGGGGCTGTAAGTGATCTGCCCGGGTAGCGCGAGCGAGCGGAAGAGCACCGGGTTGGCCGCCGGTCCGTCGTCGGGGGTGAAGTCGGGTCGCCACTCCACGCCGATCCAGGCGTCTCGCTCGACCAGCGGGCCCACGTTGGTGTTCCACCGGTAGAAGCTCTCATCGGTGCCGCTGGAGATGTCCCAGCGCCCCTGGCCGATCCGCCAGCGGGTGTTCTCGTCGGCGTCGGCGACGATCGAGGTCGGGTTGAGCTTCAGGGTGCCCTGGGTGTCGTCGTTGGAGTAGTAGACGTTCAGGTGCTGGCCGGAGTAGACCGGGTCGAGATAGAGCCGGTCGATCGCCTTGGGCTCCCCGGCGTTGCCGCGCACGTCGAGGTAGAGCGCGACGACCGCGTCCGACGTCGGCTGCGGGCCGGACTTCCAGAAGGTGACGGCGTTGGCGTCGAAGGCCTTCTCCGGCGACCAGTCCTTGACGTACCGGGTGATCACGTTGCCGAAGACGTCGGTCTCGGACTCGAAGTCGGCGCGCCCGGACTCGCGGTCGTAGACGTTGCGCCGCAGCAGCGTGTTCTTCAGCCCGAGGACGTAGGGGGTGTTCTCCAGCGAGGCGTCGGGGGTGCGGGTCATGCGGATCTGCACCTGCTTGGCCACCACGGGGTAGCAGCGGGACGAGAACTTGTAGTAGCTCTTCGTCTCGGCCCGAGAGACGTTGACCCGCAACGGAACACGACGAGGATCGAGCATCTGCCGCCAGTTGTTGGACCGGTCCTGGTACCAGACCTCGACCACGCACGGCAGCCGCAGGATCTCCATGCTGACCTCGGAGATCGACAGCGGCAGTTTGAACGTCATGCGCACCACCTCGGTGGTGTCGTCGCTGCTCGGGCGCGGCTGAGAGAACCACTCGCGGCTCGTCGAGGTGGAGGTGGCCTCCTCCTTGCCGCTGGCCTCGATGAGCCCGCGCAGGAACTCGACGACCCTCAGCGGGATGTTGAAGTCGTAGTAGAACTTGGTGCTGTTGGCCACGGGTCAGCTCCTCACGAAGATAGCGGGATCGCGGATCTCGCGACGGATGCCGGACGGGCGTCGAGACGTGCTCGACGAGGTGACGGTGGAGTCCTTGGTCGGCGCGGTGTACGCCACGGCCAGGTCGGGGGTGTAGGTCCGCTTGGTCTGTCCCGCCGCGACGATCGGCGTCCGGAACTGGCTGTCGGTGGCGATGCCGCCCATGGCCAGCACCTCGGCCTTCTTGGCGTCCACGTAGGCCTTCTGGCTCTCGTAGGGGAAGTGATACGGGCTCTGGTCGGGGTTGATCGCCGGGGCCTCGTAGGGGTGCAGGCCGTACTTGCCGCCCGGGTAGTTGTCCGGCGAGTCGGCGACCTCGTAGGGGCTCCAGTCGGTGTAAGTGCCGGTCTCCTGGAACATCTCGAAGTTGGCCTCGGCGACCATCTCGCCCGCCTCGTTGAGGGTGCCGTAGGAGACGGAGTCGATCGGGCTACGCGCGCCGCCGGAGATCAGGTAGTAGAAGCAGGTCTCGGCCGAGATATTGAAGGCGGCGTACGGCGCGAGCTGCGGAAACTTCGAGAAGATCCACTTCTCGCTGGGCAGCAGGTCGATCGCGAGCAGCTCGGGATTGGGGATCTGGTCGAGCAGCGGCGTCGCGGTGACCTCCTTCTCGACCTGGTAGTAGGACGAGTCGGCGGCGATGGCGTTGACCCCGACCGGCGCGGCGACCATCAGTCCGTCGGTGTCGATGGTGATGATCGTGTCCAGCGGGGTGAACTTGGCGATCATGTCGCGCAGCACCCGGTACTCCTGCGGAGAGACCTCGGACTTGTGCGGCTTGACCACGACCTCGTTGCGCACGGTCACCGGCGCGCGGCCCAGTGGGGCGGAGATCTCGAAGTTGTCCATGTAGCGCCAGATCTCGAAGATCTCGCAGTCGGAGCTGACGGCGGCGTGCACGGCGTTGCGCAGGCCGTCGTCCTGGCTGCCGTAGGCGCACGCGGTGAAGAATCCGACGATGCGGGCCCGGAACCACGCGTCCTTGACCCGGACCTCGTCCCACTGGTCGGAGGTGAGCATGTCGGCCATCGGGTCGTAGTCGTAGGCCTCCGAGGACAGTCGGCTCAGGAAGCGGATCGAGCCGAAGACGTAGTCGAGGTCCGAGCCGTACATCGTCTCGATCGAGGCCGACAGCCGCTGGACGAACAGCTCCTTCTTGAGCGAGCCGACCCCGGCGTCGCCACAGAGCGCGTCGAGGAACTTGTACAGGGTTGTCGTCGAGTCGGCGGTGTAGGCGATCTCGTCGAAGTGAGCCATGCGCAGCTCGGTGCTCTTGCCCGGGAAGTAGGGGAAAGAGGCGGTGGCGACCATGGGTCCTCCTATCGGTTCGCGCGGCGCAGGAAGACGGTCTCCAGGTAGATCGGGAGCTGAGAGTCGCGCAGCTTGAAGTCCTCGGTCTCGATCGAGGAGGGGGTGGTGTCAGACGAGTCGCCGAAGACCCGGATGCCGTGCTTGTCGGGGCTCTCGGCGGCCGTAGTGACCCAGACGTTGTCGACGCCGAGCACCTGTCGGACGGCGAGGGTGATGTCGCTCATCTCGATCCAGGCACCGTAGCCGACCGAGTTGAAGAACGAGCGCAGCCGCTCAGCGATGGCGTTGTTGACCTGCAGCGGCACCATGCCCCGGTCGTACTCGATCGACAGGCACGGCGTGACGTAGGCGTAGCTGGCCTGGTGGACCATGACGTCGGTGGTCACCTGCTTGCCCTGGCGGACGACCGCGCCCAGGACCTCGGGCACGCGGTTGTAGGTGTAGGTCAGCGTCAGCGGGGTGCCGGTGGCCGGACCGGCGGCCGCCCACTCGATCCCGGCGACCTCGCGGACCGACCCGGCGAGCAGCGTGGTGCCGCGCAGCACGTGGAAGTGCACGCCCTGCTGGTAGTTGGTCCCGTCGAAGACGATCGAGGAGGGGAAGCTCACCAGCGGCACGCTGCCCAGGCGCATGAAGCGGTTGGCCGTCGACGGGGTGCCCGGGCTGCCGACGCGGGCGAAGTTGCCGATGTAGAGCGGGTTGCTCGGCGTGCCGGAGAGGGTCTGTGCCGGGACGACGGTGCGCTCGGTGACGGTATACGGGTCGACGCCGTTGACGAACATGTCGACCTTGTTCGTGATGCCGTTGACCGGATCGTTGCGCGAGCTGCGAGTCGTGTACTGGAACTCGACGTCGATGACGTCGTCGACCTCCAGCGCGCCGGTGCTCACGCGCGCGAGCTGCGGACTGGTGCCGGAGATGAAGTTGTAGTCGTCGATCGGCCGGTAGAAGACCTCGTCAGACTGGCCGAGGTTCTTGAATACCGACTCCCCGTCGGCCCAGGCGTACTTCACGTCGGCGGTGACCGGCAGGTTCAGCGTGGTGTCGGGCACGTTGACCTGGGTCGTGTACTTGGTGATCGGGCCGAAGACCACGGCCTTGGAGACGTGGATGTTCTGGTACGCCAGTCCCAGGTACCAGTCGGCGGTGCCAGCGATGTTGCGCAGGAACGTGTCCTTGAATCGCTGACGCAACTCGTCGTCGGTCTCGACATCGACGCCACCGGTCATGGCCAGCAGGTTGGTGACCGACGAGGCCCCCAGGATCGAGCCGGTGAAGACCACCGAGTCGGGGCCAACGTTGCCCGCCGTGCCGACGACGGTGCACTGCACGGGGATGTCGGCGACGAACGATCCGGTCGGGATGACCACAGCCTGGGTAGAGGCGTAATAGAGCTGGTTCGCCGATCCCGGCAGACCGGCCTGGGTGTAGAACTGCGTGTTCAGCCCCAGCGAGATGTCCTGGGGGTTGGCGTTGTTCAGCTCGACGCGCACCACGCCGGTGGCCTTGCGCCCCTGCAGACGGCCGAAGCCGAAGGTGGCCACCCACTGCTCCAGCTCGATGCCGGACTTCGACTCGATGTCGAGCAGGCTGCCGACGAGGTACTGGTCGATGTAGCACTCCGAGATCGCCTCGGAGACAGCGTCAACGATCTTGCGCTCGGGGGTGCCCAACTCCAGCGAGAAGCCCGGAGCGGTGACTCGGAGCTTGGAGATGATGTCTTGCGCGATAGTGTCAGGAGTCTTCGCCACCCTGAATCTCCTTCACTAGAGTGTGCTCGCCACGGATACGGTCGTCAGGGTCCCGGACCCGTTGCGCAGCCTCACTGTCACGATGACGGTATCGTAGTTGACTTGTGTCTTGATGCTGTCAACCGACAAAAGTAGCTCGCTGTGACTGAGAGATTGGGGATTCTCCTTAAGTCGGCGGTATTGCACCGACTGGTAGTTCTGCAAAACCCTCAGGACTTCTGACTGAATCTCCGATTCAGTCTGGGGAGACACGACATCTCCGACGAAGTCCTGGAGAATACTCCCCATGTTTCGGTGAAACCTGTCGCCGCCGAACCTTTCTCGCAGCCACAAGTCCACATCCTGCTTGAGCTTGTCGGCCCCGAACACGATGTCGAGAGTGGAGCCTTGCTGAGCAAGGTCGCCGTTGACGACGGCCAGTGAAAAACTCACCTAAGCGCCCCTTTCGATTTCGTCTTCTCTCTACTTCTGGGCGCTCGCGGTCAGCTGTACTTGGTCTGCGGGACGATGTCGACGGTGACCGCCCCGCCAGCGCCGACAGTGATCGGGTTGGTCAGGGCCTCACCACGCAGGAACGTGCTGCCGTTGGAGATGCTGTAGTGGGTCACCACGGTGTTGGGCGGGACCGACAGGCTCACGCCAGACCCGGTCGAGACGGCCTTGTTTGCGTCCGGACCCGTACCGTCGACAGCGGCACCCCAGGTAGTCGGTGCCGACGCCGGGGTGGTCCCGATGGCACTGGCTCCGGTGGTCCCGGGGTCTGCGGTATGCGCACGGATGGTGTTGCCCTTGCTCGCGATGTAGTTACAGACATCGCGCCTGTGGGACGCTTCCTTGGCCATGGATCACTCCTTGCTCGTGGTGACGCGGGAGCCGTCCCCGCTCGGGCTGCTGATACAGGTGACCTCCTGCGGGTCCACGAACTCGCCGAAGAGGGTGACCTGGAAGAGCAGGGCCTGAAACTCGAAGGGCGGGGCGTACGCGTCGGCGAAGGGGCCGTAGTCGTAGACGCAGTGGCACTGGAAGATCAGGGTGTTGCCGTCGGCAGTGATGTTGAGGATCTCGGTGTCCAGCGGCACGAACATCTGCGCGCCAAACTCGATCTGGAAATCGGTGATGAAGTCGATCACTGTCTCGCCCTGAGCCATATCTGTCCCCGTCCTCCTGCGCCACCGCGCGTTCGTGATGTGAAGAATCCACCGTTGCCGCCGGACCCGCCGCCGCCGGGCGGGTTGCCGACCGCGCCGTTGCCGTCGGAGAGCGCGCCGCCGACGCACTCCATGCCGAGGTAAGAGTAGTTGCCCGGGCCCGGTCCATCACGCCGCGTGTCGCCGCTGTTGGTGCCGGATCCACCAGGGGCGGAGAGGACTCCGGTCACCGTGCTCGACTGGCCCGCGTTCGGCCCGGCGTAGTCACTGTTGGCGGGCTGTGCGCCGCCCGCGCCCACGGTGCCGGTGAGCGTCGCCTGGGTCCACGGGATGTCGACGCCGCGCTGGAGGGTGAAGGCGGTGTACTGCCCCGGCAGGCCGCCCGAGCCCGGCTGGCCGTTGCCGCCGTTGCCGGTCTGTCCGCTCGCGCCAGCGCCGAGGGCAACGATGTCGATATAGACGCTCCAGTTCGGGATCGGGTACGAGAACGCGCCGACGGTGGTGATGGTGGCCAGCTCGGCGGCGTGCGCGGCGAACGCGGCCGTTGCGGCGTCCTCGCCGATGCCGAGATCGCTGAATGTGAGGTGTGCGCGCACCAGGGTGGCGGCGTCGGTGCCGTAGCCGTTGTCGTCGAGGACCCGAGAGATCCGGGTGACGGTCGCCGTCGCGACATCCTCACCGACGCCGAGGTCGGAGAAGAGCAGCTGAGCACGGATCGACGCCGTGTCGAAACCGAAGCCCTCGTCGACGCCGGTGGCGAACTCGGTCGGCGTGCTGTCAGTCCAGCCTGGAGCGCGAGCAGGGGCCGTCGGCGCTTCGCCCCACCCGTTAGCAACGACGAGTGGGGCGGGGTTGCTCGACCAGGTCACTGCCCCTCGGGGTCGGCGTAGACCGGCACGTCACCGGCAGGTTCGACGGGCGGAGGGGTCGGGAGCGGAGCGCCCGGGCCGTTGAATCCGCCGTTGGCACCCTTGATCAGCTCGCCATCGCGGTAGCACTCGAAGGTGATGAAGTCCTCGCCGTACTCCTCGTGGCCACGGGTGGCGACGATGTCCACGCCGGGCAGGCTGTCGAACTGAAGGTGTTGTGTCTCAGACATTTTGGTCTCCTTTATCTCAGCAGTGTTCCGCTGAAGGCCATAGCATACCCGTCGGCCGTGCCTCCGATGCTGCCTGGAGATGTGGACCCCCACCCTGGAGCGACCCGCTCTCCTGCAAGGCAGTATTTATCCACCGTCCCCAAGACGTTGATAAGAGAAACCGTTGTCGCACCCTGGTCACCGAAAGCGCCCGGATCATCCTGATTCGGATTGACGACCCGCTCGTAGGACATCGGAATATTCGTGGTGCCGATAACGCCCTGACCATAGTAAAGAGCAGGTCGTATAACTGTGGCGCTGGACGAGGGGATCTCGCGAGTCGTGCCGGTGTAATTGAGGTTGAATCGCCACCAACCCTCTTTTGTCACCACAAACTCGCCGCGCGTGTAATCGTATGTGGTACCGACCGGGGGCTTGATGTCCTCCGACATCACCTGAGTATCAAAGAAATTGGCCGAAATACGAGAGCTGTTGGCCTGATTGACCGAAGTGGCAGTCACTCGCGAGTACCGGAAGGTATTTCCGAGAATGATCCCGCCGCCAGGGATGTCGGACCAGGAATAGCTCGACACCGCCGACGGGCGCTTCCAACCGATGAAGGGCACGCCCTCGCCGTACATCGCCAGACCGTGCTTGCGGTAGGCCGGACCCATCGCCGAGGCGTTGGCATTGTCGGTGTAGGCAGCCACGGTCCGGCCGTTGTAGAGCACCGCGATGGCGCGCTCGTCGGCGAACGACCCGCATCGGATCTGGATGACGTCGCCCGAGCGCGGGTCGTCGACATCAGAGACGGCCACCGGGGTGCCCGGCACGCCGTTGATCACCATGTACAGGTTGATCCCGCCAGTGCGGTTGATGCGCACCATCCACCCGTTGCGCGGCTGCATGTCGGAAGCGGTCGTGCCCGACCACAGGCCGTCCCACCGGCAGATCAGGTAGAGGTACATGTTGGAGTTGCTCGCGCCGATGCCGCCGGTGAATCCGTCGCGCAGCACGATCGAGTTCTGGAAGTAGTCGCTGACCGGCGATTCTCCGTCCCAGAGCGCGAAGCTGCGCCCCGGGTCTTCGACGTTGGTGTAGGACAGCTCAAAGGAGTTGTCCTTCACGACCATCTGGCCGCCGCCGACGTTGTTGCCGATCCAGAGCGGGCCGAGGCTGGTCGAGTTCGCGCGGTTGATGTCGTCGCCACCGCTCTTGCCGCCCGAGGCCCCGGCCTCGTTGGACGACAGCAGCTGCTGGAGCTGCTGCTGGGCGACCACTGCCGCCTCCTGCGCGTCGTCGGCCCGCTTGCGCAGGCGGAAGATCGTGTTGAAGACCTCGCGGACGTTGCCGATCCCCTCGCCGAGATCTTCGGCGGCCGCGAGCAGCGCGTTGTTGATGTTGCCCGCGAGGTTGCCGAGCATGTCGTCGAGCCCGGTGTCGTTGTCGTCAAGGTCCTGCAGCTTCTGGCTCAGCCCGCCGACGAACGACTGCGGCAGGGTGGTCGCCTTCTTGCGCATGAGCACGTCGTCGAACCAGAACTGTCCGGCGGTGGCGTTCGGCGTGACGCGGAACAGGGTCCGGACGTAGGAGATCCCCGTCGGCGCGGTGTAGCTGCCCGAGAGCTTGGTCCAGGTCGCGCTGGCCCCGGGGTTGCTCACCTGGTCGATCAGGGTGGTGTTGAGCACCTCATTGGCCGCGTTGTAGGCGACCACGCTGAGACTGGCGGCCTGGCCGGTCGCCGCGACGCCCGACCAGGTGGTCCAGATCTCGGCGTCGAACTCCTCGCCCTCGTCGCAGAAGATCTCGTTGGACAGCAGCTTCTTTTCGGTGCCGTCGGCGGTCGCGCGCGCCGAGCCGGGGACCAGGCGACCAATGACCGAGTCGCGGACCCATGCGACGGCGTCGGTGATCGCGTCGTCGTCGAGGAACGAGGGGTTGAGCACCAAGTTGGGCCGGTCCTCGGTGATCGAGCCGATGCCGATCTTGGGCAGGCGGCTCGGGCTGATCACACCCTCGGCCAGACGGCGGATGGTGCGCACGATGTTCTGGACGGCCAGCAGGGCGATGTTGCCGCCGGAGTACTGGCCGTTGAACGTCGACCTGATGTCGTCGGCGTCGAGGATGTCCGAAGCGGTGGTGATCCAGTTCTTCACGAACGACGTCGCGTCGGTGATGTCGGCCGACGACGGCCGCCAGGTGTCGGGCAGGACCTTGAGGATGCTCGCCGACTGGGTCGAGGTGTTCGCGCCGGTGAGCCAGTTGCGCACGTAGCTGGTGACGTCCTGGATGTCCTCGGCCAGCGGCCGCCAGAACTCGCTCAGTGCGCCGAGGATGTTCTGCGCCGAGAGCTTGTCAGAGGCCTGGGTGAGGAAGTTGCGGACGAAGTTGCTCGCGTCGACGATGTCGTCGACGAACGGCCGCCACAGGTTCGACATCAGGCCCAGGATGTTGCCCGAGGTGACCGAGTCGACCGCCTGGGTGAGGAAGTTGCGCACCCAGTTGGTGATGCCGGTGACGTCATCGAGCGAGGGCCGCCAGTCCTCGGCCATCGCGCCCATCATCTGCAGCGCGTCGAGGAAGCTGTCGGCGGTCAGCAGGCTGCGGCCGACGCCGGTGATGCCGGTGATGTCGTCGAGCGCGGGCAGCCAGTTGCCCGGCTTGGCGGTGAGGTTGGTCATGCCCAGGGTGACCGCGCCGATGAGCGAGCGCGCCGCACTGTCGCTGACCGAGGTGAGCAGCCCTTGGCCGATCGAGGAGAGGTCGGAGAGGTCGGACGAGGCCAGCGAGATGTCGCCGGTGCGACCGTTGATCGAGGTGACGCCACCGCCGCCGCCCGGGCCGCCTCCGCCGCCGAGGATGGGTGTCCAGGGGGCGTTCTCGTCGTCGGCGGCGCGCGACTCCAGAATGCCGTCGGCGGTCCGGTACAGGCTCTTGCCGAGCTGCATCAGGTTGCCGATGTTGATCCGGTCGCCGCTGACGACGCCGGTGACCGACATGTCGCTGCCGACGCGCACCGTGGAGCCGTTGAGGTCGATCGGCCCGGTGCCGCCGACGATGACCTGACCCTCGACCGGCTCGATAGCGAGATTGTTGTCGTTGACCGGCAGCCGAGAGACCAGCCGCCACTCGCGCAGGATCATGTTGCGCTGGACGATCCACTGCTCGCCGATCGAGGGCAGGGTGTAGATCCCGCCGACCGGGAACCGGCAGTCGATGGAGATCTGGGTGCGCAGGTTGGTGAGCCCGGTAGCCTCGCGACGCTTGGGGTTGACGTCGACGATCGAGACCTTCTGGGTGTTGTCGGTGCGGTCCAGCGTGCCGCCGTAGTTGGGCATTAGAAGAACCACCTGCTTTCCCCGACCTCGAAGCTCTGCTCCTCGGAGGTCTCTTCGAACTTCCGATCGGCGGTCTCCAGCGCCATGGCCGCGACCGACGGCATGCTCGGGGCCATGATCGTCACCGAGGTGGTGAAGCCGTTGGTGTAGTCCCCCGAGTGGGTGACACCAGTGACGTAGACCTGCAGGTTGTGCCCAGCCAGCTCGATGCGCATGCCGGGGAAGATCTCGGGCATGAAGCACAGGTCGATCGACGTCGAGTACTGCTCGGCCCACTTGGTCGAGAACAGGTGCATCGCGGCCAGGAACTCCGGTGCGCCCTTCTGGATCCACGGCATGTTGCTGACGTAGGGCCGGGCACCGAACTTGCGCATGACGTCCTCGCCGGTGATGGCCGTATCGCCGGTGACGCGCGGGGCGAAGGCGGTCATTGCGGAGAACGCCTCCTCGTTCTCGACGCTGACGTAGCCCTGGCTGTACAGCCATGCCGGTCCCGAGGTCGTAGCACCCCGCATGTCCGCACCACCGCCGACGTAGACGTGGGTGGCCAGCGCGTCGTCGTTGAGGTTGATCTGGACATTCTTCATCTCGATGTCCTCGACCTTGACCACCGCCTGCTTGCCGTCGACGCCGAAGTAGTCGGGGAAGTAGGCGACGAAGTCGCCATTGGGCGCGGACTGGAAGTTGCGCATGCTGGCCTGGACGATGCTCTGGATGGCGGTCATCAGCGGCTCGTCGTTGAGGAAGGCCTTCTCACGGGTCTCTTCGCTCGCGCCGAGCTGCGCCGACAGCTTGTTGGAGAACCGACCCGGCTCGAACAGGTAGGTGTACAGGTTTCGAGCGATCTGCTCCTGGCTGCCGCCGCCGTTGCCGACCGTCTGGAACGTTCCGGACCCCGATCCGGACCCGCCCGGTTGCCCCGCCTCGCCGAGCTTGCTGATGTCGTAGCCGTCCGCGATGCCGGAGGTGAAGTCGTTCGGGTCGCCGTACCAGGTGGCCGGAGGGTGGTGCTTCCAGGTGGAGGCGTTGAGGTCGAAGTAGGGCTCGGCGACGGTGATGTTCTGACCCGGCGTCGGGGCGTGCACGAACTTGCCGCCACCCAGCCACATCACCACGTGCTCGTTGCCCGGCGGGTGGATGAGGTCGCCCGGGACCGCCTGAGCCTGGGTGATGGTCTGGCCCTGGTCGATCTGGGTGTAGGTGGTGCGGGTGATGTCCATGCCGATCATGCGGTAGGCCGCCATGGTCAGGCCCGAGCAGTCGAAGCTGTCGGGACCGGTGTCTCCCCAGCCGTAGGGCTTGCCGACCTGGTCGAGAGCGAACTTGACCACCACGCCGAGATCGTTCGGGCGCGAGCCGCCGCGCTGCCCCGGCGTCTGCACCTTGTCGTCGACCGGCGTCGCAGGCAGGGCGTTGGCCCCTCGCGGGTTGCCGACGTTGACCGCGTTGGTCACCGTCTGAGTGACACGCGGGGCAGCCGTCTGGACGACGTCGGGGGTGTCGGTGGTCGACCCCTTGGCGGTGCGGATGCCGCGCACCTGCTCGATCGAGGCGGCCTCGTGCATCGCGTACTTACCACGCAGGTCCGAGCGCGGCTGCTGGATCTGCCAGCAGACGTCACCTCGCGGCATGTTGCGCCAGTCGTGCCCGGCGACACGGTTGAGGAACAGGTGGGTCGAGGCGCGCGGATTCATGCGCTGCGCCGTCGAGCCCCAGCTGTCGCGCTGCTGGTAGAGGCCGACCGAATCGTGGTCGGACCCCACAGCATCGTGCGGGAAGGTCAGTGACTCCGGGTTGCCGGAGTTGGCGTACATCTGCCAGCTCGACTCGACGGCGATGACCATGAAGCAGATGATCGCCGCGTCGCTACGCTGCGCCGACTCATTCCACGCCTCGCCGACCTGCCGGGTCGCCTGCCACGCGGTCTGGTCGCGCTCGTCGGTGCTCAGCGTCGACGACGTCCGTAGGCCTTGAGAGGCGGCCTGGTTGGTGGTGTCGGGCCCCATGCCCTTCTCGTCGACGGCCGCGACGACCTCGGCCATGCGCTCCTGCTGGGTGGCGCTGTAGGCACCGAGGCTGACGCCGGTCGCCGAGACGCCGCCGGTGCCCCGGGTGGTGTCGTCGCCGAGGATCAGCTTGCGGAACCACTCCAGGTCCTCGTTGCTGGCGTTGTTCGTCTTCTCGACGTGGTCGGCCAGGAACTGGTAGTAGCCCAGCGGTACCCGCTGGACGTGGATCTTGCTCTCTTCCCAGTTGCCCACCTCTTTGAGCATGTTGACCAACATCGATCCGAGACCGTTGTCCGACGCCGTCGGGACCGGACTCTCGCCGGTCCCGGTCCCGGTGTCGGCTTCGCCGCCCTCCGGCTGGTCGCCCGAGCCCTCTGCCTGCCGGTCCTGCTCGTCGAACGTCCGCTGCAGCCACAGCGGCTGCGAGGCGGGCAGGCCCGGGTCCCAGTAGGTGTAGACCAACCGCTTGAGCGTGCACGAGGCGCGGAACGACACCACGCCGGGGTAGAGCTGAACGAAAGGGACCATGTCCAGGTAGCCCGCGAAGACCTGGATCTCCTTGGTGCGCTTGAGGAACAGCGACACCCGGTCCATGCGCTCGAAGAGGTTGGTGTAGCGCAGCTTGGTGTTCTCCTGATCCGACACCGGCTTGTTGGCCAGGGTGAAGACCAGGGTGGACACCGTGTTCTCGCCGCGCTGGACCGAGAACGACGTGATGTCCTCACTGACGTCGTACTCGATGTTGTTGTGCGCGATGATGATTCGTGCACTCGGCCTGATGACCAGAGTCTTCTGAGGCGGCGGGGCGTTCGGGGTGACGTTGACGATCTCGTGGAACTCACCGTAGGCCTTGTCGCCCTCGCCGATGAAGTCGCTGTCCGGGTTGCCCGGAGTCACATTCGGTGTGGTCACAGGCTCACGCCGTCCTTCCAGCGCCGCCGGAGCCACGCTGGGGCGGCGAGAGGATGTCGTCCTGGCCTCGGCCGTTCATCAGGCTCCGGATCTGGTCACCGAGGACCGAGGAGAACGGCGTGATCGCCGTGCTGCCAGCGGTCATCGAACTCACCAGGCCAGAGATGACCGACATGCCGAACGTCGTAGTCGAGGCGACCTCGAAACGCCGAGTGTTGACCTGGTAGCCGTTGAAGTAGGCGGTCCAGTTGTTGATGTTGCGCTCGGGCCAGCTCAACGTGAGGTGGGCGTCGTCGTAGTAGAGCGCGGCCAGGTGCGACCGGCGCACGAAGCTCTCGAAGGCGGTCTTCTCCTCCTGGCTGGCGTACACCACGGTGAACTGAATGTCCGGCTGTCCGGCGCGGATCGGGAAATGGTGGAGCTGACGGCGCACCTGGGCACTCTGGATCTCGGCCGACATCGGCGACCGGAACTGCGTGACGTTCATGGTGAACGACTCGCCCAGCTTGCTGCTCTTGATGGTGAGGCGTGACATTAGTTCGGCAGCCCCCTACGCGCGCGCTGGCGCTGAGCGAGGGTGGGCAACTCGAAGGTCTCCTGCTCTCCCTGGGCCTCGTAGAAGAAGCCGAAGTCGTCGTTCCAGGAGATCCCGTTGAAGCTGACCTCGGGCGTCTGGCCGACGTTGATCGGCCACGAGATCGGGCAATTGGCCGCGTAATCCGCCATCAGAGCCTCACCCCAATTCTGCTTGCCAGCTCACCAAAGACCCCCGAGAAGATATCGCCGGTGTAGGCCCCGGCGGTAACCTGCTGCGCGACCGAGTTGGCCCGGTCGACGATCGCCTGCGCCGGGTTGTCGCCAGCCTCACCGCCAGGCTCTTCGCCGCTGCCGAGCAGCGGGTCGTTGTACTTCGATCGCTCGAAGCCCATGCCGTCCTGGAGCCGCTGCAGCTCGGCGCTGAGCGTGGCGTTGCTGATGACGCTGGAGACGTCCTCCTGCACCTTGGTCGTGACGGTGAAGGGGCGAGTGACCGCCTCGTAGGAGTCCTCGAAAGGGAAGCTGGAGATGAAGCAGTTCAGCTTCCAGCCCCGGGTCGTGTACTGGAAAGTCGCAGGTCGGCCGTTGCGCTGGGCCACCAGGACATCACGCATGAAGTTGACGACCTTCTCCATGTACTCCCAGCGGCCGCCGCCCGCCTCGACGGTGAAGGAGAAGTCCTCGATGTTGATCCCGAGCAGCTGGATGACGCGACCGCCGTAGGTCTGGTCGACGCGCTTGTTCAGGTTGTAGTTCCACTGGAACTCGTTCGGATTGGTCCGGAATCGCAGTGTCCGACCGTCGTGAGTAAGGCTCGCGACGCCGCGCGTACCGGCGGCCAGCGGTGCCGCGACCTGTGGCCACGACCTGCCAGAGATGAAGCTGACCCCACCGCTCTCGTAGTCGTTCTGCCGGTCGAGATAGCTCGTTCCGCCGCCGGGGGACTCGTTGCCGGGCGGCTGCGGACGAGGCGTGCCCTCGTTGGTGGTGTCGGGAGTCGTCACGCCGACCACCCGGTGTCAGCGTGCCGATCACCAGGCGGCGGGTCGTTCTTGCCCGAGCCGGACATTCCGTAGTTGGCCGCGATCTGCTGGCCGGTGAGCTTGACCGTCGGCGGCGCGGTGACCTTGCCGCTCTGGTCGACGACGATCCGCAGCTCGCCGCTGACGCTGCCGTCCATCTTGCCGCCGCCGGTGCCGCCACTGCTGGCGGTGACGATCTCACCCAGCCGGGAGGCCGCCTGCACATCGGGGTCGGACAGCCGCGTCGACGCGGCGCGGATGTTGGGCGCGGTAATGCTCGACGAGGGCGACATCTGCGAGATCCGGTTGATCCCGGCGGTAGGGGCACCGACGCCCTCACCCTCGGGCTGCGGCGACGGCCGCTCTCCGCTGGACCGGTCGCCCTGCCCCTCATCTTCACCGTCGGCTCGCCGACGCTCGCGCTCCAGCAGGGCCTTCTTCTGCTCAGGGAACGCGGCCGAGCCCTTGATCGCCCGCTCGTTGCCCGGCGAGCGCTTCGACCCCTTGTCGAAGTCCTTGGAGAAGTCCTTGTCGCTGATCGCCTCCAGCATCGCCTCGGCGTCCTCCTGCGACAGGACCACACCCAGGCCCTCCATGAGGTCACCGAACGTACCGGCCTGCTCCTCGAAGGAACCGCCGCCGCTCCGGGCGGCGTTGGCCTGGTCCTGCAGCTCCTTGCGGATCGCGTCGGCGAGCACACCCTTGCGAGACATCTCGGCCACCTGGGCTCGCGGGGACCGCGCGATGACGCCGCTCTTCACACCGGCGTTGCTGATGAAAGCACCGCTGATCATCTGCTCGGCGATCTTGCCGAGGTCGTCCTGCAGCTCGTCCTTCTTGCCCAGGGTCGACTGCAGCGCCTTGTGCACCTTGTCGATGTCGTCCTGACTCGCGCCGCGCTCGGTCGCCGCACCGTGGAACTGGACGTACTGCTGGTTGCGGCTCTGCGTGCTCGCGCCGCCTTCGGCCGCCAACGCGTGGTTGTCGGCAAGGGTCGTCTCCACCGCGCGAAGGTTGTTCGACTTCTCCTCCGGCGTGTCACCGGCCGCGCGAGCCTGAACGGCCAGCTGACCGGAAACCTGCTGGTTGAGGCCGTACTTCTCGAAGTTCTTCTGGACGAACTCCTCGACGTTTTCGCGATCCTGGCCTCGGAAACCGGCCGAGAGCGCGACCTGCTTGGCGATGCGCGCCTGCTCCTTGGTCACCGTCGGATCGATTGCCTCAAAGCGCGCCGCCAGCTCGTGCCCGACACCCTCTTTGAAGCCACCGCCCTGCACCGAACCGAGCTGCTGGTACTTCACGTACTCCTCGCCAGCACCCTGGACGACCTTGTTGAGCGCACCGGCGGCCGCGATGGCCACACCGGCCGCGCCGAGCTTGCCGGTGATGCCGCTGAGGGGACCTCCGCCGCCGCCCTCTTCCTCGCCGCCACCCTGACCGGGGCCGCCTTGTCCAGGTCCTCCTGGACCGCCGCCGCCAGGACCACCGCCGATCGGACCGCCGCCGCCTCCAGAGCCGCCCCCGCCCGGGCCGTCGCCGAACCCAGAACCGCCACCGGGGCCGCCTGCACCGATGGGCTGGCCACCCGGGGCGCTGCCGTTGGTGCGGTTGGCCGCCCACTGGCCGATGATGCGCGAGGCGCGCCCCAGGGACCCACCAGCGCCGTTGCGTGTCGTCTCGCTGAGGATCTGCTGGGCCGCGTTGGTCCCCTGGATGATCGGACGCGTCCAGCCGCTCTCGGGGACCGGCTGGTGCCCCGGAGGCAGCGGTGTGCCACTGGGGCCCGGGGGCTGCTGGCTCTGGCGCGGGCCGCCGCCCTGGCCGACCTGCTGTGAGGCCGGGGGCTGCGCGGGCTGAGCACCGGTGCGCTGGGTGGACTGCTGGCCGCCGCCGTAGATGTTCGACAGGTCCACCGGATGGCCACGCTGGGCCATCATGTTCGCGTAGAGGCGCGGATCGTACTGCTCGGCACCCTGGAGGTACTGCTGAGCCTGATGGAGCCCCATGCCCTGACCCTGCAGGGTGCTCGGCATGCCCATCTGCTGCAGGCCCAGGCCTGCGAGCATGCCCTGGAACGGGTTGGCGTACCCCGCCGGTGCGGCCGTGGAGTACGGCTGCGACACCGCACGCGACCCGCCGGTGTCGACCTGGCGGCGTTCGTCGGCGTTGGCTGCCGCACCGGAGCCGACCGACCCGACGTTGGGTTGAGAGCCACCCAGCTCGCGCTGGATGTAGGCGGTGCGCTCCAACTGCGTGATGAGGGCCTGCTGGCCCTGAGCGGCACGCTGCGCGATCTCCGGGATCTGGGAGACATACTCCGACCACGAGCCCTGTGCGCGGGACAGGGCCTCCATCTCGACGCGCAGCGCACGCGTCTGGGCGGCCAGCTCGGACAGCTCGGTGGTGGCCTGAGGCGGGACGTCGACGGAGATCTTGGCGATGACCGATTCGTCGTTGTACTCGAAACCGCCGCCGGGTGTCGTCATCTCACAGCCACCCTTCGTCCCGGCCGAACAGTTCCATTCCACTCATTGAGCGGTTTTCGTCGATCGTCTCCCAGTATCGATCGATCTCATCGAGGTCATTGACCGGGATGTCGTCGCTCTCCGGCGGCCCCGGCAGCGGACCGCCGGAGGCCAAGGCCTCATCCGCCAGCTCGGGATGCATCGCCAGGTAGTGCATCGGGTTGAGGTAGTAGGACTGCTTGCGCAGCGTGGTCTCGACCTCGTCGACATGATCCCGGCGCTCCATCTGCTTGTGGTAGCGCAGCGCCCAATGCTGAAAGCTGTTGAGGCTCTTCTGGGTTAGCAGACCCTGAGAGAAGGCTAGACCGATGCTGAACTCGCTCAGCCCGTCTAGCCAGACAGTTTTCCCAGCTTGTCCGCCAGTTTCGCGAACTCGACCTCCAGCGTCATGATCTCGTCGTAGATCTTCGACAAGGCCACCGCGTAGTAGTCCTCCAGCAGCTCGACCCTCTTGGCGAAGACATGCTCGGCGTCCTCGTCCTCGGACTGGCTCAGCGCGCTGTACAGCGGCGTGCCGTCGACGTCGATGATGCCTGCCGCACACACGCCCACCTGGTAGGCGCGCGAGAAGCCCTGGCTGCCCAGGTGCGGCTTGGTGTAGAGGCCGATCCGCATCTCGTCGCCGGACTTGAGCGTCTGGATCTTGACCTTGTGCCCGAGCACGTCGATGGTCTTGAGCCGCCGACCGCAGGTCATGAGCATCTGCAGGTCACGACGCTCCTCCTCGGTCAGGGTGGTGACCTTCTCCTCTTCGGGAGCGGCCTCTGCCTCCGACTCGGTGGCCACCGGCTCGCCGACGACGCGACGGGTCTGCTGCGGCTGCGGTGGAGCGAGGTCGGGATCGACCGTCGGGTCCGGCACTACAGGATCACTCATGTGTTCGTGTTCCCCCCTTGGAACTACACGTACTGGATGTTGGGGCCGCCCCCGGTGTCCTCCGGCTTGTTGCCAGGCAGGGTGTCGCCGCCATAGCTGGAGCCCGGGAAGTAGCTGTCGAGCCCCTCCAGGCCGTCCTTGTTGATCAGGCCGCCGAGCGGGCCGTCGCCGAGGTCGGTGTCGACGCCGGTGTCCGGCTCCGACTCGCCGGGCTTGTCGCCCTTGCCGTTGAGCGACGGAAAGCCCTCCAGGCCGGTGCCCTTCTTCTCTCCGCCGTCGTCTCCGCCGAAAGGGTTGAGCCCCTTCAGTGTGTCGAGCCCCGGGAAGTCGAGCGCCTCGCGCCGGTGGGCGCGCGGGTTGTTGTATCCGGCCTGCACCGAGCGGCCGCGATACTCCATCGCCGCCGCCTCGCGATGGCTGACGTCGTCGTAGACGGCCGCCTCGGGCGGCAGACGGTGCTCGGCCTGATGGACGTTGTACTGCTCGCTCTGGCGAGCGATCGGCATGCCCATCAGACGGTGCTCGTCTTGATGTACTGCAGAGTGATCGTCTTCGGGATGGTCATGGTCCCGATGTTGATCTGCTCGCCCTCGTCGATGTCGGTGAGCACCACGCCGTGGTAGACCCGTGCGCGAGTGACGCCCGACGGCGACTTGATCAGCTTGCGGCAGGAGATCTCGCCGAGGCTGATCTGACGCTTGAGGACGTCGAGCAGGTTGTTGGTGCCCTCCAGGCCCGGCAGGCCCGCCCAGACCGGCTCGTTCCACAGCTCGTAGAAGGTGAGCCGCAGGGTGCCCGCGCCGACCGCCACAGCCGTCACGATCTCCAGCGGAGTCTCTTCGTCGATCGGCTGGACCACCTGGGCACCGGCGACCGGCTGCGGCGGAGTGTCCTGCAGAGTCTGCAGGTACGCCAGACGCTGGCCGCGCCAAGTCATCGTGGTATACCCGGACCCGCCGATACGAGTCTTCGACTCAGTCACTGGCGGTCACCTCCCTTATTCACTGTCGTACCAAGCACTTTCGATCAGACCGACGTCTCGTTGACTTCGCGAGCTTCCTCGACCCGCATCATCAGCGTCGCGAGGAAGTCGACGTCGTCGGTGCCGGTCACGAAAGCAGCATTGTGGCCGAGCCCGACGAACAGATCGAACTTCGCCACCGCGTTGAAGGTGGCGAAGCCCTTCACCTCGACCCAGAGATCGAGCTGAGGCAGATAGAAGTCCGGCCAGTAGTACTGCCCGGTCGGCAGGCGGAACTTGCGCGGCTCGTACTGCCACTCCAGCCCGAGATCGTCGAAGTACTCGGCGGCCAGGCGCTCCCAGTTGCTGCGCATCATCGTCCCGTCGGCGTACGCGAATCGCGCGTTGCGCTGGAAGAGCTGGTCGTAGACGCCAGTGGACCAGCGGCGCAAAGTTTCTTGGCGGCGCTGCTCTACCCCCGAGGGGTCGAGCTTCTTGCCACGGCGAGCGTCGGCCGCTGCCTTGATGTGTTCGGGCGTCTGCTTCTTGCCCCGCTGAGCCCCCGAGCCGTTGGCGAATCGCTTGGCGATGTGCTCGGGAGACTGGGGACCGAACTTGTGCCCCTTCGGCGTGCCGCCCTTCTTGCCGGTCCACGCCTGTCCGGAAACGATCCGAGCGACCGACGACTGCGAGATGCCGAACTCGACGGCCAGGGAGGTCTGAGAGACCCCTCCTGCCGCGTAACGGTCTCGAATCGCCTGTGCGAGTTGCTGATTCATACCGACGTCTCGTTCACTTCGACGTCTCCGCTCAGCACGGCGACAGAATATCGTACCACAATATAGTTCATCGGGTAGGCGGGCAGCCACTCGAAGCGAACCTCGACGACCTCGGGCATGTTCGCCAGCTGGCGCACCTTGAGGTTCTGGTAGTTGACGATCACGTTGTCGCGGACCAGCGAGGTCAGCGCGCTCTCGGCCGAGGCCTTCACCTGCACCAGTGTGGTGTCGTAGATCGGCTGGCCGATCAGGCCGTCGCCGTCGAGGTAGTCGCGGATCCGGTAGACCATGACGTCCTGCTGCCCGATGATGCTCCACTCACGGGTGAGCAGGTCGGTCGGGTTGGTGGTCACGCCGTGGCGGACCTGGACGACGTTACGACGGGTGCGCTCGGCGACCATCAGGCCCTGCGAGGACTCCAGGTTCTTCTCGCCCTCGCGCTGACTGGTGTGCGGGCCGGTGAAGCCGAAGACGCGCTTGTGGGTCAACGGCATCGCAGCAGGCAGGCTCGCGGCCAGACCGGCCAGCGCGGCCGCCATGTACTGGCCACCGACCTGGATGGTGCGGTTCAGCTCGGGCGCGAAGTAGTCGAAGCTGGCCGGAGAGACCAGCGCGACGCGGCGCTCGTTGACCGCCTGCGCATTGGCGATGCGCTGGCTGGACTCGACCGGCATCACGGTGCCGTCCATGCCCATGATCGCGCGGCGCTCGTACTTGTTGTTGGACTGGCTCACCACATGCTGGTGCACCAGGGCCTGGATGGCCTGGTTGCCGGTGCCCGGCACGATGATGGCGATCTGCTCCTCGTCGCGGAACTTGTCCAGCGCGTCGGCGTAGTCGCCCATCGTGATGTTCTGCGGGTCCTCGGGGTCGATCGCGCAGGTGAGCACGGTCGATGCGCCGTTGATGAAGGCGAAGTAGGCCGCCAGGGTGACCTCGGACTGAATGGCCCCGTTGGAGTCGAAGGCCTCGCCGTAGAAGTCACGGACGTCGTCGAAGTCGTAGAGGGCGTAGACCTTGAAGTAGTCCGGGTTGGTGTAGTTGTACGAGAGCTGCACCGTGTCACCCGGATCGATGTGGCCGCCATCGATCACGCGCGAGATCGTGTAGGTGTCGTCGCGGGTGTTGACCTCGGCATCCTGGCCGACGCCGACGCGCACGATCGTGTAGTCGGTGCCCTCGGTGTAGACCTGGCCGGAGTTGGGGTCGACCACGCGGACGGTCGAGGTCTTGATGCCCTGCTTGGCCAGGGTCCGGTTGATCGCCGGGGTGCCCTGGTCCTCCTTGGCCTGGTTGACCGCCGGAGAGGTGCCGCCGGTGAGGTTGGGCTCGATGGTGAACTCGGGCTGCGCGACGCCGCCGAGGTCGTCGACGAAGGTGATCGTCCAGGGGCCGCCGTTGCCGCCGGTGACAGTGACGTTGCCCGACCCGATGGTGCTCAAGGCCTCCAGCGCCGAGCGCAGGTCGGCCGAGGAGGCGTCGAACTCGATCGCTGCCGACTCGGCACCGCCGAACTCCAGCGTGAAGTCGCCGCCGGTGGGCGCGCCGGTGATCGTGAGAGTGATGACCGTGGTGATCGCGGCCAGATCGGGATTGATCTGCAGCGACTCCCGGTAGGTCTGGTACCCGATCGAGGTGCCGAAGATTGCGACGGCCGTGGGGACCGAAGACCCCACGGACAGCTGCGGACCAGGGACTTCCTCGGTGAAGATCCCCGGAGCCTGATAGCGCGTGAAGTCGATGGCCACTGTCACCAGTCCTCTCTCGTCGGCTCCGCGAAGCCTCTCTACGTCTTCCCGCTCAGCACCGGGCCCTTCACAGGGTCGTCACTGCCAGTCGTAAGGCTCAGGGACCACGACCTCGTGCGCGACATCGATGCGCTTCAGCTCGTAGGTGCCGTCGTGACGGAAGATGATGTTCGACTGCCCCAGCAGGTCGAAGCTGTAGCTGTCCTCGTAGCCCAGGATCTCGGGGTCCCACGGCACGCCGGTCGTCGTCGCCTGGCCGCCCGGGATGATCTGGTCGGTATTGATCGTCATCGAGATGTAGGGGTTGCGGGCCAGAGTGGTCAGCAGCTGGCGAAACTGCTTGGTGCCCTTGTAGACCACGTCGGTCTCCGGCGGCCGCGAGAACATCAGCATCGAGACCACGGCGTCGGCGATGCGGTCGCGCTCCAGGCTCGTCAAGGCGACGATCGTCAGCGTGGCACGGCCTTCGAACATGAACTCACGCACCGGCATCCAGTGCGGCTTCTCGTCGGCCTGGCCCTCGTTCTCGATCTCGACCAGCATCTGCTCCCAGCCGACGCCGGAGTTGATGATCTTGGTGAAGGAGAACTGAACCCATATCCCGGGGTACTTTTCCTCGATCAGGGGATATTCCATATCCACCGTGATCTCGCTGCCGTTGACCAGATTGTTCAGAGTCGAGCCCTTGATCGCGTCACGGAGACCGACGATCACGGCACGCTTGGTCGCCTCGATCATGCCGCCGCCGGACTCCGGCATCGGCTCATTGGTGCGGGTGATCGCGTCGGTCACCGGCGGCCCCCTCTCAGGACGTTGAGCATCTCCTGGCGCGTCTGGTCGCGCGACTCCTTGATCGCGCGCGAGATCGCCTTCTCCATGAAGTGCTTGGGCTTGAGCCCGGGGTGACGCCACTTAGCCTGCCGAAAGACCTTGCCACGGTGAGGGATGTCCACCCAGCCCGGCATGCCGACATCCTTGCCGACGCGGAAGTGCGGGCCGTCGCCCTTGGCGCAGCCCAGCGGGACGGTGCGGCCGGTCACCCAGTGCATCAGGAACGGGCTGATGCCCTTGTTCTGGAAGTACAGGTGCTTGACCGTGGAGTCGATGCCAACCTGTCCGGCCTGGGCGACCGGGCGCAGCGCGCCGGAGGACTTCCAGCCCCGGCCACGCACGTCCTGGCGCGCCAGCTGCACCGCACGGTCGGCGATGCTCTGGGCGAGGTTGTCGGGCGCGGGGAACCTCATTAGCGCGGCCGCCGATCGAAGCGGTGGAACTGCTTGTCGACGACCGGGTACCGATGGATGGGCGTGTCCTCGCTGAGCCGGGTGAGGTCGGCGCGCTGGCCGATGACGTCGAACGAGGTCTGCCCCAAGCGATTGCCGGTGCGCAACGATTCGTTGGTGACCTCGCGCATCACCCAGATACCCATGACGCCGGTCGGCCGGTGATCGGGGGTCCACCCCTTGACTCGCACGACATAGTCGCGCTTCCAGAGGTCGGGGAGGTGCTCGGTGTGCATCGTGACCTCTTGTGGATTCCACACGCCCCGTTTGGATGTCGACTCCGAGTCCTGGGCGTCGGTGAAGATCGCCCACGCCCGCATGGCATGCTTGATCCCGCCCTCGAAGGTGGACCCATAGCAGCGCGGGCAGTCGTACTTGTCGTTCTGCTGGTAGACGTCGTCCCAGCACGAACAACGGGGGTGTTTTCCTTCATCCTCGTTGACGTGATAAGTGTGCAGGAGAATTACTTCTTCCCCGTGCGACATCAAAGAGTCCCGGACATGTTGCCGCGCTTGCCGAACCGCATAAGGCTCAACAAGATCGACCCTGGCCATCAGATCACCTGTCCCTTGTGCGAGGGGCCGTGGTAGCCCATCTCGTAGTAGCTGTCGCCGTTGTGGAACAGGTGCTTGGCCGGGACCGTGCTCTTGATCACCGGCATGTCCTGCGCCGGGTCGTCAGGGTGCATGGCGTGCTGGCGCGCATACTCCAGCGACGGGGTGACCCAGTCGCCGGTGTGGAAGTCGTCCTTGCCGTGCGGGAGCGCCCGGTAGATGTCGACCATCTCGTGCGGGTTGCCGTTGGTCCGCTGGTACATCTGCTGGACCTGCTTGGTCTCGCGCGGGCTCACCTCGCCGTAGCTGTAGTACTGCGGATGGGTGTGCCAGTCGTCGGGCACGCCGCCCAGCGCTTCGCTCCCGGACATCTGGTGCAGCGGGAAGCCGCTGTCGGGCCCGGGCGCGGCGTGATCCATCCGGTAGTCATGCTCGGCGGTGCGTCGGCGGGCGTAGTGGTGACCGTCGTCGTCATAGCTGGTGCCGCCCAGCCAGTGCTTGTTGATCTCGGTGGCCGCCTCGTGCACCGTGTCGTTGTCGAACGGCGCGTCCTCGGACCAGTTGATCCCCATCAGCTCGGCCAGATGGTTGGGGTCGGCGTCCATGTGAGTGGTCGCACCGTTCCAGCCGCCCGCCGGTGCCGACGGGTGATCATGGGTACCCATGAAGTCGTGACTGCGCTTGCCGTCGTGCACCCAGGCGTGGTTGACCGTGCCATCCCGGTCGTCGACATCCATGCCGACCTTCAGGTCCGGCCACATGCTCTTGAACGCCAGCGCCATCGCGCCACAGCCGCCCTCGCCCCAGTACCGGTCGGGGTGAGGCCCTGGGGCGTTGGGGATCTGGTGACCGTGCTCAGGAAACTCGACGGTGGCGGTCTTGCCCTGCTTGGACTTCTTGAGGGGGCGAATGCCCGGACGTCCACGAAACTGAGGATTTGAGGCGTAGGGGTCAGGCTCTGGCGACTGTTGCTGCGGAGGGGGGCTCTGCTGGCGCTGGTCGTAGCTGCGCTGCATCTGCTGGCGCTTGTTGTAGATGTCGACCAGCCGCTGATGGTTGAGGCCTCCGGTGTCAGACGACGGAGATCCCGAACGGTGCAGAAGCAGCATGGCTGCGGCAGTCTCGGCAGGATCGTAGCCGTGCTTGGCCACCGCCTCGGGGCCGGTCTCGTAGTTGCCTGCGTCCAAAGCAGGACCCGCCTCTTCCAGCCCCTGGTCATGCCCCTGGTGGGCTGCCGGATAGTTCTCCTTCATGAACTTCTCGACATAAGGCCAGTGCTTGACCAGATTCTTCGGCCAGGGGCCAATACCCGCCTTGGACCCACTCGGGCCTGCCCAGTCGTCGAACTCCTGCTTGAGTCGCTGAGTCATCTCCATGGGGTCGAACTCTGCGAGGTGCCAGCTGGCGATCTTTTGGGCAACGGTCGCTGTCCGTACAGGAGCAGTACGCCAGGGTGCGAGCGTGGCGACCTGCTCGCGCGCGGTGACGACGCGCCGCGCCATCAGAACGGGCTTCCGCTCGCCATGTTGCCGAAGGTGACCGACGGCGCAGCCGGGTAGAAGCGCATAGATCTAGTTTGCGCAGCGTACATGCCCGACTGGAAGAACGACCGCGCCGAGCCGCCGTAGATGCCTCCGGCGACCAGGTAGGCCCCCCTGCCCAAGCTGAGCAGCGAGCGCTTGGACAGCTTCACGGCCTTCTCGAACTCGGGCTTCTCCTCGTCGAGCATCGCCTTCCACCGCTGCGCGTAGTCGCGCCGATCGGTGTAGGTGGTCGACATGTTCCGGAACTCCGGCTGCTCGGTGTAGGAGAGCATCAGGTGCCGGATGACCTCCAGCTTGCCCGCCCAGACCATGAGGGCCTGGAAGTTCTCCGGGATCGACTTGTCGTCGCGGGTCACGCCGTAGTTGGTGACCGGGTAGGCGAGCACGTTGAACTTCATCACCGCCTGCCCGAGCAGGAACGCGATGCGCTCGTAGTTGAAGTGGGTCTGGAAGTTCTCCTGCAGCCACGGGCCGCCCGCCGTCGAGTCGAAGAGGTCGGCGAAGTGCCAGCCGATCTGCTCAACGGTGAGCTTGGTGTCCTCGCGCAGCGATTCCCACATCGGCATCTGATCGAGGATCTGCGCCCGGTCGAAGAACGTGATCTCGGCACCGGCGACCTTGTAGGTCCACTCAGCGACGAGCATGCCGCGCCGCATGGTGTGCTGATGGCCGATGTTGTAGTGGTACTTCCCCAGGTCGTCACGGGTGATGTCGGCCTCGTCGACCTCGGCGATCAGCTCCCCGCGCTCGTCGGTGGTGGTGTCGCCGGGCAGCTTGAACCAGACCTTGAGCGAGAGCGAGTTGAGGTCGGCGTCGACCGGCCCGCCGGGACCGCTGATGCCGAGCGCGAAATAGCCCGAGCCGCCCAGGCTCATGAACTTGCGCATGGCGGCCTGGCTGAACATCTTCGGGCTGTAGACGGCCTCGCCGTCGGGCAGTGTGCCGCCGGGGATCGGGTCGTCGAACGGTGCAGTCATCGGGTCCCCCTCTAAGGCCGAACGTAGGTCAGATCGATCCGGCTCTTGATCTTCGAGGACTCGCGGAAGAACGAGAAGATCGAGTTGAGCCACGCGTTGCGGGGCACGAAGGTGACCTGGATCGCGAGCACGTCGTTGGTCTTGAGCCGGATCTGCCCGGCGAGGTTGACCGTCTGGCTGAAGCCGGGGACGAAGCCGTTGCCGCGCAGATAGGCCGCCGTGCGGATCTCGGTCTCGACGCCGTTGACCAGCGCCACAATCTCGACGCTGTCAGGTACCCGATCGGCGTCCCACTGCATCGCCGACTTCAGGTCGTAGAGCCCCGGCTCCTTGGCGACGATCTCGGCGCGACGGACGGGGTTGTAGAAGCCGAAGGCGTCCTCCAGCTCCTCGTTCCACTCGATCAGCGTGCCGGTGTAGTTGAGCTGCTGGCGCAGGCTCTGGCGCAGCCGGACCGCCGGGATGTTGGCGATCGGCAGGACCGTCCAGCGGTTGTTGGCGATGTAGGTGACGTTGTCCTGGATGCGGATCCAGTCGATCGAGCCCGGGGTGTTCTGCCCGAGGTAGCGGTCGCCCGACATCATGCCGAAGCCCCAGCCCCGGTTGCTCATGCCCCGCAGCGCGACACCCTTGGTGTCGATGACCTGGCCGACCTGCTCGCCGCTGCGGAACAGCGTGAGGGTGCGGTCGACGATCTTGGCCATCCAGTTGGTGGTGGCCAGGTTGGTGTTCAGGCTGCCCATCGCGCCGAGCAGCTTCTCACCGGCGGGGCCGGTCGTGGTGTAGAGGACCTGCACCCGGTCGTAGAGGACCTGCAGCCGGATGTAGCTCGCGCGGTCGGCCGACATCCGGAGATAGACGTCGTTGGACGCCGACTCGGTGAACATCGGCTCGTTCTCGATGACGATGGTACCGGTGCGCCAGGTGATGACCTGGTCGTCGGTCTGGGTGACCCGATCGGCGGTCTTGATCCGGCGCGCGATGCAGGTGTTGGAGTCGTTGCTCTGGTCGAGCCACCGCACGGTGCCGGAGTTGATCACGCCCATCGCGCCGTGGTTGGTCGCGCCCGGGTCGTCGGAGTACCACTGCTCCCACTCGGCCGGATTCAGGCTCGGGCGGTTGTGGGCGTCGGTGAACAGCGAGCTGTAGTCGAACTCGTCGAGCGAGTCCAGACCGGTCACCGGCTCGGTGGGGCCGAAGTTGCCCCAGACGCGGAAGCAGTTGGTGTCGGTCTCGTAGATCATGAGCCCGGGGTAGGGCGCGCCCGGGCGGGTGGTGGAGGTGCACAGGACGAGCGGCTTGTTGATGATCGAGACGCCGTTGTAGTCGTGCACGTGATCGCCCGGGGCGGCCTGATGCGAGTCGGGCCCGAGCGTGTGATGGATCGCCTCCGGCGCGCTGTCGGTGTCGGCGCTCTCGTGGGTGTTGACCTGAGCGAGCTTGCTGCCGTGGAACCGGTCGCCGCTGCCGGAGTGATCATGGTTGCGCAGCGCCGCCTCGACCTGGAGCGCCTCGACGGCGTCACCCAGGTCCCGGTGGTGCTGGACATGGTTGCGGGTGCCGTCTCCGGCACTGGAGAGGGGCGTGGTCTCCGCGAGAGACGGTTCGGTGAAGGTATCGACGTTCTGCGGATAACCTGTCGCCACCACAAACTCCTTCTCGCTGTTAGGTTGTCGCTCCCCTCACCGGGTGTCCGATCGATGAGGGGAGCGACGGTCGTTCTGCAGGCGCGACCGATCAGGCGGTGCGGGTCCAGACCACGGTGCCGTCGTTGACGGTGCCGCCGACCGCGCTGGGCAGGGTCGGGATGGTGGACCCGGACGTACCGGCCGTCGAGGCCCGCACCGCTCCGCCTGCACCGAGGCTGATCACGAAGTTCAGCGCGTAGGCGGTGGTGGCCTTCCAGTACGGCAGCGACGGCTCGGTCGGGATGTGCCCGCCGACGGCCTCGTAGGTGTCCTTGTAGGCGTCGCGGTGGCGCGAGGTGCTCTTCAGGACTGCGGCGGTGTTGGCGTACTTCGGCGGCTCGTCGGCCGCCTCGTGCACCACACGGTCGAGTCCGCCCAGCGGGCCGACCTCGGTACCTGCAGGCACCTCGACCAGCTCCTGGGTGTCCCGGTTGGGGACCACGTCCGCCGCCGCCATGGCGTCGTCATAGGTCCCGTTGATGTTGGCCATGGCGTCCAGGATCTTCCCGCCCTGGGTGGGGTCGGGGAACTGCTTGGTCTGGAACATGGCCCGGTCGAATCCACTGGTCATTAGATACCCCTCTGGGTCTCGGTGGTGATTGCCAGCCGGTGGTCCCAGCTGCCGTCAGCCTGAGGCGTGGAGACGATCTCGGACCGACGATGAGCGACGTCCGGATGCAGCGGCGGCTCGCCGCCGTCGATCTCGGCCTGGGTCTGGAACACCGGCTTGCCGCTGATGATGCAGACCTGGTTGACCGGATTGCCCTCGGCATCGGTCGGGACGCTGAGATCGCGGGAGGCGTTCGACTCGCCGAGCTTCGCCTCGACCTCGATCTCGTTGCCGTGCTTGTCGAAGGTCGTCACCATCGCGGTGTTGACGTTCTGGCCCGACATCATCAGGGCCATGCGGTTCTCCATGTCCGGGCTGTCGGAGATCGAGATCGCGCCACGCATCCACAGCCGCTGGAAGCCGGGCTGGTCCAGGCACTCCTTGGGCATGATACGGATCGAGTCATCCTTGCCCTTGGGCTCCAGCCCGAAGGTGAGGCTGTCGGTGTTGCACGAGATCTTGGTCGCCGTGTTGTTCTGCGCGAACAGGGTGGCGTCGGACTGACGCAGCTCGCGCAGGGACTTCCGGCCTTCGGTGATCGTCGGTGCGGTCATGGTGTACATCTCCATCTGATTCGGGGATTGGTCCTATCGCTGATTCTGGTCCCAAACACGGAAAAACCCACCCCTCCCGAAGGAAAGGTGGGCTTCACCAGGTGATATAGGGACCTGTCAGGCGGTGACCGAGAGCAGGTTTGTCCTCGGCAGGCGGCGCTTGAGCGCGAGCTGACGCACACCCATCACGACGGGGTGGTCCAGCTCCAGATCGGGGAGCGAGTTCACGAACTCCTGCATCCCGTCGGCGTTTTCGGAACGTACGAGGATGCGCTGATCTTGGCCGGTCTCGCGATCGATCAACGTCACCAGGTAGGTGTGCTGCATCGGTCTTCTCCATCTGTCCCGAGGGGGTTTTGTCCTCCTCTGCGATAAGTGTGCAGGAAAATGACAGTCGATGCAACGAGAAACGCCGACACTTTTGCAAAAACTGTTAAACCCCGCCGACTTAAGGGACTTTATCGACTCGGTGCCAAGTGTCGGAAGTCACCGAGGGAGGCCGAGCGCTTCTGTGGCTCACCGATCACGTTGTGCCACTGCTCGGGCTTGAAGGTCTCGATGTCGTCGCCGATGTTCCACTCGTGCGGGTGCTTGATGTGCAGCCCCTTGATCGACAGCGGCGCGCCGGGAGAGAGGGTGACCTCCTTCTCGTGCGCGAACGATCCGCCCGAGTTGGTGCGGTTCATGTCCTCACCCTCGCCGTTCCAACCGGCGTTCATCATCACCGAGAGGAACCGGCCGCTGTTCTTGTCCCAGGGGTAGGAGAAGACCTGTGTCGCGCCCGGGTCGGTCGACCAGTGGCGGCCGAGGTTCGTCGGGTCGCCGGTGTCCTTGGTCTTGGTGAAGGGGATGCGGGTGCGCTCGTTCTCCGACGAGTAGTCCTCGCGGTACTTGTGCACGTTGCGCCCGACGTCCTCCATGAAGTTGAGCAGGTGGTGACCGACCGCCTGCCCCTCCGGCGTCGACGGGTGCGGGTGCAGGTTGCCCTCGCCGTAGTTGTCGCCGTAGAGGATCCCCTTGGCCTTCTCCAGGTCGGGGTGCCCGGCGTACTTCGGGTGGTCGACAGGGATGTTCACCGCCCGCCAGAGGTCGGTCGACTTCTCGCCGCCGGGCCCCTGCTGCCACTGCGTCTTGGGGCGCTCGTAGAGGTAGTTCTCGCTGTCGGGGTTGCTGTAGGAGTCGTCGGAGTTCTGGCTGTGGTCGTGCTGGGACAGCCACGCGTCGGCGGCGTCGGGCTCCGGCTCCTCCTTCCAGTCGTCGTCGTGGTTGTACGGGTCGAACTCGTCCTCGTACTCGTCCCAGCGCGAGGCCATGCGGCGGGTGTGGTCCTGCAGCGCGTTGGCCGCGTCCCAGGCGTCATCGTGCTTGCCGAGCCCCGCCTTGCCGACGGCGTCGATCAGGGCGGCGTTGAGGTGGTCGACCTTGGAGTCGTCGAGACGACCGGCCCAGCGGACATAGGCCTCGGCTGCAGCGTCGAGTGCCGGGTTGCCGCCAGGTCGGTAGCGCAGACCGAAGTTGTCGGCGATCGGGTCCATCAGTCCTCGTTCTCGTAGAGGTCGGCCACCTCGGCACGACCGCGCTCCTCGACGTCAGCTTGGCGCTTGCGCTCGCGGAGGTGGGCGTACTTGCGACCGATGTCCCGCCGGTCATGCCGGTCGTAGGGGTCCTGTTCTGCCATGATTCACCTCCTCTCGATCGCTAGTACAGGCCTCCCATGAAGTTCATGAGGCCCGGGTTGTTCTTGTCGTGGTGGAACTCCAGCGGGCTCGGCGACTCGCCGGTCCCGATGTCGTAGAAGCCGTGCTGGGCGGTCTCCGGGTTGTCGCCGTATGCGGCACCGGCGGCGTCCCAGATGTTGTCGTGATGCTTGGACATGTCGTGGAAGTACTCGTCGCCCGAGTCCCATCCACCCTGGTAGAGATCGGGATCGTCCTGCATCTCGCGCATGTGCTTGGTGCCGTAGTCGCGCAGATCCTTCTCGGTCAGGCTCTTCGACGGCTGCACCTGCTCGGTGTGCGGCAGGGCGACCATGTAGCCCGCGTCCGGCGGCCCCTGCGGTCCGCGCCGCGAGAAGCCTCCCGAGTCCTGCACCTCCTTCATCCGCTCGCGACCCCACTCCGGAGACAGGTCGTGCTCCGAGATCGCATTCTTGACTATAGCATCACTATAGGCTACGGCATCCAGCGCCGCTTGCACCGGGTCCTTCGAAGCGGTCCGGGGCGACGCCTGACGGGTGAGGTAGGGGTCGTTCCAGCTGACCGGCGCGTGAGTCACGCTCGGGCAGCTGGCCTCGTGGCGCATGCGGCGGCGGTCGACACCGCAGTACCCGCAGTGCGCGAGGTTGGCGGCGATCTGCTGAGTGTCCATTCCTGCTCCTTGAGCCCGGTGGGGGAAGTTGCCTGCGATCCAGCTGTGCAGCCAATCGTCGGTCGCGGCAGTGCGCTCCAGCGAGGACCGGCGGCCCCAGTTCGGCATGGTGCGCGGATCGACGTCCGGCCGCCCCGGGTGCACCCAGAAGTCACCTCGGTCCTTCTGGTAGCGCGGCTGGTCCTGCTCGCCCGGGTAGGGGCCGGTGAGCTTGTTCGGCTTGGCCGGGTTGAACGACTTCGGCGCGGTACCGGGCTCGGGCATGTTCGGCGAGACACCGGCGTTGATGACGTCCTGCTTGAACTTCACCCAGGGACCGGCCTGCGCCTGCTTGGGCTTGAGGGTCTGCGCCGGGTCGTCGCTCATCGCGTTGATCCGGCGGGTCGCCTCGGCCGACGCACGAGCGTGCAGGTCGTAGCCGGGGTGGTAGGCCTGCCCGCCCACGGTGAACTTCTCCTGGAAGTGCGGGGGCGTCTGGTAGCTCAGCTCGCTGAGATCCCCGCCGTGCGGGTTGGTCTGCACGCGGGCGTGATGGGTGTCGACGGTGACGTCCTGGTCGCCGTAGCGCCAGTCGGGCTCGCCGGTGTTCGGGTTGATCTGGTGCTGGTAGTACCCCTCGTCGTTGTCGACACCCTGGCGCGGCTCGCGCAGCGGGGTGTCGTCGAGGATGTTGTTGAAGAACGAGCTGGTCTTGGGACCGGCCAGCATCTTCAGGTAGTCGTCACGACTGAGCGAACCGGCGGGCGCGTTCATGAGGTCGTGCGCCTTCTGGTTCTGATCGTTGGGGGCCTTGACGCGGAACCGGTTCTCGGGGTCGCGCTCGGGAGCGTCGCGGGAGAAGCCCTTCATGTTCGGCGTCGGGGCCTTGTAGCCCTCCTGGCCCTCGTAGTTGAGCAAGTAGTGCACGGCCTGCTCGTTGTTGAGGTCCCAGTCCTTGACCGGCGAGAGGGCCGAGGTGACCGCCACCGCGCGCTCGTGATCACCGATCGTCTTCTGTGCGACGTCCTTGGTGGCATCGTGCGCAGCCGCGTACCAGGTCTTGCCCTGGAAGTCCTGGTCGGGGTTGGCGTTGAGCTGGTGCGAGACGTGGTTGTTGACCAGGTCCTCGAAACCCCACGGCGTGCCGTTGAGCAGGCCGTAGGGGTCGTTCTTCGGGTCCTCCGACGCCATGGCACGCTGCAGCTTGGGCTGGTGCGCCTTCTTGTTCGGATCGAAGATCTCGCTGGGGTGCGGGATGTCCGAGGACATTGGTGGGCGGCTCGACGAATGGAATGCGCCGTAGTCGTCGGCAGTGCGCCAGTCGGTCTGCGACCACGGGGTGTTCTCGCCGATGTTCTTGTCCGCCGACGGGATGACCGGACTCGGCCCGCCGGGATGGCCCGGTCGCGGCTTGTCGGGCGACACCTGCGGGAAGTCGGCGAAGCGCAGCTGCTCCCGAGCGGTCATGATGCGACGGGCCATGGAATCCATCCTCCTCTTGCGGTCCCCTACATCCATTGGGGTGCGAGAGGAGGGAGATCACACGGCGTCGTGGACCTCGGTGATGGTGCCCACCGCGAGCGAGTTGGTGAGGTACTCGTCGAAGGTGACGTCGGTGCCCTGGAGCTTGTTCAGCTCGGCGAGCTGGGGGCCGACGACCTCCTGGAGCTGTTGTCGGTCGAGGACCTGGTCAGTGAACCTGTAGAGCGTTTTCGTTTCCATGCTTGCTATTCTACTACAATTCTGCTATAGGGTCAAGGTTTTAGTTCAGCCACATGCAGCCGACCGACATCGCCGAGCCGCTGGCGTTCAGACCCAGCGGGGCAGCGGTGTGGTCTACCCAGGCGAGGGACCGGTCGCTCAGGCCGTCCTTGCGGTGCCGGAGCGTGCCGACGTAGTTCGCCGGGTCCAGGCCGACGGCGGCCGACACTGAAGCCGAGGCCACCAGCGCCACCGCGAGCTTGCCCGACCCCGTAGGGGTGTGGGTCTGCACTTGAGTGGACGAGGCCTTAGAGGTGTAGTCGCCAACGCTCGTCACGCCGGAGTACTCGGCCACGAGCAGGGTCTTCCAGGACCCGCCGCCGCTCATCACGAACGTGTGCGACCCAGCCGCCACACCGGTCAGCACGAACATCTGATGGATGCGGGTCGTCAGCACCTGCCCGTAGGCCGACAGCGCCGCACCGCCGTCCATGGACACTGCGGTGACTCCCGAGTTGGTGGTGGTCCCGATGAACAGGGTCGCCCCGGCCGCGATGTCGATGGTGACCGACGGGTTGGTGCCGCTGTCCTTGGCGTCGCTGGCCGCCTTGACGAAGGCGGGCCCGGGCGGCGGGTACACCTGCTTGTAGGCCAGAGTCGCCGGGTCCCAGTAGGAGACGCGCGACGGCGCGACCGGCGCGACTCCGGCACCGGCGTAGGGCAGCAGCGGATAGTACTGGTTGGTGCCCGGATCGAACCGGAACATCCCTGCCATCAGCCCTCCACGTAGAGCACTCCAGCCACACCGGTGGCCGGACGCGGACCGAACTGAATCTTGGCGTCGACGTAGCTCTTGTTCGCCGCGTGGTCGTTGCCGGTCGGCGTCGTGGTGGCCACCCGGCCCGCCTCATCGCGGATCGCCACCGTGTTCGCGACCGCGCCGGTGGAGTACGCGCCCATGATCTGGTTGCCCGAGGCGTCGGTGCCGTACATCGAGCTGACCGTGCTCGACCGGTCGAGCTTGGCCCCGATCGCGGTGCCCTGGGCGGTGCTCACCGGCTTGTTCGCGTCCGAGGTGTTGTCGACGTTGCTCAGGCCGACGGCCGCCTTGTTCAGCGTCTGCCAGCTCTTGTCGCCCCGGAGGTACTGCGAGGTGGTCCCGGCCGCCAGCGCGGGCTCGGCGCTGAGGGTGGAGCGCGCGGCCGCCGCGTCAGCGGCGGTGAGCAGCGAGCGCCCGGTCGCGGTCGAGTTGCTGAGATCGGTGACGAGGTGGGTGTGCGCGACCGGCGTGCGAGCATCGGTCAGCCGGGCGTCGTTGCCCGCGACGGCGGTCGTCGCCGTCGACCCGATGATCGGCGCGAACGTCGAGGGCTTCTCGGAGATGGTGCTCCAGGCATGGGTGTGCCCGACGTCGGACTTGGCATCGAGCGCCGACTGCAGCTGCGAGAGCGGGACCGCGTCGTCGCTATTCGACGCCGGGCCGGTACCGACCTGCCCGTTGTCGCGACGGGCGGGCATGGTGTAGCCGATCGGGTCCAGCGACCACTGAAAGGCCTGCTGTGCCGCCGCGCCGTCGGTGCCGTAGATGCGGAAGGTCAGGTCGGACTTGACCACCTTGCCGTCGAGAGCCGCCTGCAGCCCGGTGACCTCGCTGATCGGGTGGGTGTGGTTGCTCGACGCCGGTCCCGGCTTGACCAGCGTGTAGGACTCGGCCAGCCGGGAGGCGAAGACCTTGTGCCCCTGGTCGGTGAAGTGGATCTCATCGGCGGCGATCAGGGTCGAGCGGTTCTCCAGAGTGACCCACGGGTCGCCGTTGAGTACGCGCGTACCGGTCTCGGCGTAGACATCGCCGGTCAGTGGGCTGACGTAGGCCACGCCCGCTGTCGCGCACGCCTCGCGCACGGCGGTGTCGACGGCGAGCATCGCGGCGTCGGTGTTGACCCCCGCCGGGTCCGGCGGGCCGAAGACGACCACGGTCGGGTCCGACGCCATGCCCTGCAGGGTGTTGATGATCGCGGTGATCGCGGCCGCGTTGGCGCTGCCGCCATTCTCGCGGCCATTGAACCACGAGCCGACGAAGACCAGCTCGGCGTCGGTCGGGACGACGTCCTGGGTCGCCCGCACCTGGAAGTTGGGGTAGCCGCTGTAGCCGACCGTCGGACCGGTGCCCGCGATGGCGGCGTTCCAGTAGTCCTCGCACCCGAGGTACTCAGCCAGACGAGGCACCCAGGTGCCCAGCTCGCCCCCGGCGTTGTAGGGGGTGCCCTGGGCCAGGCTGTCGCCGAGCACGAGCAGCCGCTGGCCGTCGAGGGCGGGCGACCAGACGATGCCGTCAGGCTCGGTCCACACCTCGCCGATCGCGCATCGGTCGACCATCAAGCGGACCCGTCGCGGGCCGTTGACGAAGCCGAAGTCGACCTTGAGGGTGTTGACCTGTCCGGCCGTCCACGGCGGCGAGGTCGGGAGGTCGGAGTAGGGCAGGCCGTCGACCCAGACCTTGATGCCGTAGCCGGGCAGGGTGGCCAGCTGGAACTCGATGTAGCGGGTCCCGCCGACCCACATGTCCAGGCCAAAGCTGCTCGTCGCGTCGGCGACGGTGCGCGTGGTGCCGTCGTTGGCCGACTTCCAGTTGGGTGCCCAGCTGCCCGAGGCCTGAGCGTTGACCAGATCGCTGATCTCCGCGCCGACGAGGGCGGCCCGGCTCTCGATGTCGGGCAGCGCGAAGGCGGTGACGCCGTCCTCGATCGACGTCACGGCGGTGGCGTTGCCGTAGGAGAGCACCGCGCCGCTGGTGATGTCGCGCGCGGCGTGGGTGTGCGCGAGCGGCGGCCGCGAGTCGACGAGGCGGGGATCGTTGCCCGCCACCGCCGTGCTCGCCGACGAGCCGATGACCGGCGGGAAGGTCGCGGGCTTGTCGGCGATCTCGCCCCAGGCCGGGACGTAGTTGCCCGCCTTGGCGGTGGTGCTCGTCGTGCCGAGCACGAGATCCGACGCACCGATGGCGGAGCGGGCCGCCTGCTGGCTGGCGGCGGTGACCAGCGATCGGCCGATGGCGGTCGAGTTGGAGATGTCGGCGGCCGCGTGGGTGTGGGCCGTCGGCGGCCGGGCGTCGCTTAGGCGCGGGTCGGTCGCGCTGGCCTTGGCGTCGAGCGCGGTCTGGGTCGCTGTCGAGATCGGCTTGGCCGCATCCGAGGTGTTGTTGACGTTGGCGAGCCCGACGTCGGCCTTGGTCAGCTCGACCGCGCCCGTCTTGCCCGCGACGCTGACCACGTCGTCGGTGGAGTCCGACTTCTCCCAGGTCGCGCCGTTGTAGATCGCGTAATCGTTCTGCGCGAAGGAGATCGGCCCCGAGCCGAGGTCACGGGTCGCGGCGGCGCTGACCTTCCAGACGTCACCCTGATCACCGGTGCCGTCGGCGAGCACGGGCGTGTTCGTCGCGGCGTTCCACATGCCGTTGTAGGTCATCAGCGCCGAGGGGAGCTGCGAGAGCGGCACCTTGCCGCCGCCGTCGAGCGAGGCGTACCCGTTGGCCTGCCCCTTGTTCGCCACCAGCTCGACGCCGGTGCGGGCCTTGTCGACGATGTACTGAGCCCGACGGCCGGTGATCGCGCGCTGCGTTGTCGCGGTCCCGGCGTCGATGTCGGCGGTCGAGATCTCGGCGTAGGCCTGTGGCTCACTCATGACGTGGTAGGCCGCGCCGTCGAAGTAGAGCATCAGGAGGCCGTTGGCGGCCACCTGCGCGGCCGCCGAGGCGATGCCCGTGTTGCCCGACCGTAGCGGGTAGGCGGTGCCGCCGTTGACCGCCAGGGTGATCGTCCCGGCCGAGTTGCCCAGGGTGAAGGTCAGCTTGACGATGTCGCCCGCGACCGGCGCGGTACCGGTGGCGGTCTTGGCGGCCGTCGCGGCCGCCGTGGCGGTGGTGAGGTCGGTGGTGCGCAGGTTGCGCGCGTTGGTCAGCCGGGCATCGGAAGTGTCGACCTTGCCCGCCAGCGCGGTGTCGGCCCAGCCCTTGGTGGCCACGTGCCCCGCCGCCGAGGGGTCGGCGGCCGTCAGGCGGCCGTTGGCGTCGCGGATCGGGAAGGTGTCGGCCAGGGCGCTGCCGGAGTAGGGCACACCGGTGTCGACTCCAGCCCCGTTGCGCGCGTAGACCTGCGTCGTCTGCCCGGCCGCGAGCTTGGTCACCTTGCCGTCGACGTAAGACCTGCGGGTCAGCTCGTCGGCGGTCGCCGGGTCCGCGCCGTAGGTCAGCGGGCCGTAGAGCGCCCCGCCGGAGCGCGAGACGAAGGGGACTTCGAGCAGCCCCGAGTTGTAGGCCATCACGAAGATGCTGGAGATCCGGAAGCTCGCCGACGAGTGGAAGTCGCTGACGGTGAAGCGCAGCTTGGTCATCGGCGTGCCGCCGCTGGGGATGCTGATCTGCTGCACCACCACGCCGGTCTCGACGGCCGTGCGTGTGGTGATGGGATTCCAGACGTCGTTCCAGAAGCCCTCGGCGACCACATGCTTGCCTCGGAATCCGGCAGGCATGGCGATACCGGCGACGGTCCCGTATCTGAAGGTGGTCCACAGGTCGACCTCGATCACAAAGACGTCGGTCGCCTTGTCCACCAGAGCGATCGAGAGCGCGTTAGTGTTGGGCTCGAAGACGCGCGGAGCGCTGGGGGCGCTGAGCACGTTGCCGTTCTGGGTGATCGTGATCGCTCCGCCACGCAGGGTGTTGAACGCGAGGTCGTTGAACAGGTGCGGGAGGTGGACGAAACCGGCCGCCTCCGGGGCCCAGGTGCCCAGAGCGCCGCTGATATTGCTCGGCCCACTGATGACCGCGCCGTCGGCGATCTTCGGCGTGGTGGTGTCGACGTAGGCCTTCTGCGCCGTGCTCAGCGGCTTGTCGACGTCGGCGGTGTTGTCGGCCGCAGAGAGCCCGACGTCGCTCTTGGTCAGCGAGACCGCGCCGGTGCGCCCGGCCACCGAGGTGACCGGTGCGGCAGGCAGCTGGCCCGACGGGACCTTGCCGTCGGCACCGAGACCGGCGTACCCGTTGGTCATCCCCTTCTGCGAAGTCAGCTGGCGCGCGTCGAGCGCAGCCTGCAGCCCGCTGATTCCTGCGATCGTCGTGCTGCCGGGAGGGCCCTCGGCACCCGGATCGCCCGGATCTCCCTTGTCGCCCTTGTCGCCTTTGGGACCGGGGTCGCCCTGGAATCCACGCGGCCCCTGCTCGCCGGGAGCGCCGGTATCGCCGGTGTCGCCCTTCGGTCCAGGGTTACCCTGATCGCCCTTGTCGCCCTTCGGGCCTTGGGTGCCCTGGATACCGGGCTGCCCCTGCACACCCTGATCGCCAGTGTCCCCCTTGGGTCCCTGGGCACCGGGATCACCAGCATCACCCTTCGGACCGGGGTCACCCGGGTCACCCTTGAGCCCCTGTGCGCCGGGGTCGCCCTTGAGCCCCTGATTGCCCGTGTCGCCCTTGGGCCCCTGCGGCCCCTCCGGTCCACGGATCGGGCCGACGTCGGTCCAGGAGGAGCCGCCCCACACCCACAGGTGTCCGTCGTTCTCAGTGACGTAGCCGATCCCCGCGTCGTCGGCCGTCAGGCCGGTCGGCAGCTCGGCAGGAGTGGGGACGTCATCGACGATGGTGACGCTGGTACCGGCGGGGCCGCGCTGCCCCTCAGGGCCCGGGAGGCCGGTGTCGCCGGTGTCCCCCTTGTCGCCACGGTCGCCCTTGTCGCCCTTCGGACCCTGGAGGCCCTGAAGTCCTTGAATACCGGTCTCGCCACGGTCACCCTTCGCGCCCTGGATGCCCTGGATGCCCTGCAATCCCTGGTTGCCCTGGGGGCCGGGGTCGCCCCGGTCGCCCTTCGGACCGGTCAGCCCCTGCTGGCCGGTGTCACCGGTGTCACCCTTGGGACCAGCCGCCCCGGGCTCGCCCTTGGGGCCAGCGATCCCCTGATCTCCGGGGTCACCCTTCGGCCCCGGATCTCCGCTAGGTCCCGGGTCGCCCTTGGGTCCAGACGGACCCTGCTGACCGGCCGGACCCTCGGGGCCACGGGGGCCCGGCGGGCCGACAGGAACGACGTCGGGCTCGCCGCCGACGACAGCCACCGAGATGACCTGGCTGCCGCCGCCGGGCGTCCAGTAATCCTCGCCCGGCTCGGCCTTGCGCATCTTGCGCGGCGGGTTGCCCGTCGAGGGCACCCACTTGCCGGTGTCCGGGTCCCAGGTCTGCCACCAGCCGCCACCGCTCGGTCGTCGCCACGCGGTGCCCCGGCCGTCAATCCAGATCGACGCCATGCGGAACTCCTTCTATCCGGCGCTGATCTTGCGGGTCAGCCGAGGGATCGTCTGCACGACGAGGTTGGTCCAGGCGATAGCGGTGTCGCTGGGGAACCAGATTCCGACGTTGGTCCCGGCGATCTCGGCGACGTCATAGACCTCCCCCAGCACCTCACCGTCGACCTTGTACTCCAGGCGATTCCCGCGCAGCGACACCTCGACGTCCTTGTTCGCACCGATGGTCCCGTTCGGGGTGCCGGTGGTGATCGCTACCGATGCCTCACCGGGGGCCAGACGCTGGAGGTGGCAGCTGCCCTGCGAGGTGATGGCCAGGCGGTAGTTCTCTCCCGAGCCCGCCGTGGCCAGCGCCACGTAGGCGAAGCCCGAGGCGTGCAGCGCCTTCACCCGGAACTTGACCCGCACGTCGCGCTTGCCGACGGCGAGCATCAACAGCCGGGTCTGGCCATCCGGCTCGGCGATCCGCTTGATCGCGCCATCGACGATCCGGTACTGGAGCGGGTACCCCGTCCAGTTGCACGGTTTCCCGCCCTGAGACGCGGTCGTCGGGACCATCGTCGCCGCAGGGACGGTGCAGTCGTCAGAGGTGATCGTGTAGCCCAGGAGCGCCTGGAGCTTCAGCGAGAGGTTGTCGACCAGGAAGTCCTGCGAGTCTCCACGCACCGTGACCGGGCCGGTCGGGGGCACCTTGCGCGGGCCGGGACCTCCGGGCTGGGGCTGAGCGAGGTTGGTCACCCGACGCAGCTGCGCGAAGATCTTCGTGGTCCAGTCGGTGCGCATCCGTTCTAGCGCCGGACGAGCCGAGGTGTACGCCTCACCGTCGACCGAGATCGCTGCCGTGCCGGACTGGTCCCCGATGTAGACCCCGTAGTTCTGCATCGCCTCGGCCAGCGCGTACCCCTCGACCGACAGCCCGAGAGAGCCGAGATTGACGCTGGGCGGAATGGCGAAGAACGAGCCCATGGGGACCTGGCCCGAATAGGTCACCCCGACAGCATCTTCGGCCGCTGCAGGCCAGACGAACCCACGCTTCAGCGAGGTGCCGGGGATCGACATCGCGATGGCATGCGGGATGTAGGTCAGCTCGTGGGCGCGGATCAGTCCGCCCGCCGTCGGCCAGCGCGCGGCCCGGGTCCCGGCGTTGCGGCCGGTGCCGAGAAGGTCGGTCTTGGTGATGAACTCGGCCTCGAACTTGAAGACGCCGGTGCGCGTGGTCTTCCACAGGTCGTAGGCCCAGCGGCCGTCGATTACGCGCATCGAGAGGTCGGTGCCGGAGGAGATGATCGGATCGTAGGGGCACTTGAACGTGAAGGTGCCCCTCTCCACCCCTCCCGACTTCCACACAGCCGTGCACAGTGGATCGGTCGGCCGGGCAACGTTGTTGGTGAAGCCGTAGGCCGTGCCGTCATTGATCGCCGGAGTGGCGGCCAGCAGGCTGGCCGTCGCCGGAGCGCTGGCCGACTCGAAGGTGACCTCGGTCCCGATCGGGGTGTTCCAGTGCGAGTCGGCCGCGAACGGCTGGCTGTCGGTGGTCCGAAAGGCCTGCGGGAGATTGGCTGCAGGCACCCGGGCGTCGACCGTGGGGGCATAGAGTCCGTCGGCCGCCGCCTTGGTCAGCTTGACGGTGTCGCCGCCACCCTCGCCGAGCGGATTCGAGACCTCGGGGATCGGTTCGTCGCCGCGCCGGTATCGCCCATGATTGTCCACCCATGCAGCGGTCATCAGACTCCCTCGCTCGTGCGGCCTCCACCTATTCTGGTCGGTCGCAACGGGATCGGCAGGGTAGCTCCAGGCATCAGAAAACCCCTGCCACACGCGGTTGGCAGGGGTCTCTGATCCGAAGTTCCGCTTGCTGCTCCAACGGCTTTCGAGGATTCGGCTGTCCCCCGTTGGCGGCTCCGGGACTATTCCGACATTCGTCCCGGTCTCGATTTCTTTGTGGCCCTTCCCCCACCTCCCGAAGGAGGCAAGTACTCAGGCTCATAGAGGTCGGCAACCGCAGGTCTCCGACGATAGCAGAACACCCCGCCTGCCGGAAGTCAGACGGGGTGTTCCTAAGGCCTGAGGGGGGATTCAGGCCGTCTTGGGGGATCAGGCCTTGCGCAGGGCCACGATGCCTCGGGGGTTGAGGATGGCCATGCCGACCAGCTCATCCATGACCCAGCCGACGTGGAACTGCTCCACCTGGTTGTTCTCCACCACGTCGAGCGAGTACATGACCGGGAAGACGCCGAGGAACTGCGGCTCCGGGGTCAGGTACGTGGTGCCCTTCGGGATGATGATCGACTTGCCGATCTGGAACTCGCCGAACTGGACGATGCGCTCGCCCGCGACGACCGAGTCCTTGAACGCCCAACCGGTGGTGTTGATGTCCCACCGGTAGAAGTCGCGGTACTCCTGCGGGTGGCACAGGAGACGCGAGCTGTCGAGCAGTCGCTGGTCGGTGACCGTCACGGCGTCGTACAGGTCCGCAGGCATGAGATGCGTACCGGCGACGGTGATCTCGTTCGGCAGGTCGCCGCCGACCGGGTTGGACGACGGGTCGGTGACGTTGAACTGCTTCAGCGAGGCCTCGATCAGCGTCACGAGGCGCGAGTCCTCCTGGCGCATGATCGCCTGCTTGGTGTAGTCCTGCGTGTACTCCACGATGTTGGCGCGGAGGTAGTACAGGTCTTCCTTCTTGATCTTCGGGAACGAAGCGATGCGGAAGAGCTGCACCTCGACACGCTTGCCCTCGAACGGGGTGATCTTCACTTCACCCTCGTTGCCGTGCAGCATGTACGCCTGTCCCAGATCGTCGAGGACGTCGTACATGATCGGCACGCCGGGGGTCAGCGTGTCCTCCAGAAGCACGTTGCGCAGGATGCCCTGGTAACGCAGCTGCAGCTGGATCGGACCGATCATGGACTGGCCGAGGCGCGTGACGCCGCCGACCTTGTCCGAGAGGATGTGGGCGAGCTTGACCTGCTTCTCCTGTGCGGAGAGCTTGCGGTTGCCCAGACGCTGACGTGCGTTGACGATGTCGGAGACGTACTCGTCCGACCCCTTGCTGAACCGGCCCAGTCCGGAACCGGCTGCCACCATTACGCTCATGCTGTGACCTTCCGGTGCAGGCGGACGATGATCTTCGCGTCCGAGACGACCTCGACCAGCTGAGCGATCGAGTTCGCGTTGGTCGCGCCGGTGACGGTCAGGAGACCGTCGCTGTTGCCGGTGAGGTAAGCACCGGCTTCGGCGGTGTTCAGACCGGTCGGATCGAAGGCCGGGGACAGGATCTCGAAGACCGCGTCCGAGCCGCCCACCCAGATGGTGAACAGGTTGGTGCCCGAGGCGGTGACCTCGTTGACGCCCATGCTCGGGGCCATGAACAGCGCCGAGAGGCCGACCGGCTCACCGGTGCCGTCGTAGGGCTTCCACACCTCGCCGCCGTCGCGGGCGGTGCCGAGATCGGCCCGCTTCATGACGGTGCCGGGGTAGATCTCGGGGTCGGTTGCCGGATCGTAGGTCGGATCGAGGAAGCCGCCCCACGGGGTTGCCTGGTGCTGTGCATACAGCGGTCGCAGGGTCCGACGAAGCGTCGGATTGTCGACAGGGACACGCAACATGGCGCACTCCTTTCAGTTCAGAGATGGTGCGACAGTGCTCAGTTGAAGAGCATGCTGTCGAAACGGGGATCGTTTGCCGCCACGCGCTGCTGGGTTGCAGCGACGCGCGCACCGCCGGACATGCCGGGCGGGACAGGCGACTTGGCGGTCCCGCGAGTACCTCCGCTGGCGACCTGGTAACGCCGGTGATCGTTCGCCCGGACCTCAGCGAACTTCGTGGCGAGAGCGAGCCGATCGGTGATCAGCCCCTTGTTCATGTTTTCGAACTCGCTGGCGAGGCGGTAGCGATCTTCCTTCGCTGCGAGTCCGGCGTCGACGAACGCCTCGGCGCACCGCATCGCGAGGATGCCGCCAGCGGTCTTGGCGCGAGACGAGGTCTTCTTACCCTCGCCCGGAGCCCAGAACTGGTTGTCGGTGCTCAAGTCCGGATCGGACTTGTCGTCGGAGGCGTTGTCGCCGAAGTCGTGCAGATCGAACTGGCTGGCCTGAGCGTCGGCATCGGTGTCGCCCTTGACGGGGGCCTCGACGTCGGCGCGGTCGTCGGGAGCTGCAACTTCCAGCTTCTCGTCTGCGCGCTTCTGCATCGACTTCCCCTTCTTGGCCAGCTTGTCGTTCTTTCGGGCCTCTCGGAGGACCATTCCCAGGGCGGGGAACATCGCCTCGGCCTTGATGCCCTTCTCGGCCGCGAACCGCTTGGCGGCGCGCTTGAGCGAGGCCTCGGTGTGGCGACGGCTGTCCGCGCCCGACGCGGCGGTGAGCCACTGATCGAAGGCCTGGAACACCTTGAGGCTGGCGTCCTTCGGCTGGGTCTCGACCGGGGCCTCCTCCAACGGCTCGAAGTGATCGCCGGTCAGGGCCTCCGACGCGGAGTCGGTGACGGTCGGATTCACCACGGTGTCAGCGTTGCCGTCGACACCGGCGGTCTTGCGCTTCTGGAGAGCGGCCAGCGCGGCGGCGTCCTTGAGCAGCTGGGCGCGCCCGGCCTGCACTCGTGCCACGAGGTTGTTCTCGGTGTTGGTGATGGTGCTCGCGTCCGGCGTCGGCGCGGCGACCGGCTCAGCGGGCGGGGTCTCCGAGATGAAGGCCTCTTCCTGCTCGCCCTGGTCGTTACGGCTCTGGTCGCCGGTGTCGACGAGGGGGCCGTCCGCGTGATGACGGCGACCACGGGAAGCCTCTTTCCCGCGAGTGGCAAGGGTGCTACGTCCCATGGTGGTGAGTCCTTTCTCAGGCGTTCTATCTGTTGTCGAGCCAAGGTGGGCATTTTCCAGTGCCGAGGCGGTGACAAAGTCTGCGCGTGCACGCAGGTAGTCGGCCGACTCATCTGCGGTCATCGCCCGGTTGGCCGTGATGGCGTCACGCCAGTCGGCCAGGCGGTGACCGAAGTAGTTCTCGAAGTACGCCAGCCGTTCCACGGCAGCGAACGACTGCATCGGGACCTGCTTCTGCTGATCCTGTTGCGGGATCGGGATTTTCATCTCGATGTACTGCTGGGCCTCCGGTGCGGGGGCACCAGGGACTGCGGGCGCGCCCGGGGCTCCGGCGGCGGCGGCGGCCTCGTTTGCGTCCTGCTCGCGGTCGATGTTTCCGGCCTGGCTCAGGTCGGGCTGGCTCAGGTCCTTCGGCGGCGAGACGTAGTGGTGGAAGTCGTCGGTGTCGTCCTCCGGCGTCGACCCCTCTTCGCGCAGGGTGTCCACCTGCTGCGGGGCCTCGACCTCGCCGTAAGCGTTCTTGCGGCGAGCGATCTTGCCCTGGAACACCGGCGGCCGGTCCTGGGGCTCGCCGCCGATGGTGTGCATGTTGGCGGCGTTGACCGACGGGTGCGGCTGGGCCAGCAGCTGAGGCTCGTGATCGCGGCCCCAGTTGTCGGCCTTGGCGCTGTACATCTTCGCGTCGGGAGTGAAGTGCACCCGGTCGGCGTCGGCCACCGGCTCGCCGTTGTCGCGGTGGACAAACGACTGGTGGAAGCCGGGATGGTAGTCGGTCAGCGAGTAATTCTGGGCCTCCGACGGAGGGCTGGACAGGAAGCCGACGACACCGGCGTGGACAACGCGCTTGCCGCCCTGGCCGGACTCGTCAGCGGTGTCCTTGAACTTCTGGGCACCCGCCTGCTGGACGACGAACTTGTTGTTCTCCATGTGCACCTCGGGCGCGTATCCGCGCACGTGGACACCGGTTTCGGGGTCGTCCTGCTTGATCGACCAGACGTCCTGGCGGTCCTGGCCCTTCTTGATCGCGTTGACCGCGTGCCGGTTGGTGTGGACAAACACCGGCTTGCTCGGGTCGATCGGCCGGGCACCCTCGGCCGGGACAAACCCGGGGATGGTCGCGGTGCGGCGACGGCTGGCCATGATCGGCGCGTCGGAGTCGGCCGGGTTGGTGGCCGGAGCCTCGCCAGCGCGAGGGGTGTCGGTCGCGCCGCCGAGGGCGTCACCAAGCGAGTCGGTGGCCGAATCAACAGCGCCCGCAGCGGCATCGGCGACGTTGGTGATGTCGCCGCCGCTCGGGGCCGCCGGGGTGTCAGACCCGGGGTCGGGCATGCCAGGTACCGGGGTCTCGGCCTCGGTGAACTGGTTGGAGCAGTCCATGCCGGGCGGGCACTCGGCGTACTTCTTGGCTGCCGCCATCAGGACCTTCGAGGCCACGGCCGTCTCGTCGGCGGGGTCGAAGACGTAGCTCAGCTCGAAGAAGGCGATCTTGTGGCAGGACTCGTAAACGAGAACATCCTCCACCTTTCCCGTCTTCTTGTTGGTTCGGGGAAGTGTGGACCCTTTATGCATCCGGACGTGTTCGCAGAGATCTCGATCGTCTACGGCCTTGTTGTCGCAGTAGGAGCAGATCGTGAAGCCTGCCTCGGCACCCATCGATACCGAGTCAAGTCCCCCAGACATGATCTCGCGCGCCACTTTCGGATAACGCTCGGCGTCGACTTCCTGGATGCACTCGATGTACTTGTCGTCGCCCGCCTCGACGTAGCGCGAGGCCACGATGACGCCGCGTGCGGCCGTCGGATCGTCGTTGACGTGGTTGACGAAGACCGGCTTGCCCACGAAAGTATGTGCGGCCTTGCGCAACTCGTCCGACGGCCACCCGTCGTAGTTCTGGTTGATCCGGGCGCTGATGGCACGCACCACCGTGTACAGGTAGCCCTGGCGCGGCTTCCAGTCCTGGTCGACGTTCCAGCCCTCGCGGACGATCCGTCGCTTCAAACGCCGTGCGGCAGCGCCCGACTGGCCGACGGTGGCCAGATGGGGCTGCCGGTTCTCGACCGCCTGGAGGTGGCGACTCATCTAGGTGATTCCTCTCGTCCAGCTCTACGTGAACAGTCCGACTGCAGCGTCCTCGTAATGGGTGCCGGTCAGGTCCAGCCCATCGAGGTTGCGCGCGCCCATTGCGTGCCGTTCGCCCATCAGCTCCGCCTGCTCCGACGGGGTGTAGTGACGACCGGCGGTGCGCAGGAATGCCGCTGCAGCACCAGCGAAGTCGTCACCGCCGGACGGCGCGGTCGCCGCCGCCGGAGCGTTGCCCATCAGGGCAGCACCGGCCTCGCGCTGGAACGCGGCGACGATGTCGCTGTTGTCGTCGGTCGCGCCCTCCTTGGTGCGGTACTTCTCCATGCCGTCGTTGTCGTAGTCCCCGTCGGAGAACTCGGTGACGTCGTCGTAGGTGAAGTCCTTGACGTTGTCCTCGGCGGTGCCGATCTCCAGCGGGGGCAGCGGGCCCGAGCCGTTGAACGGCTGGTGGCTGCCCGGGCCGGGGATGACGCTGTAGTCGATCCCGGTGAGGTCGGGCTTGGCCTCGTGGAAGCTGGCGACCAGCGGCGAGGCGTCCATGCCGTTGTCACGCGCCGTCTCGACGGCGTCGCGGACGTCGTCGATGTGGTCCTCCATGTCGCCGAAGTGCTCGGCCTGCGGCTCGGTGGCGTACTCGCGCAGCTCCTCGACGGCGGGCTCGCCCTCGGTGTGGTCACCGACCACCCAGTCCTCGGGGGTCTGGTCCTCGGCGTAGCGCTCCAGGAACGCGACCAGCTCGCGCGGGTACGGCGTGCCGTCGCGCTCGCAGGCCTCCAGGACGCGCGAGAAGTGCAGGATGCCCTCGGGGCCGGTCTCCTTGCGCTCGTCCTCCTGGACGTCGACCATCTCGGCCTCGTCCTGGACGTCGTTGATCACCAGCTCCGGCTGCAGCCGCGTGGGGATCGACTGCAGCGCGTCGGCGCGCTTGCGGTACGGGTGCGGGTTGTGCACCTTCTGCGTGCGCGGCTTGTTCTTGACGTGCTGGGACTGCATCTCCATGTACGTCGCGTACGCGTGGCTGCAGAGGCGGCCGACGAAGGTGTGCTTGCGCTTGAACGCCCACTTGCCCCAGTCGCACGCGCAGTGCCAGTTGGCGATGGCGTGGCCGGAGCCGAAGCCCGAGGTGACCCCGCCCTTGGCGATCATCACGTCGTACTCGCCATTGTCGCCCTTGACGTTGGCGTAGATCCGGTCGGGGCCGACATCCTTGACCGTGACCGCACCTTCGCGGCGCAGTCGCAGCGCCTTGGCCCGCACGTCGGTCCATGCGGCTTCGCGCAGCTGCCGATCGCCCTCGACCAGGTCCATGTACTGGGCCATGCGGTGGTTGCCGGTGTCGCCGGTGTCGTCGACGACGTGGCCGTGGCGGTCAATGAAGCCGACCGGGTCGTGCTGGAACTGGGCCATCGGGGTGAAGTGATCGACCTCCAACGGCAAGTCGACGTACTTCGATCCGAGGTTGTGGGCCTTGACCAGGCCGCCCCAGCCCGCGCCGGGGCCGAGCTGATTCAGCTCGGAGCGCGCCCGGTCGCCGACGCCACGCACGTCGCCGGAGCTGATCGGGGAGTTCAGGCCGTCGATGTCTTCCAGGTCCGGCAGGCTGTCGCGGCCGGTCGGATCGGCCGGAGCGCCGTGGTCGGGACGGCTGACGATGTCGGCCTCGGTGTCGGGCTCGGAGCCGTGCTGCGGACGCTCACGAGGACGCTCGGGGCGCTCGCGGTCGCGCTGGGTGTTGACCAGCGGCACCGGGCCGTCGGGGCGACCGGCACCGTGGCCATCCTCGACAGCATCGAGATCGGTGATGTCGCCGGTCTGGTAGTCGTCGCCGTCCGGGCCGATGGCGGCCTGCACCAGCGGGCCCCAGCCTGCACCCGGGCCAAGCTCCTCGATCTGCTGCTCGGCCTGCTCTCCGGCCTGCTCGACCTTGCCGCCGACATCCAGCGGACCAGGCTCTTCCTCGCCGCCCTCTTCCTCACCGCCGCCGCCACCGGCCAGGCCGGGGATCTGGGGCAGGAGGCCGCGAGCGAGCCCACCTCCGGCGGCACCAGCTGCACCACCGGCGGCCGCCCCGCCACCGCCACCGCCGAGCCCCAGCGCGAGCGCGGCCGGGTTGGCCTCGTGGAAGGACGCGCCCTTGGCGAAGTTCTCCGAGAACAGGTCGTCCCGGTCGTCGGCCTCATCACGGAAGGTCACCGAGTTGGTGTCATCGAGTCGTTCGTCCGGCTCGATCTGATGGATCGGCTGGATCGTCGACTCGGTCTCGCCGGGCAGCGCGGGGTACTGCGGCGTCGGGTCGTACGGGAGCGTGGTCGAGTTGTCGAAATCGACCGGGGCCCAAGCCTCTCGATGGCTGCCGAGCACGTTGCTGAGCATGCCGTTGGGCATCTCGTTCTCGGGGTTGAACACGTAGTTGTTCATCCCCGGCTCGCCGCCGACCGGATCAGCGCCAACCGGCGCACCGCCCAGCGCACCTTCGCCCTCGGAGGCGATCCGAACGTCGGTGGCATCCATCCAGACGTCGAAGCCGTTGCCCGCGACGCGGTGCCGGGTGCGGCCTCGGTTGGTCTCCGAAGCAACGATCCGACCGGGACCGTACGTGGTGTACGCCTGTGTCATGAGCCCTCCTCTGACCTCTACAGATTCAGAGGGGTCGCCCGGCTGACTACAGTGCCGACCTCACAGAGGGAAGTCCTGAATGTCCCCGCCCCAGGCCAGCCGGATCCTGTCGAGGACCAGCGGTCCGGTGTAGTCCAACGGCATGGACTCGGCGTATCCAGCAGTCAGATGAGCGAGCCAAGGCTGATGCTGCGGCGCGCCGTACTTCTCGATCGCACACTGGGCAGCCGTGCGCTGCAGGTCTTGCAGCACCCCGTCAGCGCCCTCGCCGTTGTCCTCGCCCACGAGGTAGACCAGGCAGGGGTCCTTGTCGGGGTTGAGCAGCGCGTGTCCGAACACCCGGGCCTGCACCGGCCCGGCACCCTGGTCGGCGATCTCCTGACAGAATCGCGTCGCCTGGTCGGGGGACGCGTCGGCGATGTCCTTGCCGAAGAACGCCAGAGTCACGTGCAAATCCTCGACCGGCTCGCCGCCAGGCATCGCGAGCATCTCGGCGTCGGCGGTGCGCGGGATGAGAGCGATCATGCCGCCGGTCTTCTTGGCCTGCTCGGCGTCGGCGACTCGACGGCTGAGCATCGAGGTGATGGCGTTCACGGCTTCTCGTAACAGGCGAGGCCGATCAGGCCGGAATCCGATGCCTCCCAGAACAACGACCATGACACCTTGAGGGCGTCGATGATGCGGACGTCGTCGGCGTTGAGCACCGGACAGACGACCTCGATCGAGTCCTGGGTCATCGCGGTGATGCCGTGCTCGTTGAGGTAGAAGGCCAACGACTCTGCCTGGTCGTGACTTTCGGTCACGGTAATGAGGTAGCTCGGTCGAGAATCCTGGTTCATTGTGTCGCCTTGTCCGAATCGGTAAGACCTGCGGGGTCTTTGGGAAAGAAGCCCGATTCCTTAAGTCTCGCCCAGTATTTGGGAGAGAAGTCCTCAAGCATATGTTGGTATCCCCGACCCAACGTGGCCATCTCGTCACTAACACCCTCATCGCCGCTGGCGCTCCACGAGATGAAGGACAAAACTGTTTCGACTGTGCCCTGAACGATGCAGGTGAGCATAAAGGTGCTCGGCAGCACGGTCTGGGCGATCTCCGCAGAGATCCCGCTCTTCATCAGATTGGTGAAAGTCTCAAAAGCATGCTCGGCGTTGATCTCTAGCGCTCCGCGCACGAGGTTCTGCTGAAACAGCGAAGCCTCTGTGCCGTCTTCGGTGATACGGCGTGTGGAGTCTGGAACGTAGAAGGTTACGCCCCGAGTCTCCTCGGGGACAATGTTCCAGTCTCCTACCGCTCGATGCGCGACCCACGAAAAGGCCGGTGCCGTAACGGAGATCGTGACCGGCATGTCGAGCACGGCAGACATATCGTCACCGAGGGAGCCGTCGATATAACACATCAACGGCTCGACAGTGAGCGTGCTCGTAAAGTCCACGGGACTTTGTGAATCAGAGGGCATCTCAGTATTCGCGCCTCTGTGCGACCGTATTGACGATATCGCTAAGGTCACCGGCCAATTCTCCAGCCGTGCCCACCAGCTCTTCGCGGACCTCGGTCGCCGTCTCCGCCTCGTTGTCGGCCGACTGCGGACGCAGCTGGATCGCGTCGGCGGAGTGCGGCGTCTCGGAGACGACGGTGAAGGTGCTGAACCGCTTCAGCCAAAGGTACTGCCCCAGAAACTCTGTCGAGCCGCCGACTTCGATGAGCTTGGCGATGAGCACCTGCTCGATCGCCTGTCGATCGGACTCGGTGGCCAGCGGCATACCGTTCCAGGTGTCCGGCTGCCAGACGGTGGTGCCGTCGGGCAGGCGCAGGCCGTGCTCCTCGTTGCGGTAGGCCCGTACTCCGGCCGGGATTCCTTCCATGGTGTTCGCCCCTCTTCTCTCGGTTACCAGCTCGGCTCGACGCCGTACATCTGGTAGTACAACTCCAGCATGCCCTCCAGGACCTTCTTGGACTCCTGGGCCTTGCCACCGCCATCGAGGATCTCCGGCCAGTCGGCCTTGATCTGCCCCTCGTAGCTGCTCATGTTCGTCGCCCGGTAGAAGGTCGGGTCCTGGACCAGCTCCTCGACCTTCGGGTGACGCTTGGGCCGGTGCATCACCGACGCCGCCTCCAGCCGCTGCACCTGGCGCTCGACCTCGTCGGTGTCGACGATGTTTCGATTGCCGTATGACGAAGGGCCCTTGGTGATCTGAGACATCCGGTACTCCGAACGGGCGTCGAAGACGCCGTCGATGTAGCCGGGGTTGCGGTCCGAGTCGTGGACGGCGTGCAGCCGTGCCGTCGGCTGGTTGCCGCGCATGTCATCGGACTCGGCCGGACGGGTGCGGTTGCGCGGCACCTCGATCGCCTTGGGGGCGGCCTCGGGCGCAGGGACGTCTTCCATGGGCTCGCTGCCGATCGGGCCGTCGGCGTGCGGCGGCTTGGCGTGCGGACCCTGGATGTGCGTCGCGGCGGCGCGCATGAGCTGGTCGTTGACGTCGCCCGCCGACCCACCGCCGGGGCCCGGTGCACCCGGGCCGACAGCCTGCGGCGGGTTGACCGAGGAGTCGCCACCCATCGCGGCGGGGTCTCCTCCTCCGGGCGGCATCATGCCGGGGGCACCCATCCCGGGAGCCATGCCCGGCGGCATCATGCCTGCTTGGGCCTCCATCTGCTCCATCTGGTCGAGCTGCATCTCCGACTGCGCGACCGCGACATCCTTTTCGGCGTCGGTCATCTGGGTCTGATCGTTGGCCTGACGCAGCTGCAGAGTGGCCATGAGGTGCTGGGCCAGCTCGGGCGGGTAGGGCAGGTTCTGCTGGTCGCACATGACCTGGGTCTTGCGCATCGCCTGCGCGGTGGCCATCATCTTGGCCACCGACTCCTCGGACTGGCGCTCCAGCTCCTGCTCGAAGTCGACGTCGACGTTGACCGCGAGCTTCTTGTCCGAGATCGGCACACCCATCGCCTTGAGCTGCGAGATGAAGGCGCGCTCCTGGGCCTCGTCGCGCAGGTTCAGCGTGGAGAACGAGACCTCGGGCAGCAGCAGCTTGGGGACCTTGCGGATGTACTCGCGGCCGGTCTCTTCGTCGACCTCGACGATCTCGCGGTAGATCGGGACGCGGACGCCGCCCTTGAGGTCGAAGTCGTAGTGCTGCTGGGCTTCTGCCACCACGGCCGCGCGCTTGAGGATGTGGCGCTTGAGCGCGTTCTGGAAGCCGACCATCATCTGCGTCACGAACTCGCGATTGAGCGCCGACGAGGCGTACGGGCCGCTGGTGCCGCCGGAGATCAGCGCCTCGCCGATGCCCCAGGCCTGCATGAGCTTGGCGTCGATGCGGCTGAAGTCGTTGTCCAGGTTGGGCACCGACTCGCGGCCGAAGACGCTCTCGATCTTCAGGCCGAAGTTGTGCGCGACGAAGCGGAAGTCGGAGGCGAACGCGGTCTGCATGTCGTTGCGGACGTCCTCCAGCTCCTCGGTGCTGGGGATCCAGGGCTCGCCGTCGCCGACGTCGGGGATGCCGAGGGTGGCCAGGATCATCGGGCTGTAGAGGCGATCGGCCACGGCATCCTGCGCGGCGTTGAGCGATTCCTCGCTCATCAAGGTCCGGAAGCTGCGCAGCAGGTGCGGAGTGCCGCGCATGGCCCACGGAGAGGTCCGGTTGACCACGCGGGACAGCAGGGCGTCGGAGATGTCGAGACCGTCGTTCTGGGCGGCCGCCTGGATCATCTCGGGGTAGTCGCGGGCCAGCGCGGCGAAGTCCTCGACACGCTGAGCGCGCTCCGACGGCGTCTCCTCGACGTTGTCTCCCGATCCGCCAAGGCCTTCGGGCCCCTGGCGCATCGAATCGACCATCTCCTTGACCATCAGCTGCACGCGCTCGCGCTGCACGAACATCGACTTCGACACCCGCAGCATGTCGGGGTTGAGGATCTCCTCCGACGACCAGACGCCGAGGCTCTCGTTGAAGTGCGCGAGCGAGGTGACCTCACCGGCGGTGAAGTACTCCCGACCGAACGCGTCGGGCAGGAACTCCATGTAGTTCAGGTCATCGCCGAAGAACATGTCCTCGTAGAAGGTCTGGATCAGCGGGTCCTTCGACTGCAGCTCCAGCCCGACGATCGGGAACTTCGAGTAGATGTCGATCAGCAGCGGGATCAGGTCGTGGGTCGAGTAGAACAGCCGGGCCCACCGGCGGATCTCCTTCAGCTCGTCGTCGCTCTCGACGTTGAACGGAATGCCCTTGTCGGCCAAGCTCCCCAGCGGCTGGCGGATCTTGGGCATGGCGATCTGCATGTTGGTGGCCTGGTGGATCGTCCCGGCCTGCCGCGAGTGTGCCGCCAGCTTCTGGCGATTCATCGTCGCGGTGAGCGTGCGGTTCTTCGCCGCACGCTCCATGTTGGCGGCCTCGTTCCGAGCGGCATACCTGTTGTTCGGAAGGGTGGTCCCCTGTCCGCGCAGGCGGCTGACTTCGGAGTCCCAATTGCGCCCCGGCATATGCAGTGACCCGGTCATGATCCCCTATCCGGCCGACGACGAAGTCGCCTGATCTGTTTGTTCGCTATAGGACTGTAACAGGGTAAGACAGATCTCCGTGTACCAGGCACCGTCCGGGGCCTCGCTGTGCGCCTTGTCTTCCAGCACAACGAAAAACGTCGGGTACACGGGAGTCCCACCCTGCTCCAGCGACATCGAGAAGTCGGTGATGACCCCCGACCCGTCAAGCACCTCCCCGGCGGTGCGCGCCTCGACGCGGTCGCCGATCCGGAAGGGGATGGTGCTCAGCAGGTAGAGGACCGCCATCTCGTCGCTCGACGGCGGAGTCAGCGCGATGCACTCCGCGCAGAAGCTCCGCCGCGTCGCGTCCTCGGTGAAGGCGATCTCCTTGAGCCCCTTGCAGGACCAGCAGAGCCCGGTGGCCACGGCTGCCGCCCTAGTTGGCAGGGCGAGCGGGGATCGCGGGCGGCGACCACTTGCCGTCGCCGCCACGTCGCGCCCAGTCGGCCGGAGGCGGCTTCACCTCGGTGCTCGGCACCGAGCGCGTCTCCTGCGGAGTGTCGTCGTCGTAGACAGTCCAATCGGCTTCGCGGACCAGCCCGGCCTCGCGCAGCGTGTTCTCGACCTCACCCATGGCGTGCTCGGGGTGCGGCGACCGGCCGTGGTCGACCATATCGCCCTCGTGGTTGAGCACATGCCAGCTCGCACCGGCACCGCCGTCGACCTCGACGTGACCCTGAGCGCCCGACGGGTGGTGCAGCATCCAGGCGTCGGGGCCGTTCTGGTCCCACTCGCGGCTGGCGGCCGCCGAGAACGTCTTGTTGAGGCTGTCCACCGTCTGGTCGATCTCGCCGCTGACATCACGCTGACGGTCGCGCCAGTCCTCGGGGGGCTCTTCTCCGGCCCACTCCGGACGCTCGGCCGCCGTCTTGCCCGGCGCATGCGGGGCGTCGGCGTGCTCTCGGTCGGCGTCGGTCACCCACTCGACGTCCTTGGCGTGCTCCAGGCCGTGGTCCTCGTCGCGCTTCTCGCAGTTGCAGTCGTGGCCGTCGCAGGCGACGTGACGGCTGGCCATCACGACACCGGCGCGCTGCGGGATCTCGCGGCAGATGAACATGTCCACCGACGCGGTGTGTCCGTCGCCGCCGTTGCCGATCGCGTAGCTGTTCCAGATCTTGCCGCACCGGCAGTTGGTGTAGCTCGGGACCTGGATCGGCTCGCCGCAGTTGCACTGGAACAGCCGGGCCGTCTTGGCGATGTAGCCGTTCTGGCGGTCGTCCCACTGCCACCCGGCGACCTTGCGGGTGAAGAATCCGGCCGTCTTGGCCTCGTGCGGGTGCGGGGCGACGCCCTTCTGCTGGTGCAGGATCTCCGAGGCGCGCGCGCCGTAGCCGCCGTGCTCGGTGAGAAACTCGTCCAGCTCGGCGTCACCGCCGTGGCTCAGCCCCTCGCCGGAGCGGCGCTTGTCCCACTTGTCCCAGTCGTCGACGACGCCGCCGGACTTCTTCTTGGTCGCCTTCGGCTTCTCCGGCTCCTTCGGCGGGTTGCCGAACGCGTCCTTGCCGTTGGTCCGGTCGTCGCCCTTGTCCTTGGGTGCCCACGAGCCCGACGCCTGAGAGGTCTCGGAGTCGGTCCAGTGCTTCTTGTCACCTCCCTCGCGGGTCGTGCTACCGACGAAAGGGAGGCGGTCACCACCCTCGACCTTGGAGGCCATGTAGAAGCGCGCCGCGTCGAACCGGGGGTTGGTACGGCCGTACAGATCCACCAGGGCGATCGCGACCTTGCGACGGGCCTCGACCGGCAGGCTGGCGACGGCGCGCGTGACCGGCCGGTAGTCGCCGCTGCTCATCGCCGTCAGCACGCGGGCGTAGACCGGCTCGGGCATGTTGTAGGTCTTCGCGATGCGGAAGGCGGCGCTGCGGGCGGCCGCCTGCGGCTGGAACGGCGGAGCCTGAGGCGGCGCGGCCGGTGCCTGCTGCTCGGGGACCTCCGGCTCGGCGGCAGCCGCGCCCGGGGTCGCGTCGACGGTGCCCTCGGGCGGCGTGACGTCGAGCGGGTTGTTGCCCTGCTCGACCTGGTTGGCGTAATCGATCGCCTGCAGGGCCTGCGAGAGCGGGTCCATGATCTGCTGATACTCGGTCGTCTCCCGGTCCATCATCTGCTGGACCGCGTTGAGCGCGGTGTCGAGCAGCGCGTCCTCGGCAGGCTGGTTCTCCGTCGGTGCCGGGGCTGCAGGCGGGCCAGCCGGGGGAGCCGGTTCGGCCGGGGGCCCGGCGTCGGGAGCCGGTGCCTCGGGCGACGGCGGTGCACCGGTGTCACCCGGCGGCGGGCCGTCAGCGGGCGGAGCATCGTCGGCCGGGGGGCCGGAGTCCTCCGACGAGGAATCGTCGTCGCTCGCGGCTGTCAGACCCCAATAGGATGCGGTCAGGAACGCGGGCTTGTCCTCGTCGTCGTCCGATTCGTCGTCGTCGCCGTCATCGTCGTCGGACTCGTCGTCGGCAGAGTCCTCGTCGCCCTCGTCCGAGTCGTCATCGTCGTCGTCGGGGTCGCCGACAGAGATGTCGGCCTTGTCGTCGTTGTCGATGTCGATCTCGACCTTGTCATCATCGTCATCCTCGTCGGCGGCCTGGATGAAGCGGGCGATCACCTGCTTCTCGGCCTCGGGGAGACCGATCTCGGCGTAGAGGCTCAGCGTGTTGAAGCTGGCGACCCGCAGGCCGTTGGAGCGCGCCCAGTCGGCGTAGACGGTCACGGCCATGTTGGCGTGCCGGTCGCGACCGGAGTCGCCGCCCTCGCCGAAGTTGCGCTCGGCCTTCTCCTCGGCCCCCTGGTCGACGGAGTCTTTGTAGCCCTCCCAGTCCGGCGACGGGATCAGGTCGCGACCCTCGTGCGAGACAAAGGTCTTGTCGAGATCCATCTCGGGGTGGGTGGTGTCGGCCGTGCGCCGGTGACTGCCGGTCTCCTTGTAGGCCTTCTTCATCGCGGCATGCACGCGATTCATCGAGCCGGTGTTCGGGAAGAGCCCGGCCGCCTCGACGGTCTTACGAATGTCCTTCTTGGACAAATGCCAGCGGTCGTCGAACTCGTCGAGACCCGACGATGCGAAGAGGAACTTGCCGTAGGTGCCAGCGACGGCGCTCACGGCCGCCTGCAACTGGGTGGAGGCCTGTCGGGCCCGGACCTGCGGCGCGCTCTGTGCTGCGTTGTCAGCGTCCCAGAGATCGAACCCACTCATAACTGCCTACTTCCAGTCGAAGGTGTACCACTCATTCAGGAGTCGCAGGTGAGTGGTTTACAGGCCGACCGGCAGGAGATAAGTCGGGGGAGTTTTCCTACTGCTGGCCGCCGCTGCCAGCAGGGTCGTCGTCGGTCATCGAGCGGAGACGATTCAGCTCGGCCTGGAACGGACCCCGCACGTTGGGGTCCGGGAACTCACGAATCAGGTCGTGGATGAGGTCGTAGAGACCATCCTCGCGGAGCTTGAGCAGACGGTTCTCGCGCTCCAGTCCAGTGATGCGCTCGTACGCGTTCTTCAACGATCCCTCCGTCAGGTCGTTCCACACCGAGGCGATGTCGGCCTCCGACTTGGAGCGAACCAGCTTTCGCGTGTTGAAGAACTGCAGCAGCCCCAGGACGCCCGCGAGGAATCCGGCGGAAGAGAAGAGTAGAACCAGCGCATTCGTTCCGCCCATCACGACCTCAATTCTTTAATCGCCCGACGGACTTCTCTCATGCGCTTGATGATGTAGGCGATAAATGCTATTCCGAACCAGGTCACGGCGGCCAGCGGAGGTCCTCCGTTGTTCACGATCACGCCGAACTGAAAGACCACCATCGCAGTGCCGAGGAAGAACAGCCCCGCTTGCTCCAGCGACAGGCTCAGGTGGGCGTGGTCGGGCTCCGGCTCCTCCTCGTTCTCCATGTACAGCGCGACCAGGATCGTCAGCGCCCCGCCCAGCTGCATGAGCAGGAAGAACCAGTCGTAGGCGGGATGCAGGCCGAGGCTCTTGAGCGACTCCGGCGTCTTGCGAAAGACCACCTGGAGGATGCCCGAGATCACCGCCCCCATGACCATGAGCCGGTAGAGGGGATAGCTACCGGACGTCACCACGCGGGTGTGGTGAATGGCCTTGCGATAGAACGCCCTCAGTTTTTCCATGCCCACGCCAGCCTCGCTCTGTTACCGCAGAAGAATGCGAACACCGCATATACCAGCGCGGGTCCCCACGACGGCTTCGATCCGTCTAAAGCGTCGATGAGAAAGGACAGTGAGAAGAATGTGAAAAACACCCCGCTGAAACAGCAGAATGTGGCCAACAACCTATTCCAGGTGTTTCTGAGGTTCGATACCGCCATGCCGATACCTGAGATCATGAAGGCAGACCCCCAGGACTCGGGGGCACCCGGCACCTCCAGCGCCGACTCGAAGACCCCGTGGGTGCCGCCGACGATCCACATCGCGTCGCCGAGCACGATCGTCAGGATGCCGTAGCCGAGCGGCAGGGCCGCCAGGATCAGCGTCTCGCCGTAGACGTATCCGGCCGTCGCACGGAGCTTTGTCTCAGCGCGATGCCGGGCGTGCTCGGACAGGATCGGATCGTCCATGAGCGGACTCAGAGCGCCAGCAGGGAGTCGTCGAAGTCGTCGAACTGCAGGTGGGTGGCCTGCTTGGGCTCGACAAGCCCGGCGATGGGAGCCGCGCCGGTGAGCAGGCGCTCACGGACGTCGGTCAGCTCTGCACGAGCCTCGTGCAGCTTGGGCAGCACGGCGGCGCTGCGCGTGTGATTGCCGAGCCGAGCGGTCGTGTCAGCGGCCTGCGCGATGATCCGGTCGAGCTGGGCGAGACGGCGGTCGACCGACTCGACACTGCCGTCGAACCAGCTGTTCCCTGTCCCCCGCCACTGCCGCTCGAAAGCCGCCAAGCGCTTGTCGGCCAGTTCGGCCTGTCGAACGTGTGCATCTCGAAACATCACTGCCTCCTCACCTATGAGGAGGCGAGGAGGCAGCGACAACAGGGTCTTGTGACCTAGGGGTTGAGCTTACGGGCGAGGCGCTCCCCCAGCTCGGCCGACACGACCTCGGTGACCACCGCACGGACATTGCCCATGGCTGCGTCAATCGTGCTCTTCAGCTCGGTCTTGACGAGCTGGTCGGCCTCCTTGCGGACCAGGTAGGTGATGTAGGGAATGCTGCCGTTGCCGCCGAATCGGTCGGTCTCTCCCCGCGAGTTGACCTTGCGGGCGATGACCTCCTTGACCTCCTTGGCAAGCATCTCGCGCATGGTCGTCGGGTCGCCGGTCGGCTCGCCCCAGGTGTTGGTCTGACGGATGGACCCGTTGACGGTCTCGGCGACGATCTCGGCCACCTGCGACTCCACCTGGCTGGAGATCTGGTGCAGCACCTGCTTCTTGATGTCGAGGGCGATCTCGCGCGACACCCTGTCGGCGATCTGGTGCATCAGCTGGTGCGGGAAGTCGGCCTTGCCGCCGACCTCCTCCCACTCGCCGTCGGGCATGGTCTGGTAGGCGTCGGTCCATCCGATCGCTTCGAGCAGCTTCTTCTCGTCGACGACGATCTGGACGGCGGTGTGAAGGTTGTCGTTGTAGTCAGACACTGTGGTGGTCTCCTCGTGGTTGGTTTGTCCAGGGCAGGTGCAGCCCGTCGCCCTCGTGGCGAGGGACGATGTGGATGTGGAGATGGAAGACGCTCTGCGTGGCCGCCTCGCCGATCGAGGTGATGATGTTGGCCTCCATCTCCCGGTCTTCGATGTAGTTGGCGGCGACCGTCACAGCCTCTCCGGCGACCCAGGGGTTGTCGCCCGCCGACTTCCAGTGATGGGCCGGAATGACCAGCAGGTGGCCCTCGGTGACCGGGTTGAGCGGGTGGATGATCAGGTAGTTGTCGCGGTCACCCGGGACGCTGTGGACGATCCTGAGCTTGTACCAGTTCAGCTCGCAGAACGGGCAGTTGCGGGGCATCAGGCGTTCCTCAGGTCGTCAGCGGTGGTCTCGCCATCGGGAAGCCGAGCATTGTCGGCGATCTCCTTCTTGCCTTGCTCCCAGAGCAGGTGTACCTCGGCCACGATTGGTCTCCTTCAAGGGTGAAGAGAGGGGGCCCGAAGGCCCCCTCTCGGTGGGTGATCAGTTGGTGCTGGCGAACCGGGCGGCGAGGGAGGTCGCGGCCTGGTGGGTCTCGGCGAACTCGTGAGCCCGGTCAGGGTCGTCGATGCGCTGCGCCACCGAGGTGACCGCGTGGCCGATGCCGCCGGAGGTGATCTGGCCGCCCTTGACGAAGTCGGCGAGGATCTCGTCCTGCTCGGTCTCGGTGTAGCTCAGCTCTTTGGCGACGTACTTGATCGCGTCGACCGGCTTGCGGACCTCGACACCAGCCTCCTTCTCCCACTCGTCGACGGCCGCGTTGAGGAAGTCGGTCGAGAGGAAGGACTTCACCGCGTCGCGGACCTGGTTGCGAACCAGCTCGTTGGCGGCGGCCACGGTGCCCTGGCTCCACTGGATCTGACCGGCCTCCAGCGGGCGGCCGAGGTGGATCTTGCGCAGCTTGTGAGCGTTGATCGTCGCGCCGTTCTTGCAGACCTGGAACAGGGCGTACGGGGTGGCCTGGAAGGCCCCGCGACCGTTCTCCGAGTTGGTGAACTTGATCCCGGCGTGGACCAGGGGCAGCTCCTCGCCGGTCTGGCCGGTGTAGGGCGAGCGATAGCCCTTGATCAGCGAGCGGCCGTGGACGGCGATCTCGGGAGCCTCGATGTTGAGGTAGAGCTTGTTCTCCGAGAGGTCGACGCTCTGGATGTTGGAACCGTCGAGCCCGGCTTCCTTCAGCCCCGACAGGATCGAGAGCACCGTGTCGAGGTGGTCGATGATCGCGTAGCGGTCGGACAGGATCGCCCGTACCAGGCCGGTGGTCGAGGCGTCGGCGGGGTCCGAGCCCCAGATCAGGCGCACCAGGTTGGCCCCGGTGGTCGCGCGATCGGCGTGGCGGTTGACGTTGATGTCGAGCAGCTCGGTGTCCTCTTCGCGCAGCTTGCGGATGTAGCGCACCGGGATCTTGAACAGATCGGCGAGGTTCTGGTCGACCGAGTGGGTCGGCTTGTAGAGGCCCGAGGGGTCGAAGCTGAAGCCGGGGATCTCGGCGCTGACGCCCTCGGCGGTCAGCTCGGCCGGACGACCGGGCACCTGGATCTCGTCGAGGCCGCCGACGATGAGGTTGCCGCCGGAGAGACGGATGTGGTTGGTCGGCACAACGACGTCGAGCTTCTGGGCCTGGCGCGACTTCAGCACGCCGACGAGGGTGGAGATGTCCGAGCCGCGCAGCGAGCTGCTGGGGACCTGGGGGAGAGCGGTGGCGACGGTCATGGTGGTTCCTCCGGCGGTTGTTGTTGTTGTTGGTCGAACACAGAGAACATTACAGGCTTTCGTGGAGTTTGTCAACTCTCTCAGCCAAACTTCTCTTCCGCCAGAGACAACGTGAGCCACGGGGCTCGCATCCGGCGAGTGGTCCCGTGGCTCACGTCTTGGGTGGTTCCGCCCGTCAGACGGCGGCGGCAGACTTCTTGAAGTACTGCTCCAACTTGGTGGTGCGGTGCTCGCTCCAGTCGTCGATGTGGTTGCCCTCATCGTCGGTGAGCACGACGACAGGGGCCGACGAATAGCCGGTCTCCTTGAGCTTGGCCAGCGCCTCCTCGTCGGTGGTGACGTCGAGGTAGGTGAACTCAACCCCCTGCTTGGTCAGCCATTTCTTGGTGAACATGCACTGCTTGCAGAGGGCGTCGGGCTTGCCGAAAACGGTAACGATCATCAGCGCAGCCTACCGTCCCGACGCCGCCCGCAGGCGCAAGAACGCGACCTCACTCGACCGTTGCGTCCGGCTTGACGAAGCCCATCTTCGTGCGCCAGTAGCTGACCGAGGTCAGGGAGATATCGAGCTGCTTGGCGATCTCGACGTGAGTCAACTCGCCGTCCTCGAACATCTCCTGCAGGCGGGCCTTCTCCTCCTTGGACATCCGTCGACGCGGAGCCGAGTGCTTCCAGAACCCCTTGCCCGGCCGGGCGGCATTCCAGGCGTCGATGGTCTCGGGCATCCACCCCTTGCTCGCTCGGGGGCCCTTGCCGATCTGGGCGTCCGGCGCAGGCAGCTCATAGCGGCTCAAGGTGTCGGGACGGACGCCGATACGCGCGGCGAACTCGTTGCGGTCGAGGAAGACCAGGGGCTCTCGTTCCGTCTGCGTTGTCATGTCGTTCTCACTTCTCTTCGAAATCGCGGGCGCTGCATCTCAGCTCTGACTTTACACTGAAGAGCGGAGTCAGTCACCGCCCTGCGGCGCGGCGATCTGGCGCTCCAGCTCGTGGATGTAATCGATCATCGCCGGGATGTCCACGGTCAGCAGTTGCTCCATCCACCGGTTGGAGGCGTTGGTGTTTCGCGCCCGGAGGCCGATGGATTCGAGGTCGGGCTTTTTGACCTCGGGTGTGTTTTCGTTATTTTCCACTCACTTCTCCACTTCTGACTAAGTCCAACAGATCTCGGGGGGTTTCGTCAGTCCTCGCGAGGCTCAACCGAGTAACGATCCTGGATGAGCGCAGCGATTCTGCGAATGTCGTCGTCGAAGATGTCCATACCGAGCGATTTGATCCACTCGGCCATGCCATCGATCTTCGCCTCGACCTTCGCCTGCTCGGCCTCCTGAATGGCCAGCAGCTGGGCCAACTGACGCTTGGCGGCGTCGATCGCATTGTCGAGCGCGTCGTCGTCGCCTCGCAGGTCGTGGTAGCTGGTGAGGTCTCTCTCGTCGCCGTCGGCATCCAGGACGAACCAGTGGTCGACGGTGTTGCGTCGGTACGACTCGCCGGGGCCATCACGCCGGGTCCCCTGGTAGACCTCCACCTCGGGCAGCTGAAGGCCCTCGGGCCCGGTGGGGACGTACTGCACCGGCTGGGCGTCGACGGGCAGGCTGTCCATGTTGGCGGCCCAGTTCCAGCCCTCATCGTCCGACCACTGCAGGTGCGCATACCGACGCCCCCGGCCGTTCTCCACGATGAGCAGGCCATGCGGGTCGACCCAGATGTGCGGGATGCCGCCCTCGGCCGGACGCGTGCGCTCACTCATCGCCCACTCGACACCCTTGGCATACCACTTGCGTGTGGTCTCCTCGTCGACCTTGATGTCGGCCTCGACGCGCTCCAGCAGTTCGCGGATCTCGTACCAGGCGTACCCGGGCTCCGGGACAACCTTGTCGACGACGAAGTTGCCGTTGGTGTCGAAGGTGCCGATGAGGTACTTGGACATCTTGACCATCGGTCCGCCGGACGGGTCCTGCATGTACGCGGTCTCCTCGACGGCGAACTCCCCCGGCCCGATGACGAAGACGCGCGGCTCGGCGGTCACTCTGCACTTCCTTCGCTGTCGTCGGCCGAGCTGTCGTCCGACGAGTCGTCGACGGCCTCGGCCTCGGTGGTGGTGTCGGTGCTCTCCTCGACCTCGCTGGCCTCCGGCTCCGACGTGTCCTCGGGAGTCTCGACCGACTCGGCGGCAGGCTCCTCGATGTCGGCGACGACGGGGACGGTCTCGGTGACCGGCTCCTCGACCGGGATCACCGTCGAGCCGCCGGTGGCGACCTCGGCGGGCACGGTGACCTCGTAGCCGCCGGAGGGCAGCGGCTCGACCTCGGGGGTCGGCTGCAGCTCGACGTGAGCGTCCTCGATGCTCGGCGCGTCGACGGCGAACCACGCCTGGTGCCGGGGCTCCAGCTCCTGCACCCGGTCAACGAACTCGGCCTCGGTGTAGCCGAACAGGAACTGCTCGATCGTCGCCTGCAGGATCGCGGTGGGGTGGTAGGAGTCGTAGACCTCGTAGCGCACGTTGCCGTTGGCGCTGACGAACACCACGACGTCGTCGAGCCCTTCGGTGTTCTCGGCGGTGCGGTCGGTCAGGTTGACCGTCGACCAGGGGTTGCGGCCGCCGTGGAGCATGAAGTACCCGGCCACCGCGACACCGGCGGAGGTCAGCGGGCGCTTGGGGTCCCAGGTCATGTGGGCGATCGAGTCGCCGGAGACGACTACCTGCGTCATCGTGTAGGCGTCGGTGATCGCCTCGGGGTCGCGAGCGCCGTTGTTCTCCACGCCGATCAGGCGGGTGATGAGCGCTCCGGCGATGCCCGTGTCGTCCTTGGCCCACGCCTTGAGTCCCCACGGCGAGCGGGGGTCGGACAGGATCAGCGCCGACGACCCCGGCGGGATGAGGTCCTGCTTGATCGCCTCCTCGAAGGCATCGGCGGCGCTCTCCGCACCCTGGGAGAAGCCGATGAACACCACGACGCGGTCGTCGTAGCGCGGATCGTCCCGGATCGCCTCGACGGTGTCGAGGTTGACCCCGACGCCGTGGGCGACGCTGTCGGTGTAGCTGGGGGCGAACAGCGGGATGTAGCGGCCCAGGCCGCCGGAGGGCAGCGAGTTGGGGATCAGCGGACCCCAGCTGCCGGGGTAGTTGGCCAGCAGCGTCTCGCGCTTGCCGACGAGCGAGTGCGCCCACGTCGGCAGCTGGCCGTACTTCGCTCCGGTGCCGCTGGTGAGCAGCGTGAGCGCGTCGGCGGGCACCTTGCCGTCGAGGTAGTCGACGGCCTCGTTGTCGGGGAGGGTGACGTCGGTGATGTCGCCGTCGGCGAGTAGCTCGTCGAGCGTTCCGGCGGCGGCGACGCCGGACAGCAGCGACACAGACAGTGCCGCCGCTGTCAGCGGCAGGGCGTAGCGGTACATGGGTGGTCTCCTTGTCGGGTGGGTACCCCTGCAATATACAGGATTGCAGGGGATTAATCAAGTCGCCCTGTGTCGACCAGGTCACCCGGGCGGTGCCCCTGAGCTTTCCATTCCTGCAGGAAGTCGTACCGGCGCTTCAGATGTTGAGCGTCTGCCAGTGCATTGTGGTAGCCCGACTTCTGCTCGGGGAGGTACGGCGCGGGGTGCAGGTAGATCTCCTGGCGCAGGTCGTTGGTCCACATCGGCAGCAGGAAGGGCTTCTCGACCATCGGACCCCACAGCTGCATCAGCGCAATGTGATCGTATGCGCCGTACCAGGCCCACAGCTCGGGCTGATCGGTGCCGAACTTGGTCAGGAATCGCTCGACCTCGACGGCGATTGTGACCTTCGACTTGACCAGGGGGCTGGCGTGGTCGAGTCGGTTCTCCTCGGTGACCGGCAGGGTGGTCCAGACGTTCTCCATCAGCCACTCGTGACGCTTGATCCGCTCCACCGGCATGTCGTCGTTGACCGCGTAGTACTCGCGCCCGTCCTCTGCGACGATCCCGATCGAGATCAGCTCGATCGACCGGCCGTCTTCGAGGAACTCGCAGTCGTAGAAGTAGCGAGTGGTCACTGGGGCACCGTCCCTGCCTCGTGCGTGCCGTCCTCGGTACGCATGCCGATGATGCGGTGGTCCTCGTTGAAGAAGAGGTCGACGCCGACGTTGGCGAAGGAGTCCGATCCGACCGCGAAGGCTGCCTGGGAGTCCAGCGCGGTGCGGAAGGAACCGGCCAGCGTGTGCACCACGTACCGAGGGTTACCACTCTGCGAGTTGGCGAGCCTCGCGGTGCTGACGATCCGGGTGCGAACTGTATTGAGTGTCATGGTCATTGATCATTCCTTAGCTGGAGCAACTACCGCCGCCGCGTCTCGCGAGCGATCGGGGTATCAGGGACTGCGTAGTGAGAGATCTCGTACTGCATGAAGTTGATCAGGCACTCCTTCGAGCAGACGAAGACCTCGGGCACCACCGAGTGATTGCGGTACTCAGTTACCCGCCGGACCGAAAAGTAATACCCCTCCGGGGCATCGTCGCGATACGGCGACTCGACCTCGACCTGCTTGCCACAGCGCCCATAGGCGCACTGGTAGTAGGTGACCTGGCGGGTCTTGGCCGCAGCGCTCATCGCATGGACCGGTTGCGCCGGAGCTGAGCGACCGTCTCGGTGTACTTGTCGAGGGTCTGCCGGTCCGCGCACGGCCAGTCGTGATGGCAGGCGAGACAGAACTCGGCGTCGGTGTTGATCTCGCGCCCCTTGACGTGACGGGCGTCGATCTCGTGGACCACCGCCGAGAGCAGCATGTTGTACTCCAGGCGGTACTGGTGCGAGCCGCCCTCGGGCTCGGTGGGGATATCGCTCACTGGTCTCCTTGGATGTATGCGGCGGCCGCCTCGTTCGACCAGCCAGGGACGATCTCGACAGGGATGCCCAGCTCCTCCCACAGGGCGATGATCGAGGGGTTGTCGTCGATGGCTCCAACGATGTTCCACCACCTGCTCAGGTGGGTGTGGATGTCGCGCTTGACCTCGAAGTCCTTGCGGACGTCGCCGTTGGCGCGCATGAACGGACCGAACCACTGCAGGCCGGTCATGTGCTTGCCGATGAACAGCTCGGTCGGCTGCCGCCACTTCTCCTTGCGGGCGCTGACGAAGATGATGTCGTGGCCGTCCTCGACTGCGTTGCGGATGTAGTCGAGGGTCTGCTGATGGGGCGGGCAGTGCACGCTCTCACGGTGGAAGCTGTCGAAGTCCTTCTCCACACCCTCGGGCACCAGCACGTAGTGCCGGATCGAGGTGACGTCGCACAGGGTGCCGTCGATGTCGACGATCACCCCGGTGCGCTTGGGCACGATCGTGCGCCCGGCAAGCGGGTCGTACTCGCTCATTCCCCTCCCTTCGCGCGGCTGAGGGCCGCCTGTGCGCGCGCCAGCTCGGCCTGCGCCCGGTCGACCTCGGCTTGTGCCTGGCCTCGCTCCAGTTCTCCCTCGAAGGCGGCCAGCTGCTCGACCAGCTCGACGCCCCAGTCCTCGTCCGGCAGCTCCAGCGACAGAGAGATGCGGACCTTGAGGTCCTCCTGGTACGGGCTGTCGTTGTGGAACGACCGGGGGTCGCGCCAGCCCTTGCGGTCGGCGGTGCGGGCGACCTCGAAATCGGCGTCGAAGATGTCCTTGTACTCGATGTCGGAGAACAGGTCGACGAACCGGGCGAGGATCGCCTGACGCAGCTGCTCGCGCCGTTCGTGGTGCTCGGGACGGCCGTCGGTCAGATCCAGCATGGTGGTCTCCTTCGGGGTGGTGAGCCTCGACTATAGCCTCATTCTAAGGGGTTTGTCAAATGCAGACGGCCACCGAGGTGATCCCCGGTGGCCGCCGTGTCTATGCAGGTAGCTACCCCTGAAGTAGGGGAGGCTCGGCACCCTCGTTGGGGAACCGATTCTCGTAGACTTTACACGCCAGATAGACCAGCAGGTCGCCGAACTCCTCCTTCGCATCGACGACGGCGTCGCGGCCGTTGTAGGGCTGCAGCGGCGTGCCGTACTTGAGCTGGCCAAACTCCTTGCGGCGCTTGATCTCCGCGATGGCGTTGCTGCGGCCGCCGCAGAGCGACATGAAGGATTCCAGCAGATCGGCGTAGACGGTCTCGACGACCTGGTCCTCGTTCTGCTGCGGGGAGTCGCCGTAGAAGCTGCCGATCATGGCCTCGCACACCAGATCGTGCGCGCTGGGCAGGCCGTTGTTGGGGATCGGTGACGGCTGCGGATCCAGCCCTACGCTGCGGGCCAGCTCGCGCTCGGCCTCGGTGATCTCTTTGTCGCTCAACCTGCCCTCGATTCTGCTTCAACGACCTCGTCGGGCCATTGGTTGTTCGGAAAGACGCCCGACAGCGGCCCGCACGTGCCGACCCGCCAGCACCCGGTCTGCATCTCCTGGCAGAAGTGGTGGCAGGTGCCGTCGTCGGGACACTGACGGCGTCGATGCTTGCTCATGCGCACGCCAGCTTGACACCAACGCGGATCCCCGACAGCGCGGCATAGGCCGACGCTCGGGAGACGCCGAGATTCTGGATGACCCGCCCGTTGTTGTGCGTGTCGACGATCAGCCAATACCGGCTCTCCACATCGTGGTGCCCCCACTGCCCCTTCTCCAGGTGCCACCCGGCGTGGGGGACCCCGGCGTGATCGAGGTCGAGCATGAGCAGCTCCCACACTCGATCGACCTCCGCCTGGGTGGTGGTCGGGGTGTCGCCGCCGCTCATGCGCGTGCCATGCGCTGCGCGTAGGAATCGTCCCACAGCGCCCGCGCCTCGGGACCGAAGACCGCCGGGGCCAGATCGGCCAGCTCCTCGCCGATCATCTTGGCCAGCCGCTGGATCTCGACGTCGGCCGCCGGGTTGTCGCGCTTGACCAGGAACTCGATCCAGGCCCGGAAGTTGCCGGTCACGGTGAACTTGGTCTCGGTGGCGTTCGGCAGGATCGCCCGGGCGCTCTGGCGGGTCTCCTTCTTGCTCAGACCCTTCTTGGCCTGGTGCTTCTGGTAGAACTCGTAGCTCTCCACCGCCGCGAGGCAGTCGTGGCGGAACGACTTCTCCAGCACCTCGTCGCCCTCGAAGTCCGGCGGCATGATGAAGGCGACCGCCGAGCTGTCGACGTAGCGCTGCGAGAGCTGCGAGTAGGAGAAGTGACGGTGCCGGACGAACTCGTGGCTCAGCGAGCGCGAGACGCCCTCGATGTTGAAGCTGACCGACGAGTGCTCCAGGACGCTGTAGTGCTTCTGGGTCAGAATGTTGGCCAGGTAGCCCGCGTTGAACGCGGTTGCCGGGTTGTTCTTCTGCCAGGCCTGGTAGCACATCCGGCCCGCGAACTCGGGTAGCGCCTGGATCAGTTCCTCATCCTCGTCGAAGCCGATCTTGTCGACCACGTCCTGGGAGGGGATGGTGTGCGCGGCGACCTCGACGGTCGGCCGGACGAAGGTAACGGTACGGGGTGCCACTAGTTGGTGTTCCTCTCATCGGGTGCGACCTCGATGGCCGCAGGTTCGGGTTGGCCGCCGGTGCTCACCCACACCGGATGCAGCGGCGACAGGCGGGTGAGGTTGACGGTGAAACGGTGTCGAGCACGCAGGCCGTGCCCGACGGTGAGCTTGAGAGAGACGCCCTGTCCCAGGACCTGGGTCACCTCGATGATCTGGAAGATCGCCACCGGGTACCTGCCGGTGGGGTAGGGCGAGGTACCGACGACCCAGTCGCCGGGCCGGAGATCGCGGGCGTCGACGCGCCGGTAGTGCCGGGCGTCGTCGGACTGCATGAGCCGAAAGCCCTCGATCGGCTCCAGCTCGGTGCCGTTGTAGGCCGTGAGGGTGTGGTGCAGGACGTCGCTGTAGCTGACGGTGCTCACCCGTGTCCCCCCTTGGCGCGTCCCGTCGCATGAGATTGGAACTGGCCGACGGGAACTCGTGCCCCGCACTCGTCGCAGATCCAGCCGACGTGGAGCAGGAAGTAGCGGACGTAGCCGCGTCGCAGTGCCAGATTGGGCACGACGACCGTGCTCAGCTCGCCGCCGCCGGGCGACCCCGTGTTGAACGAGACCTGGCCGCGCTCGACGTCCCAGCCCGCCTTCTCGGCGAAATCGACCTGTCTGGGAATGGTGAACCACCCCATGTCACTCCCCCTCCGGTACCAACTTGGCGATCACGCGCTTGTCCTCGGTGAGGAACAGCTTGAGGCCGACCGGCACGCCCTCCCACTTGGTGAGCTGCTCTTCGATCTCGTGGAGCACCCGGTGGCGCTCCTCTTCAGAGACACCTTGCTCGGCGAGCGCGGCGTCCAGTTCGGTCAGGCTGAAAGCTCTGGGCATTTCCTCACTATAGTCTAACTATAGACTTTACTCAAGTCTCGGAGCGTTCCGCCTCGTCGGCCTGCACGCTGAGCCGCTTGAACTTCTCGATCAGCTCGACCTTGTCCTCCGAGCGCTGACGCGTGCGCTTGTTCAGCTCCTGCAGGCGCTGCTTGAGCACCTTCTTGTTTCCGCTCATCTGGCCAGTCTGAAGCCCGAGGCCTCGCCCAGCCAGCGCACCGCGCCGTCATCGCTAACCGCACGAATCTTGCCGTTCTTGTAGACGTGGGTGACCTGGCACCTCGTCATCTGATTGCTGACGTCGACCAGCTCATCGTCGATCTCGATCTCCATGATCGGCACCACGTAGTCGTAGACCTTGATCGGCTCGGTCGGCTGCCGATCGGCACGCCATGCGCCGGGCGCGAGACCGCCCTTGGTCAACCACTCATCGAGGTTGTCGAACAGTCCGGTGAGTGCGTCGACCTCGACGCGACTGAGGTCGGCGCTCTTGTTCTCCTCGACGAGCCTGCGGATGCGTGCGAGAGTCTTGTCCGGGTCCAGATCCATCAGGGCGTTCCTCCGTGAGAGTCGACCTGCCCCAAGGCATCGTCGACAGCGTGCATGCGGCCCAGACGGCCGATGGCGGGATTCTGACGGGCAAGCTCAACCGGCGTCGGGTCGGGCTCGTCCGGACGCGACCGACGTCGCCAGGCCTTGGGGGCGAAGCCGCCATTGGACAGCCACTCATCGAGGTCGTCGAACTTCTGCACCATGGCCCACACCGCGTTGTCACTGCCCTTGCTCGCCTGGTCGGCCAGCTCGCGCAGCTCTTCCAGCGCCTTGTCCGGGTCCATCAGAAGTTCTCCCGCCCGTTGCGCAGGTTGAGTCGACGCATCTCGGCCCCCGAGGGGCGATTGCGCAGCTGGAGAAGCGCCGACTCGTCGTCGAGCGCCCCGGAGATCAGGTCGGCCTGTCGGCGGATGAGGTAGTTGCGCTCGAAGCTCCAGGCCTCCTTGAACTCCTCGTGGCGCTTGTTCTCGGCCGCCAGGTCATCGTCGCTGCGGTTCAGGGCCGCCTGGTACGCGCCAACGACCGAGCCGGGCTGGGGCACCATGCCCCGGTCGGCGTTGAGAACGCGCGCGAGCTTCTTGGCGACCTCCTTGGACATGCCCTGGGCCACGATGTACGCCGAGCCGCTCCCGCTGGTCCGGTACTCGGCCAGCTGCACCTGGTAGCCGTCCTGGTAGCCGTGGCGATCGGAGGTGAGGACGACGATGTGCTCGCGGATCTCCAGCAGCGTGCCGTCCTCGTCGTAGCGGCGGTACTCGTCATTGAACAGCGGGTCGTCGTGATCCTGGACGTAGACGTACGCCTCATCACTCTCGGCCATCAGGGTCCTTACTCTTGGCGATGATCTGTAGGTTCTTGACGATGTCGTGCAGGGTGTGCGAGACCGAGCGGATCAGGTTCGATCCACCGATCGGGTGCTCGCGGTCCAGATTCCACGCGGCCCGGGCGTACAGGCTCTCGACGGTGTCGTTCGGCCCCGCGTGGTGGACGTAGGGCACCGGGATGACCACGAAGCCTTCGGGCACCGGCGTGACGACCGGGCCCCGACCATAGCGGTGCGCGCACGCCACACACTCGCGGAACCGCACCGGCCGCTCGGTATAGGCGTCCTCGTCGCCGGGCATCTGGGTGACTTCCAGGTAGGGGTCGCCGACCTTGATCAACCGCGAGCAGCAGTCGGCAGGGCGGCTCTTGCGCGCTACCCGGCGGCGGATGATCATGTCGAAGGGCGGAGGCCGACGAGACGACCGCGCTCGGCACGCAGCTCCTCGTTCTCGGCCTTGAGCCGCAAGACCTCGGCCGCCGAGTTCTCGGCCTCGGTCTGCCACTCCTGGCGATCCTGCATCAGCAGGGCGACGTTCTCCGGCGGGCGCTCGACGATCTCCCAGACGTCCTGGCGGAAGATCCACAGCGAACCGTCGCGAGCCCGGTACTCCTGGAGATCGACCGCGTGATCGGGGAATCCGTGCCGACGCGATTCCTCGCTGCCGGGCTCCATCGTGACGAACCAGCCGGTCGGCAGCGCCTTGCGATAGCGGTCGGCGGCCTGTCGTTGCTCGGCGACCGACTGGACGAGATCGTCAATCGCCTTGCTGGCCTTCTTGGCCTCCTGGACGTGGCTGTAGCCGTCGAGGTCCACCGGCTTGGTGTCCCGAGCGTGCTCGGCCAGCCGGTCGGCGATCACCGTGCGGTATGCCTCGTCGACGGCGTCGAGACGAGCAGCGACCGGATCCTTGTCGCCGACGGTCCGGCGGCGGTCGGTCGCCCGCATCTCGCGCTCCCGCCACTCGTTGATGAGGTCGGTCGTGCGCACGCTGATGATGAGGTGCCATTCGGCGTCATCGTTGGTTGTCACAGGGTGGTCTCCTTGATCGGTGTTCTGTTGTGACTGTACAGGATTTAGTGGGGGTTATCCACTAGATCGGGATGACCTTCAGCCTCCGGCGCTCGCGCTCGGAGAGCCCGCCCCAGACACCGAAGCGCTCGTCGGTCTTGACCGCGAAGTCGAGGCACTCGACCTTGACCTCACAGCTACGGCAGACCGCCTTGGCGTCTTGGGTCGAGCCGCCCTTCTCGGGGTAGAACATCTCGGGATCGACCTCGGCACATCGCCCACCGTCCCTCCATGTTGTCGCCTCCAGATCCTCGACAAAGACGATCAAGGCCTCTTCGACTCGCTTGTTCTGCAGATGTCCCATATCGTTTGCGCCCCTTCCAAACCCGCAGGTTGCACCCTGTATATCAGGCGAATGACACGGTTGTTACACCGTCAGGCTCTGCGGAGACGAGGTGGGGTAAGTCGTCCCAGAATTGGAGCAGGGAGGGACGGAGTCGCGAGGACATACTCCGCCCCTCCCCGGTCTGGGGTCAGGCCTGCGCCTGAGCCTTGCGGGCCTTCCGGCGAGACGCGGCGAGATCCTTGGCCCGCTGGACCTCGACAGCGGCCTCGGGGTCGTTGTCGATGACCGCCTGGCGAGCCGCCTTGTAGCCCTCCTTGCCGAGGATGGCAGGGCCGCACTTGGTCCCCAAGCCGACACCCTGGCTGACCTTGGATTCGAGCGGGTGGCTGCAGTTCACGCAGAAGCCGGTCGACTTGCCGAACTGGGCGATCTGAGCCGGAGTCATCAGGTGCTCGGGACGCAGGTCGAAGATGACGCCCCGGCCGCTCTCGTAGTCCCAGCCGGTGGCGGTGGCCTTCTTGGCGTACAGGCGCTGGCGATCCTTGGTCAGCTGGACCTGGTAGGCCGCACCGTCGAAGAGGTAGAAGCCCTCCTCGGTGACCTCGACGGCGCGCGAGCGGCGCACCTGGATGCGCGGCTGGAGCTGCAGCCAGTCGATCAGCGGGCTGACGCCCTTGCTGGTGAGCGGGCGGACCTGCAGGTGGTGCAGGACCTGGTTGATCTTGCCGCCGATGAATGGCGCGGTGAGCGCCAGGCCCTGCGGGGCCTCGATGACGCCGTCGGCGATACCGATGGCGACGGCGATCTCGTCGACGCGGTTGCGGTAGGTCGCGACGTCGCTGGCCTTCCAGTCGCGCTCGGCGAGCAGGTTGCGGACGAACTTGATCTGGGGATCGGAGGCATCACGGACGACGGGGCGGGTGGCTGAGTGCGTGTTGTTCGTCATGCCACTTAATATACAGGATTAAGTGGGGTAAGTCAAGGGGTCAGGGGCCGATGGCGATACCGCTGCGGCGCGACTTCAGTTCACGAGCGATCAGCTCAGGCTCGGCCTTGTCGGGGTCCAGATCCAGCAGGCGGCAGAAGGCCTCCCACTTCTGCTCCGGCTGGGCGTCAGGCGACGGCATCGCGATCGTCCTTGTCGACCGACAGCATGGCCTCGATCTCCTCGTGCGACGGACTGAGAACGCCGTCGAAGTAGCGCCGCACGACGCCCACGAGGCGCGCGAAGATCGCACACATTACCTTAGGTCTCCCTTACCACACCAGATATTCCCCCGCAGTAATTCGAAGGACGTACCCAGAGTGTTGCATTAGCAGGACGAAATACTTCGGAGGCAGGGCCGGTCAGCGGCCGCGCAGATACGCCCGACCGGCGGCGGTGATCCGACTGATACGGACCAGGCGACCCCGAGGACCGCCGACCTTGAGCGCGTGGCCGTGAGAGTCGAGCACGAACTCGACCAGCCCCTCGGCGCGCAGATCGCTGCAGCGCTTCCACGCGCCGTCCTCGGAGGTGAGACCGGCCCTGGCCGCCGCGTCAGCGTCGCACAGCGGCCGAGAAGACCCTCGATAGGCCCGGAGCAGCGCGAGGCGCTGAGCGAGGCGTGTGGGGTTGTCGGGAGCTGCGAAGTGCGAGGTCTCGGGATCGGTGGTACGGGCGCGTGGCGGCGTCATCGGGCAACCTCTTTCGGGAAGATCACGTACTGGTCGACGTCGTCGTCCTTGGTCGGAAACTGCTGGATGACCAGCCTGTGCGCCTCCAACAGCCTCTTGATGGCGACCCAGACGGGCTCGTGGACGATCAGCAGATTGCGGGGCGTGAAGCTCTCGGGCTCGGGCGTCGGCTCGGGGAAGGGCACCTCGGGGGTCAGGCAGCCGAGACAGGCTCCGCAGGTGCCGTCGGGACAGGCGCTCATCAGGCAATCCCCAGCTCTCTGGTGATCTGGGCGATCAGCTTCTGGCGCAGCTCAGGCGGGAACGCCGGGTCGGAGGCGACCCTGATCTTGTTCGCCAGCCGCATCTCCTTGGCGATGTCGTTCAGGCGGTTGCCCACGCTGTAGTCGGTCATCAGTACCCCAGCCCCTTCTTCTCTCGCCAGGACCACCAGTAGACGTTGTTGCCGATGCGCCAGGCGAGACCGTTGATCGTTCGCCACCCCACGTCGACCTTGCGGACAGCGCCAGGGCCATGGTTGATGAACACCCGGGGGTACCAGTACGGGTACCGGACCGGAGTCTTGCGCAGCCTCATCAGAAGGCCCCTTCCTTGGTGCGGATCTCGTTGGCCCAGTCGAAGCCCTTGCGCATGCCGTAGCCGGGAATCCGACGACGCAGCGTGCAGACCGGGACGCCCAGGGTCCGCGAGACCTCGGCGTAGGGGCAGCCGTCCTGGAGCATCTCCAGCGCGCGAGACAGCGTCTCCGGCGGCGTCGGCGGTGAGGTGGGCAGCGAGACCCCGGCCCGGCGGCGGATCCGGCGCACAGAGCGCTCGGCGATCCCCAGCTGGTCAGCGATGGCCACGCCGGACATGCCCTGCCGCGTCAGCTCGACGACACGAGCCGCGCGCTCGGCGTGATCGTCCATCAGCTCTCGTCCTTGGGCAAGCCCCACAGCGCGGCGTGCTCGGCGAAGATCATGACCTCGCCGGTGTCGACGTTGGCGATGCCGTCGGCAATGCGCCCGAGCATGTGGGGGCCACCGGCGACGTCGTAGAGCACGTAGACCCGCTGGCCGGGCAGGTCCTCCCAGCCGTTCACACCGCCGATCTTCATCATCGTGCGGATGAAGTCCAGCCCGTAACCGCTCTTGAAGACCCGTTCGCCCCGCTCCTGGTCCCACTCGTCGAAGCCCCGAAGCCCGACGGTCGTGCCGCCGCCGGGGCGCGAGCAGTTCAGACCGGCAGAGAACAGGTGGTCCCCCTCGCCCAGGCTGGTGGAATCGATCTTCATCAGCTGGGCCTGATACTGCCGACCGTTGTGGTCGATCGTGACGTTGAGCATCGGTCTCCTTGGTTGTCGGTCGTTAGTGGGGCTGGTGGATTCGAACACACCTGGCAGGACTCGCCGCCCTGCTTTGTCCACGCCCGCGTCCGAGCACCCCTGGCGGCTTGAGGGTCATGACTCCCCAGGTACCGCCCCACGGCCGAAGCGTCTTCGACCTAGTGAAGGAGGGTGGATTCGAACCACCAACCAGACGTGCGAGTCGAGGTGATCAAGCCTCGTCCTCAGCGCGCGCCGCGCACGTCCCGCTCTGCCCATTGGAGCTACTCCCTCATGGTGCGGGAGCGCCGCATACACGACGGCACTCCCGCTATTCAGTTGTTGGCGATCTTTCAACCTCCCGACCAGCCCCCTGCAGTAAAGGGTGCGCTACATCCCGAGGCTGGTTGCGCAGCTCTACTACAGCAGACGACGCTTCTCGCGGATGAAGGCCGAGTAGTTCGCGGCGCTCTCGGCGACGTCGGAGATCGCGTCGACGATGTCGTCGACCTGGTCATCGGTGGGGTGGTAACCAGACCTGATCGCGCGTCGCGCCTGGTCGGCCCGAGTCTTCGCATTCTCGAAGCGCCGGTAGAGCCGGGTGAGTTCGGCATTCAGCTGCTGCTCCGCCAGGTTCGACGCCGTGCTGTCGACCGGGTACAACAACGCTCCCGACCAGCCCCCGAAGTGGCCGATCGAGTCGTCGGTGGTGAAGGACTCGCGCCGCCAGCGGATCTCGTAGCCGACCGTGCCGGGCGTGCCGTTCTTGCGGTGGCCCACGAGGTCACGCTTGAGGATGCGGTCGAGGACGACCGTCTCGATCTCGATCTCTCGCTTGGCGCTCCATCCGCCGCCTTCGGTGATCCTGAGCAGCTCCGCACCGGGCTTCACCCAGTCGGGCAATTCGTCGTCGCGATCGAGATTGAGCACAGCGGTCTCCTTGGTGTCGGTCATGGCCCTGAACCCTACAGGATCAGGCGTAGTTTGTCAAACCACGAGCCAGAGGATGAACAGCCCGATCGCGATGGCGACGCCGAGCCACAGGACCGCGCCCCAGAGCTGTCGGCGATCGACAGGGTCCGGGTCCGGCGTCAGGTCCCCCACCTCAGCCGACCTCCAGGCTGAACAGCGTCTGGCCGTCAGAGACGTCCTTCTCGAAGACCACAGTGACGCACAGGCCATCGAGGTTGGCGGGCACCACCTCGCCGCCGAAACGCTCCTCCAGCGCCTTCTGCAAGCGAGCGCCGACAGCATCGGCGGCCTTGCGCGGCCCGCCGTCGGGGTTGGTGTAGGCGAGATCGACTCGGCCGAGGGTCTTGGTGGTGCTCACGGAGGTCTCCTTGGTGGGTGTGGGTGCCCACGGCCAGGTGCGGCCGTAGATGTCGGCGTGCGGCCCGTCGTGGCCGTAGCCGGGAGCGAGGGCCAGCTTGATGCAGTACAGGGACGGATCTTTCGGGCTAGAAGTCCCGCAGAGGTCCCAGGACACGTCGCGAGCAACACGGCGCATCGTCCGGCGGACGTTGCGACAGCCTGACGTGGCATTGCAGGCGAGAAGGTGTCGGCCGTTCTCGAAGACGGGGTGCAGGTCATAGGACTTACGCATCCGCTGGCAGCGGTCGCACCTCTGCTTGGCCTGGCTCATCGCCCCAGCTCCCGGTGCCACGAGGTGTGGAGGTCGACGTTGCTGACCGACGCCCCACAGAGGCTGCACGACGAGCCCTGGGGCGGCAGCGGTGTGTACTCGACCAGGAGTTCGTTGGTCGCGGCGGTCGCCCCGGTCTGCGGGTGCTCGCGCAGCCACCCCTCGAAGATCTGGCGACGCTTGGGGTCGTCCTTACGCAGCTCGGCGACCGGGCCCGAGCCCTTGATCCGCTGGTCGTAGCGGCTGGCCTGCTTGAGCGAGCCGCCGGGGTGGAAGTCGGCGGTGAGCATGAACGGCCCGCGCTGGAAGGTCGTGCGGTTGTTCGTGAAGTTGCCCTTACGAACGATCCAGCCCTTGGCGCTGCCGTACTTCTCCAGCGCCTCTCGGGCGCTCTCGCGCTGGCCGGTCTTGGTGGTCACAGGTGGTCTCCTCGTTAACGCATCAAAGCGTTGATGGCCAGCATCTCCAACAGGTCGGCGGCCGTCTGCAGTCGCAGTTCGACATCGGCTCCGGGGTTGCGGATGATCTGGACCTGCCTCCGCACCTCTTCGATGTACTGCTGACGCGGATCGGTCAGGAAGATCTGGTGCTGCTCGACAGAAGGGGCCGAGTAGCTCGTGGTCGGCTCGTGGCCCTCTGGCATGGTCATCCGCAGGTCGCGTCGCTGTAGCCGTAACGGGAGCGGTCGTCCGACGCCTGGGCCACGATGACGCCGTCCTCGAAGATCGTGCACGAGACGTAGCCGCCGTTGTAGTCGGTGACCGAAGCCCAGACCGACTCGCCATACTCACCGACGACGATGTCCTGGTAGATGCACATGACCTGGCCGTTCTGGCTGACCTTGCCCTCGACCAGGCGGGTGTTCTCACGATTGATCTCGCCGCCGTAGGCGTTGGTCCAGCTGACATCGACGGTCGCGCCGTTCTCCGAGCACAGCCACTGGCGGACACTGGCGTAGTCATCGACGATCACCGCCTCGGCCGGGGCGACGCCGAAGACGGCGAGCGGGGCGAGGGTGGCGGTCACGCCGATCGACGCGAGCAGGGTGCGGAAGGACATCGTGGTCTCCTTGGTGAGTGGTGTGAAATTAACTATAGGTTGGCTATAGGGAGTTTGTCAACTCACCAGGCGACGCCGACCTTCTCGGCCAGCGCCTGCCGGATCAGCTTGCGCCCCAGACGAAAGGCCTGACCGGGCGACATGACCAGCTCCTCGGTGAAGGGCACGACCATGATCACCAGACCCTCGTCGTCGCCCTTGCCGCCGACCACGTAGACGAGATCGGGGTCCATCACCGGTGCGTACCCCAGCTGCTCGGGAGCTGCTGAAACAGGCCGACGGAGTCATTGGAGTTCGAGCGCGGGTTGCGCTGACAGTGCCCGGCGTGACTGCTCTGGCCGGTCGTCTCCTCGTTCATGTCGAGACCGGCGAGGATCGGAATCTGTCGGCCGCAGTGCGGGCACTCCTGATGGATCAGCGAGAAGAAGTCCTCGCGGTACTGCTCGACGTCGTCGGTGTCGCTCACGACGTCGCCGCCGCTGCGGCACGCACCGCTTCGAGATCGATGGTGCCGTCCTCGCGGTAGGTGATCGCCTCCGGCGGCACGCCGAACAGCTCGGCGAGGATGTCGAGGTCGATGGCCACGATCTGGGACTGGTGCGCCATGAGGGCCCTTCCGCCGGAGTGCTCTAGCTCACACATACGAGACCACTGACAAGCACTGCGGAGCAAGGCGGCGCGCTGTTCGGCCATCGATTGCAGGGGATAGGCGGACTCCACAAACTCCCACACGATCACCTTCTCGCGGCGGAACAGCTTGCGACGGACTCGCGCCCGCTGCAGCTCCAGCACGGTGCGCTCATAGACGCCGTTCCACCGGCCGACGATCCGGAAGCCGTCGGGCAACGGCTCCTTGTCAGTCGTCGTCGTCATCGTCGGCATGCTCCTCGTCGTTGTGCTCCTCGGCCTCTCGACGAGCGGCCTCTCGGCTGTCGAAATCCTCGCTGTACCACTCGCACTTGTCGCACGAGGCGAAGTAGAGGACGTTCTCCTCGACCCGCGCGCTCATCGGGTGAACCTCTTGGCATTCATGACGGTCAGTTTACAGGATTTGAGTGGCTTTGTCAAAGTGATCAGTCATCCTGCTCGGGGTAGTACTTGTCGAGGTAGACGTTGGTGTGGCGCTCGAAATGCGGCCACTTGTTCGCCTTGTTCTTGCCCTTGTCGCACGGACGCAGGCTGATGCACATGATGTCGGGTGTGGCGTGGCACTTCGGGCACTCGCGCGGCAGGGCGTCGACCAGGGCATCACGCAGCTGCCTCTGAGCCTTCTCCTTCTGGGCCAGAGTCGCCTTGCGGCGACGCTTCTGCTCGGCGACGTCCTCAGGCTTGCAGTAGTGCGAGACCAGCACCAGACCATAGACGGTGGCCTCCCCGCTGGGGCTGGGGCGGCTGTAGCCGTGGGTCGAGAACAGGACCACAGCCGCCTCGCCGTTCTGCTCCAGCGGCGGCATGAACTTGCCGTTGGACGAGATCCGCCAGAAGACCTCCTGGCCGCACTCGCGGTGCCAGCCTCGCTTGACCTCGTCCACCCAGCTACTCCTGGTCGATGACGTCGAGCACCTTGTCGCGCAGCTGCTCGATCCAGGTGATCATCGGCGTCGGCTCATGGTCGGCCTCCAGCTGGGCCAGCTCCTCGGCGAAGATCGCCTTGATCATCTCGCGAGGCGTCTCGTTCATCGGGGACCAGCCGCCCGCAGCAGGGCGGCACGCTGGCGCGCCGGGATCTTTCGGATGCCCATCTCGTCGAGATCGGACAGCACTCGGGCCAGGGAGATGCCCATCGTCTCGGCGATAGCCTCCGGCTCCAGACGATCGATCTCCGAGAGCTGGCCCACCTTGATCTGCCGACGCGCCTTGTCGCGGTCACGCTCGGTCTGATCGCGCTTGTTCCGGGTCTCGGGGGTGCTCTTCCCCCGGCCCTTGGGCTCGATCTTGTGGATCAGGGTGTGCCGGTGCTTGGCGGTCACTGGGGCTCGGTCCTTTCTTGGGTCGGCAGGGATGCCAGTGGTCGGAGGAGTGGTCGTTCGGTAGGGCGCAGGGGGAGCACTCGAAGGTCCAACCTTCTCGCAAAGCGCTGGGCCGGTGCCACGTATTTGTGCACAGCTCGTTGCAGGGCTCGTCCTCGTCGTCGATGTAACTGGCCTCCATGGTCATGGAGTCGAACGCGAGCCCGCAGAGATCGCACCGGAAATAGTCCGGATCTCCATCGGTCTCGCGCCCACACGCGCCGCACTCGGGGTAGGAGGGCTGGGCCTCGGGCAGCACCTTTTCGACGGTCTCGCGGGTGAAGAAGGGCGAGGGCGGGAGGTCGACCCGCTCCGGCTCGGGGAACAGGCCATCGGCCGTTTCGTCGCTCACTGCGGAACGTACCCCTCGGGATGGCCGATCACATGCACCCTGTCGTGGTCGCGGGCGTCCAGGTAGGCGTTGATGATCTCGGCGGTGAACTCTACGGTCAATCGGTCGGGGGGCTTGGACAGATCGTCCTGGGCGATGTAGGCGGCCTCGATCAGCGCCGGGCTCGGGTCGTCGGCGACGGCGGGCGGCACCGTGATCGGCCGCCGCTCCAGGTTGGTCGCGTGGTGACCGTAGACCCCGTCCTTGCCGAAGTCGACGTTGACGATGCCGGTGACCGGGTCGACGAGGGCGACAACGCCGTTGCCGAAGTCGGGGTGCAGATCCCTGAGGTGGACCTCTTCACCGACCTTGAACTGACACGCCATCACGCCACCTCCGAAGCAACAGCGGTGACGCGCACCGGTCCGAACCGGCGCAGCACCTCCTCCCACTGGAGGTAGGTCTTGCCGCCGATATAGGTCTTCCACTCACCGTGCCGAGTCCGGCTGAAGTGCAGCCGGATGTCCGGGTCACCATCCAGATCGATATGCCCCTCCATGTCGGAGGCCCAAACCATCGACTCGACACCGAGGACGTTCATCGGCTCGGCCGCGCCCATGTCGAGGATCTCGCCCTCGCGCGTCACGCGAACACCTCCCAGGGCAAGACACCACGACGCACGACGCACGAGCGACGGTAGGCGCTGTCGCCGAGACCGATGTCCATCTTCTGCGAGTCGTGCATCTCCTGGGCGTGCTCGAAGTCCTCGGCCTCGTAGATGACCGGCGTCCACAGAGAGTCGTCGCTGCGGTCGCCGTCCTGCCCGCCGTCGAAGCGCTCGACATACTGGCCGAACTGAAAGGGCCCGTCCATGCCGGTGGCCGACAGTATCCCCTCACGGATGGCCCGCGTCTCCTGGTCGCCGCGTGCGCGAGTGACGCTGAACTCGCTCATCGGTCCAGCTCCTTCAGTACCGAAGCGAGGGCGTCCCGGACAGAGCCGCCGCTGTTCAGTCGGCCCATGTAGGCCTCCACCGCATGGTCGAGCCGCTGCTCGGCCTTCCTGGCCTCATCGTGCCGACGCTGGACGTCCTGCTCGTGCGTGTCGATGAGGGTAAGAACCGCACCCCGGACGTCGTCGCCGAAGTCCGCGTCAGACGCCCCCAGCTCCTTGTCGGTGAACAGGCCGAACCAGTCACGCACGAAGTTGGCGTGCTCCAGGTCGTCGCGCTCGGGTTCGGGAAAGTCCTTCTCGGCCAGATCGAGCGGGAACCACGAGTTCTTGAAGGCCGACGCCGAGAAGGTCTGCTCGTGGTGGCCGTCGAAGAGGTTGAACATGTGATACCGGTCCTTGTCGTCCCGGAAGATCAGCCGACGCTGGCTGTCGGTCCACACACGGATCTCGTTGTCGGACATCAGTTGGTCTCCTTGTTCTTCATCTCGGTCACTCGGACGGGGCCGAACCGGCGCACCAGCTCCGGCCAGTCGACAATGCTCTTGCCGCCGAGGCGGTACATCCAGCCGTGAGTCAGCCGAGTGAAGGTGAGCAGCTTGTTGGTCTCGTCCTCCAGGGCATCCTCGGCCGCCGCCGGGCCAACGAACGTGGGGCCATCGCCCCAGCCGTAGTTGATCCAGGACAGCGACTCGACGGCGAGCACGCCGATCGGCTCGACGTCCTCGACGTCGTAGACAGCGGCCAGCGCCGACACCCTCGGGCGCTCCATCCACTTCAGGATCTTCGAGCCCTTGTCGGCCTCGCCGGGGCGGATGTGCTCGGCGATGATGTCGCGCGGCCCGCCGACGATGTCGGCGCTGTGGATCCGGGACGAACCGAAAGCGCTGTACGAGCTGGTCATGGTCACGGTGATGACCGTGCCCTCGCGCTCGAAGGTCCAGACGGACTGGTGTGCCGCGTCCGAGAGCGTGTCCTTCCAGCCGGACCGCTGTGCGCCCATCCGGACGCGATCGATGTCAGCCACGGTGGTCTCCTTGGTCGGTGGTGGTTCGCCCTTGACTATACAGGATTTGAAGGCATTTGTCCACTCAGTCGTCGAGGAGCTGGCGGTACCCACCGGGGGAGTAGAACGACTCGACGCCGTCCAGCCACTGGCCGTTGCGGTAGTCGAGGGTGCCCGCGTAGACCTTGTCGCTCTCGTCTCCGGTGAGCCGACGCTTCGGGCACTGCGTGGTCGTCGCGCCCTCAAAGGACCCGCAGACCGAGCAGGCGAACAGCCCGCCATCGCAGAACATGCAGGGTCTGCCGTCGTCGTGATCGTCGGTGCAGACCAGATCGACGTGATCGAATGGCAGGCCGCGCTTGGCGGCGGCCTCGCCCATGGTCTCAGCCATCAGAGGAGCGCCGACCTGATGAACTTCGCGCCGTGCTGCTCCATCCACTGCTGGATGTAGGCGACCTGGTTGGGCCGGGCTCGCACGACGAAGACCGAGTCGAGCAGCCCCTTGTACTCGGTCCAGTCGGACTCGGAGACGTCGAGCATCGCCCGCACCCTGCGCCGGAACTTGATCCCGGCGGTGATGTCGAAGGTCGTCCGGGACACCTGCGAGTCGTCGACGAGGCGGACCACGTTGTCGTTGTCGCTCATCGGCCGGACAGCCATGCGATGAAGTCGGTCACGACGAAGACGAAGGCATCGATCAATTCAAACATCATTCTCTCTTCTCTACAGATTGACTACAGGTTTTGTCAACGCCAGTGAGCCTCAAGCGCGCAGGTGTCGGAGCACACCACGAACACCCGGTGCCCCTTGCCGACAGTCCTGATCGACTGCATCTCGGACCGGCGACGATCGACGCCGCACATCTCGCAGCGACACAGGGTGTTTGGGGGAGACTGGACGGCCTCAATGCCTCGGAGCGGCTTGACGCCGACCTCCTTGCGGATCTCCTCGGCCATCTTGTCCAAGCTGTCGAGCTTGGCCCTGAGGTTGGCGAGCGAGGCCTGGTTCTTGGTGTCCTGAGCCTCGAACAGCTGCTTCTGGATGCGTTTCTGGGCCAGCTCGACGGACTCCAGCGCCACGTCGTCGCCGACCTTGTGTGGAGCAAGGGCTTGGCGCACCGAGCGGCCGTAGATCCAGCCGCAGCGGCTGCAGTTCTCGCGCATCCCCGCAACCGGCAGGGTCTTGGTCTCGCAGCGCTCGCAGTACTTGGACCCCGGCGACTTGCTCTCCAGCTTCTGGGCCTGATTGACCCGATGCAGCTTCTCGCGACGCTGCTTGCGCACCTCCGCCTCCAGCCGGAACTTGAAGCTGAACAGCATGTTCTTGTCCCCGCGCTCAGTCAGCCCCTTCAGCTCCTCGCGCGCATGGTCGGCGACGACGGCGTCGGCCGCCGTCTCGGCGATCAGGTCCTCGATCTCGGAGACCAGTTGGGCCATGGACTTCTTCTCGGCCTCGCGCTGTTTCTTCTCGATCTCGCGCTCTTCGCGCCACTCCTGCAAGGTGCCTTCGCCCACCCGCCGGACGTACTGGCCCGGGTCGGCCATCCACAGCTCGTGCTGCCAGTCGAAGGACTCCCGAGCGCCCTCGGCCTCCAGGGCCAGCTGTTGGTTCTGCTGCTCGATCACCGCATTGCGCACGAGGTTGACCTTGCGGTGATGCACGAGCATTCCTACCGCCGCCGTGGGCACCACCGCGATCGGATAGACCCACCAGCCCAGCTCGATGTCGGTCGTCGCCGACAGGACGAAGTCGACGCCGAGCATGACGCACGAGGAGAACAGGAAGATCCAGAAGTAGGCGAGCGGGGAGGGCATCCAGAGCAAGATCGGCTTCCTGGTGGACATCGGCTCGGTCCTCTCGGTCTTGTTCTCTGCGGGGGCGGAGACAGCATTTTCGCGCGCTCCGTCGAAGGCGGATTTGATCTGGAAGGCCTCACAGATCATTTCTCTCTCTCGATCGGCCTCCCGACGGGCCTTCAGGTAAGTACCGACCATCGTCAGAACGCTAATCGCCGTCGGCGCGACGAGAATCATCAGCGTCAGCGATATCCCCTCTTCGAGGGTGGGGATCACTTGCCGGACTCCATGTCGAGCAGCTCGTGCCAGGTGAAGTGGACGGGGTCAGACTCGGACCCGAGACAGCGATAGCACTCGTCGGCCTCGATCTGCGGAGTGTCGACATATCGATGTCGGTCGCGGTCCCCCATGCAGTACACACTACAGGATTACTACAGGGTTTGCAACACAAAGACGGCCCTCCGAAGAGGGCCGTCGGGCCGCCAGTCCCGGAGGAACGACGGCGGGGCTATGCGTCCATCCTAGTACTCGGCCAGGATGATCAGCACCTCACCGAGCGTGAGGTCTTGCCAGAGGATCGTCTTGACGAGGTACTCGCAGTCGTCGTAGTCGACATACTCGCCCACCCGGGGCAGCTGGTAACCGTCGGGGCACTCCTGCTCGTGGAACTCGGGATGGGCGGGCTTGGGCTCGACCTGGATCTGCCACGTGACCTTCACGGGGTCTCTCCCTCCGGCTTGCGCCCGTAGTGAGCGAGCTGGTCGACCGGATCGCCGTCGGCGAGCATCTGATTGATGGTGTCGAGCACCTCCTCGTAGGACTCTTCGAGGTAGAACCACGCCCCCGACCGCAGGTGGATCGTGGCCTTGCCCGACTTCGGCCGCCGGACGATGGCCTCGATCTGGGGCAGCACGATGCTGACCTTGCGCCGGTCCTTGGGCTTGCGCGCCTGCTCGGTGAACTCGATGGCGATCACGACGGCGCTCCGTCCCGCAGCTCGGGCTCGGGGTTGTTGACCGGCGGCGCGTAGTTGCCGAACTTCAGGTCGATGACCCGCTGGCGGACGGCACAGTCCTTGGCCTCGACGAGCTTGCGCAGCGCCACCGACAGCTCGGGCCCGTCGCCCAACTGCTCGATCAGCAGGTCCTTCAGGTCGGAGAAGGGCTTCGAGGTCTCCTGCAACGTGCGCGGCAGGTGCTCGTAGGCGAACAGGCTCGCCAGATGGACGGTGCCGGGATGGCGGTCGGGCACGGGATCTCCTGGAGGTAGTTGGGGCTGGCGCTTGAGTCCGAAGGCGAGGCGGCGGATGGTCACTGGTCGCCCCGGACGATGCCGAGGCGCTTGACGGCCCCGGTCGGTGCGACGGGCGCGTTCGGGGTGGCCTCGATCATCGAGGTCACGTACTCACCGACCTTGCCCATCAGCTCGAAGACCTGGCCCGGATTCTCTCGCGCACGGAAGTCGAGACCGCTCGCGAGCGAGATCAGCGAGCCGATCGTCGACTGGTCGTCGTCGTTCAGGTACGTGTAGGGCGAGAGGGCGGAGATCTGGTCAGGCCGGAGATAGAACTCGTCGTCGTTCGGGTAGATGGTGTGCAGGGTGATGAAGTGAGTGGTCACAATCCGATCTTCCTGTAGGCCCTACGAGTGGTCAGCCACCCCGCGCGCTCCCAGACGGCGAAGGGGTGGTTCTTGAAGGGGTGGTGGTCGCCGTAGCGTTTGCGGATGACCCAGACTGTCTCACAGTCGTCGCACATCCACGTGTCGCCGTAGCTGCCGTCGGGAATCGGCGGGCCGACCGGCACCGGCTTGCGCCGGTTGGGCCCGGAGTCTCGGTGACCGAGCGGCGGCCGCGCCTTGCGGCGGTACGTCGGCGGCTTGCATGGGTGCTTCTCGGCCGCCAGAGGGCGCTTCTTGATCCAGGTCACGAAGGCTCCTGCTCTACACGGAAGGTGCCGCTGGTCGGCAGGTTATCTCGATCGAGACCGAACCTCTCGCAGGGACAACCCTCTCCGTCCCACATCGGGCACAACTCCTGGTCACAGGCGCTCACAGCACCCCCGCCTGGTTGCGCTCCTGGAGATCCTCGATGGCATCGGTGAGCGGGCCGGTGAGGCTGTTCTCGTCCACGATGGCCAGGATCTTGTTCTGCGGGCGCGGGTTGGTCATCGCGCTCTCGATGTACTTGGTCGGGTCGGAGGTCTCGGTGTAGCCGCCCCGGGCGAAGTAGATGCGGAAGTACATCAGGTCTCCTCGATGGTCAGCTTGCCGCCGTGATTGACGCCGGTGACGATCTCAATCTGGAGGTATTCGGTCCCGGCCGGGACCGACCCCTTGCCGTTCGGGCCCTGCCACCAGGTCGGGTTCCAGTGCTTGTCGTAGGAGACCATGCGCATGGCTGTGCGCCGGTGTGCGCCCCGTTCTTTCATCTTGGGGAAGAACTGCTTCCACCGTGGGAGCTGTCCGCTGCTCATACGCGCGGCCCCACGAGAGCGGTGTCCCAGTAGTACTTCAGGCGCGCCAGCGCCATCTCCTTGGCGGCCTCGACGTCGCCCTTCTCGATCATCGCCGACGCGTTGATCGAGTTGCCGTACACCGGGTGCGTCTCAGACAGAGGGTGCGAGGCGTGGATCCAGACGCTGTTCTTGTGGCCGGTGTACTCGCGGTAGGTCACGCCGTCGATCCAGCGCTCTCCGGGCTCGACCTTCAGCAGCTGACGCAGGGTGCCGATCAGCTCCTGAGCGGCCTGCTTGTCGCCGTCCTTCGCGCCGAGAAACAGCCGCGTCTCCTGGTTCTCGATGACGCCACGCATGTCGGCGCGCAGCTTCGCCTCGGTGTCCTCCATCAGCCCCTTCTCCGGTTGGTCTCACGCGGCAGGGCGCGCATGTGCAGGTCGGCGGCGAACCCCATGAGGATGGAGTCGGCCGCCCGCTGTGCGCGACGAGCGGGTGCGGCCTCCTTGCGGAGCTGACGCCCGCGACTTCTCTTCTCTCCCATGAGATTGACTATACCCTAACTATAGGGTTTTGTCCAGCTGCTCGTCGTCCTCTTCGCGCCGCCACAGGATGCCGTCGTCGTCGATGTAGCGGCCGGTCGCGTTGCGCACGCGCGTGGCGCGGTCGGCGGCGCGCATCTTCTCCTGGGCGACCCGGCGGCTGCGGAGACCGTAGAGATTGGCACCGGCGTACATGAACGCCGAGGCGATGAAGCCCCACTGTCCGGTGGCAGCGCCGTAGGTGAACCACACCACCTGCAGCACGATCGACCAGCACCGGGCCGAGCCAGTGCATGGGGAATCGGAAGACCAGGAACAGGCCGAACGCGCCGAGCACGGTGAGCGCGATAGACCACCAGGGATTGATCACTGTTGGGCATCCTCGTGGTCGTACAGCTTCACCTGGGGCTCAGCCATCGAGACCCTCCGCATCAAGGATCAGGCCGGTCACGCGAGCACCGAGCAGGGTGCGCCAGGCGTTGTCGAGAGACTGCCAGTAGTCCATCTGAGAGCGCAGGTGATCGACCTCGGCCGCGTAGTCGGCCGGGATGTCCGGCTTGGCCTTGCGGTGAGCGATCCAGTGCCCGGCCATCTTCGAGGTGAACTCGTCGAGTTCGACGCTCAGCAGCTCATCCATTCTTCGCACACTCCCCTTCGTGTCCACGCAGCAGCGTGCACTTGTCGTAGCTGTGACCGTCGACCCACCGATCGCAGGTGCCGAAGTAGTCCAGCGCCTGACGCCGCAGATGCTGCAGGTCGATGATGCGCTGGCCGATCTGATACACGATCTCCTCGACCGACTGGCGTTGGTCGCGCTGGGGCAATCCTCCCAGCACAAGCCCGATCGGCCGTCCGTTGTTGAGCACCTGGTGCGCGCGCTGCAGGTTGTTGTGCATGCGCTCCTGGTCGGACACCTCGGAGGGCAGTATCTCCTGAGCCCGGGCGTCGGCCTTGAGTTCGTCGAGCTGCATGGTCATGTGCTGCTTGAGCTGGATCCGCCGCCACAGGTCGGAGAGCGCGGACTCGTAGTCCTTGGTCTCGTATCCAGACAAAGGGGAGGTGTGCAGCTCGGTGACCGGGTCGTAGTAGTAGATCATCGAGGACGGGCCGAGGTTCTTGGGGTCCTCGACGTAGCGCATCTCCAGACGGACGCGGACCTCATTGGGCATGTGGCCCTCTTTGGCGGTCACGACTGAAGGTTTCGGTGCCAGAACGTGATCGCCTCGCGCACGCCGCCCAGGCCTTCGTTGTCCATGGCCCAATCCACCGCAGGCCCCTGCTGAGAGGTAGACATCCCCGCCCGGTAGAAGAAGTCGCCCAACGCCTTGCGTATGGTGGCCCGGCTGATGCGCTCGCCCCTCTCATGGAGCAGCCGAGAGAGCAGCGGCTCCGTGGCCTGCTCGCCGCGAGAAGTGAGCGAGCTGATCACCACATCCAGCTCATCGTCGCTCAGACTGACGTTGGTCATGGGGTCTCCTTGTCTTCGGGCTGCCCGAACACCTCGTCGAAACGCCATCGCGCGCATGCGTCGTCGGACAGAGCCGGGCGAGGAGGAACGGGCGGGATGTACTCGTCGTAGCGTCGAGGCGGGGTCATCAGTGCCTGGACGTAGCTGAGCAGGTAGTTCCGCTGGTGGGGGATGAGGGTGATCGCGTCGGGCACCGTGTGGATGGTGCGCCACCCGTAGAGCTGACGGCGCGTGCTGATCGTGCGCCGGGTCGGGCCGTGCTGCTGCAGCTCCAGGCGGAACGCGTTGTGCCTCGACGACCAGCGATCGACGATGCGCAGGTGGGCCGGGATCTCCCCGTAGGGCCAGCGATCGCTCACCGCAGCACCTCCAGCTCGTCGGGCCGGTAGGCCATCTCGTAGCCGAGATCCCACTCGACGAACACCGTGGTGTTGCCGACGTAGCGCACCGTGCCCTCTTCGGAGCCGAAGCGGGCTCCCGCGATCTTGACCCGCGCCCCCAGCTCGATCACAGGATCCCCTCGTAAGTGCCGTCCGGAGCCCACGATGCCCAGCAGTCGCGGCAGATGTTGCCGTCCCCGGTCAGGCCAGTGTGGCGAGCCTTGTTCGGCCCGACGTCGCCGGTGCGCAGGTTGCAGCTGTGGTTGCCCTTGGTCAGCGAGAAGCCGCAGCGCCGACAGAGGTCGGGATGCGGAATGGACACCTCGTAGGCGTGCGTCGGGGCGTCGCGCACCTTCACGCATGAGCACCCTCGGTCGGAGGTGTCGGGCCACTCGGCGTCGGGCTCGACAAGGTCGGCCGGGGCCTCCTGCCGGATGCGCGACCACAGCTCAGCCAGAGCCTTCTCGATCGCCGGAGTCTGAAGAGAGTGGTTCTGAACAACCGCCGAGTCCAGCTTGGAGACCGGATCGTGGTAGTAGAAGAGCTGATCGGCGAGATGGTCGGCATACTCAAACACCCGATCGTCAACGTAGCGCCGGATCTCCAGCCGGTCGCGGACTTCCTGGGGCATGCGCGTCTTCTCAGCGCCTGCGCCGATCACGGGGATGTCGGCCGAGGACTCGGGCCAGTTCTGCTCGATGGCACGCTTCGAGGCCTGCAGGTCCAGCTGGATCGCCTTGGTGCGCAGATCCTTGGACAGCTCGGGGAACTCGTGGGCGCAGGCCTTGGCGTAGGCGAACAGGGCCTGCACCGTGTAGGGGTCGCTCTCGTCGAGCACGAAGGTCCAGCCGACCTCCCGGCCGTCGCGACGCGAGACGTCGTAGCGATGCTCCAGTCCGGTCACGAGAAGAGCGCCACCGTTGCGCCCACAGTCTTGTGGTTGGCCTGCAGGAGGTCGCGGTAGCCGTACAGCAGGTCCTTGATCTCGCCGCCGGGGAGATCGACGAGCACAGCGTCGAGACGCGTGATCTGAGCTTCGATCGCGGCGAGGGCGGGCGAGGGTGCGTTGTCGGTCATGAGAATCATCCTACAGGATCGCTATAGGGTTTGTCAACCCTCGGGCTCGTAGTGCTGGATCTCGCGCTTGAGTGCGCGCAGCCGGTCGCCGCCCATGTAGTGCGCGTCCGAGCCGAAGGGGTTGACCTCCCCAGCCCACTCGCCGTCACGAAACAGCGGGTGCCCCTGCCACCACTCGTCGCTGCCGAACACGTGCTCGCTGACGTAGGGCTCGATGGTGCGCGGCGGCGAGCTGACGTGACCGAGCTTGGCCCGGATGGCGTCGGCATCGAACTCGGTCTCGCCCTCGGGCTTGATCGCCACGCCGTCGTGAGGGTCGGCGTCCGGACCGAACTGACCGAGCCCGTAGTACGGCTCGTCTCCAGCGCGGAGCGCGAACTCGGCCACCGGCCCGAGGTAGCCGCCCTTGGCCATCACCTCGTGCGTCCGCTCCATGAAGCCCGGGTTGTGGTCGACCGGCGTGGTCGACTCGGCAGACCAGCTCGCGCCGACCGTGGTCGACGTGATCGGAGTTTCGTCACACTTTTCGTCACGCGTCTCTTCGAGGGCGGTGATGACGTCCCGCAGCAGGCCGGTCAACGTCTTCCCCTGAAGAGCGGCCTCGGCCTTCCATCTCGCATGGAGGTCGCGCGGAAACGGGAATCGTGCGTAGTCTGCCAT